TTCATGCTGCAATAGAAGCCATCCATCGTGCATTATTCTTTAAATATCAAAAAGTGTTTGTATTATCACCAACCGATAATCAAGCAAAAGAACTTGCAGAAACCATTTCCGGTATGATAGAACGTTCAGCACTTATCGAACAAGAAATCAAAGTCGATAACAGACTGGAAAAAAAATTCTACAATGGCTCTCGTATTGTAATTCGTACCGCTGGTGGACGTGGAAATGTATCATCCATTATCGGTTCCGGTACTCATTTACTAATTTTAGACGAAATTCAAGATATACCAGAAGAACTAATTTATAAAGTTATCCCAGTTATGCGTGGTCAAAAAGGATTCTCAAAAATGATAATGGCCGGCACCCCAAGGGATAGAAGTGGTTTCTTATATGAATCCCTTGAAAATGCACCTTACATTTGGGATAATGGGGAAGAAAAATATTTAGAAGGTAAAACTGGTACTTTTCACGTATATCGTAAGCAAACAGCATATCTTGATGATGATGATAATATCATCAAATCTGGCACACCACGTATTACTATTGAGGAATTAAAAGAGGATATGGAGAATATGCCACTTGTACAATTTAAGCAAGAATATTGTCTTGATTTTATGTCAAGTGTATCCGATGTATATTCTGAAGATTTAAGAGATGCAATTTTTTATCATCCAGAGCAAAATGTTGATTGGGGTACACGTAAGCCAGTTGTTTATGGATTAGATATCGGTAAAATGAGAAATGAAACTGTCTTAACAATAGGCGAAGTCATACCAGCGCCTAAACCAGAAAATCGTTCCTATAAAAAAATTGATGTAAAATGGTACAAGCAATGGCCTTTAGGAACCGAATACGAAGAAATTGAAGACTACGTTGCTTATGAATTGCCTACTTACTTTCCTCATATCGTGCGTGGCGTCATAGATGCAACCGGCGTTGGAGAAGCAGTTTACGAAGCAATTGAACATCGTATACACAAAAGTGGCCATACATATCCTACAGAGCCTTATAAATTTTCCAAAGAAAAAAAGAAGGATATTGTTGAAGGTGGTGTGGCGTCATTAGAAAGGGGTCAAGTAAAAATAGCATATAATAAACGTTTAGATGTAGAGATGGGCGGATATAAACGTGAAATCACCGACAACAATAATTTAGTATACAAGAAAACATCCGGTAGTGATGATTACGTAGACTCATTAAATTTATTGCTTTATAATATCACACTTGGAATTCAAGTTTCACCCCCAGTTGCATTAACTGGAGTATCAAAAACTCTTTCACAAAAAATAGGAGAGAATCAATCATGGCAAAAAACATCAAAGCCAAAACCAAAGAAAAAGAAAATAATCAACAGTATGAGAAGAAGACTTTAACGTCCAAAGATATTACCAAACATCCACAACCAGCATTAAACAAGGTATATCAATTTGCAGCAGATGTTAAAAAACATAAGGAAACACAATATACCCAAAACTTTTCTTCATATAATGATATTTATGGAGCAGAAGACCTTGATTATGATTTGATTGATGGATTATATCATTCCACTATTCTTAATCGTGTGATTAAAAAAATATCTTCAGACGCTGTACCAGAAATGTTTAAATTACAAGTTATTGATTTTGAAGGTAACCACGTTGAAGATATAGAAGAAGCATGTTTTGTTTACACAGCAAATTTAAAAAGAAAACATATCAAAGCATTCTTTAACAACACATTAAGATATGGAACCGGTTTTCTTTACATTGGTAATAAAGAGGAAGACCAATTAGTGAATATATTTTTATTGCATCCAAAAGATTTAAAACCAGTTATGGATGAAAAAGCCGGTGAAATAAAAGAATGGACGTATACAACAACTGATGGTGAAATTACCATTCCAGATGAAGATTTAGTAAGATTTGCATATGACTCTGATATCGGTGAAGTTTATGGAATGAGTTTTTGTGGAAAACTTGTACATACATTACATTTATTATTAAATACCGAATTGGATTTAGCCGAAATTGTTGATAAATTTGCCATCCCTATTTTACAATGGTTGATTGAAATCGGTGATGACGAAGAGTTACAAGAGGATGAGTTAGAAGGTATTGTAAAATCCTTACAAACTCAATTAGAATATTCTAATGATGTTGTCACAACTGATAGAATCACAACCGATACTATAGGTTTTAATGAACATCAATATGATATGGTTACTACGCTCCAAGCCCTTAAAGAATCTTTTGGTTTATTAACTTTCCCAATGAGTATTATCGGTGGTAAGGCTGATAATTTATCAGCAATTAAAGTGCAAGCAGCACAATATACAAACGATTTACAAGACTTGCAGATGGATTTATCTGACGAATTAGTAGAACAATTATATGAACCTTTCATTCAAAACGTGCTTGGTAAACAACCCGGCATCGACTACGCAAACATATACCTTGTATTCCCAGTACTCACAACAGAATCCAACGCCGATACTGCTACTTGGTTGTTTCCTTCCTTGCGTATGGGCTTAATTAATCGTGACGAAGCCAGAGCGCAACTCAAATTCAGAGGAAAAGCAATGAAACTTGAAGATATAGAATTCATCGACCCAACAGCAACATATCTCCAAGAAATGATAATCGAACAAGGCCAAAAAGCCGCAGAACCAACATCTACCGAACCACACGACAGAAGTGGAAGAGGAGACCCAGAAACGAAAAAATAATCCCATAAAAATATTTTTAGAGGATATAATGAACAAACCGGGCATAATTAGTTACAAACAAGCATACAAAACATGCGAGCAAGGACTCAAGCAAAAAGGCGAAGCAACATCTGCACAATTGCTTTCTTGGTTAATTACCAACTACAACATACACTCCCTTAATATCACAACAAAAGGCATCACTTACCACTTGAAGAAAGAAGGCTACGAACGATACAGAAAATACGAGACAAAACCATACATCTTCATCTACAACAAAGAATAGTTTTAGAAAAAAAAATTTATCTTTAAATAGATTAGACATTATATTTCTTTACAACTCACGATTGTGAGCTAAATTTTGGAGAAAGTGATTTCAATGAAGCAAACTTTTTCATTAAATTCAAACTTCTCTTTGAAACATAATGATGATGGAAGTACCCAATTAGAAGGGTTCGCAATTCATGGTGCTGATGATTTTATTGTAAATGGCTTCTACGAAGTGCCAGCATCAGAAATGCAAAACTGCGCAAACTCATTAAAAGGCGCAAAGTTAATGAAAGACCATGATTGGAACCACGTCGACTCCATCATTGGAAGAGTCAATGATACCCAAGAATCTTTCGACGAAAAAGCACAAATGCAAGGTGTCAAATATGTGGCATCTTTAGTAGTTGACGATTCTAAATTAGGGGAAAAAATTGACAAAGGATTAATCGATGCTACTTCTATAGGTTTTACATTTGAGCCAGAATGTAGTATTTGCCACAAACCATTTTTCAGCGAAGAATGTACACATCACCCACTTTTTGATGATATGCATTTTATTTGCAGAGATATGGAATGTAGAGAATTATCCTTGGTGACTTTTGGCGCAGACCCACATGCAAGTGTGAATGGTTCTTTTAGTGCCGAGAGTTTAGAAAAATTGAAAGAGAATTTTGCAAAACAGAAGGAAGAATTCATTATGACAAAGCAAGATACTATTGTTGAAGACCTCCAAACTGAAAATGCTGAATTATCTCAAGAAATTAGAGATTTAGAAGCAAAATTAGAGCAAAAAGAAAAAGATTTCAAATCTGAAATTGAATCTTTAAAACTTGCTCATACTGAAGAGGTTTTAACTTTAAACAGAGAAAAAGACGCTCTTGATGAACAAATCGCTACTATGGGTGAAGAGTTATCCACTTATAGAGCAGAAGCAGAAGCAAGAGCAGAAAAAGAATTATCTGCTAAAAGAGAAAAATTAGTAGAATTAGCAACCGAATTAAAAACAGAAGTAGAAGGCATTGAAGAAATGTCCGAAGAATCTATTGACGCTTGGATTGCAAGTTTTACTAAAATTATTGACAATACCCCAGTTGTACCTAAATTTACTGGTGCAGAACAACCACATGTTGTAGAAGATGAAAACAGAGAAGCATTTTCCGGTATTGGCAAATTCTTCGGCAGAGCATAAATAGGTGATTTAAGATGAGTGATATTACTGGTGACGCATTTACTATTCATGCAAAAGAAACCATCGTAAACGCTATTGAACACGTAGGTAAAACCAGTTCCCAAATGCAAGTAGGTAAGGCTATTGCATTAGATGGTGATGACGATGGAGCAAGATTGGCTATTGCAAGTGACGACCCATCCACTTTTATTGGAATCGTCAAAGCAGCATCCGGCGAATCCCAAGCAACATTTGCGGCTTCAAGAATGGTTAACGACGCAGTAACTGGTGCAAACCCAACTATGGCTCCTTACTATCAAGGTAATGTAACCATTCCAGAAGGTAAGGCTATGACTGTAGAAAGAAACTGTGTAACCTATGTATTAATGAGCGAAGATGTTAAGGCTGGCGAACTTATCGCTTGTGACGCAGATGGTAAATTTAAACCAACATCTGACGCAAGCAAAGCAGTTGGTAGAGCATACTCTGCTAATGACGCTAACGATGTAGCAAGAGTCTACATCAGAGCAATATAAGGAGATAGATAAAATGGCAAAGAGTTTAGCAAATTTCGCTGGTGGGGGCGCTGTTGTACACGATAACAGATTTGACCCAGAATTATCTGAAGACATTATCCAATACATCGAACAAGAATCCGACTTCAGACAATTTGTTGCAAAAGTTATTTCTACCGATACTTACGTAATTAATCTCCCAAGAAAATGGGCAGCCGGTATTGCAGTAGAAATCGTAGAAGGTTCCGAAATTCCTAAAGCAAGAGATGTATACGACGTCTTAACCATCAATTTAAGACAAATCGGTACTGGTATCAAAATGACCGATGAAGAACAAAAAATGATGGGCTTCGACAACAACTACTTCTTAACTGAAGGAAGAAGAGCAACCGAAAGATTACTTAAAAAAGAAAACGACGACATTGCAGCAACTTTATTAACTGGTGCTGGATACAACATTATCACTTCCACCAACACAACCTTAAAATTTGATGATATAGTAACTGCAAAAACTGAAATGCAAGAAAATCCATATGGAATTAACCCAGATGTTATTTTAATGTCTCCACGTTCTTACGCAGATTTATTAAGAGACCCAGACTTTAAAACTTATTCCAACTCCGGTATCGCTGGAGTAGTTACATCTGGAACTGTAGGAGAATACGTTGATGGTATGAGAATTCTTATCATTCCAGAAGTTAAAGACGACATCTACTTAATTGATACATCTCAAGAACCACTTGTATTAATCCAAATGGATAGCGTACATACTGAATCTTACAGATTACATGAAACTCGTGAAGATGTATTAGACATTAATCTTTATGAAAAACCAGCAGTCTTAAGACCAGACGCAATTTGTAAAATAACCATTACAAGAAACGACACTCTCAAACAAAGAGAATTCCCAGAAGGCTGGGACCCATTCGATGGATATCCACAAAGGCCATCTCCCAGCGGGTCCGGAGGGTAACTCCGGTGGTCAACAAGGTCAAGGCGACCAACAAGGTCAAGGTGGCCAACAAGGTCAAAATGACCAACAAGCAACAACACATAATGTAACATTTACTGTTACAAATGCTACTAACCAAAAATTATCTGGTGTAACTGTAACATTAACAGACATCAATGATAGTACCAATACTGCATCTGATATAACAGATAGCGATGGTAGTGTTAGTATCGCTGTTAAGGCCGGTACTTATTCTGTAACTGCAGAAAGAGATACATATACAGCCCCAGCAAGCATTGAAAATGTAACTGTAACTGATGCTGACGTTGATGTTGCTACTGCGATTGTAATGACAAAAGATTAATCAAATAATACTATATAAATAAAAAAAAAGCGAGGCAAGATAAAATGGCAAAAAAACAACAAAAATTAATCCAAATCACTTATAATCCTCAATTTAGCGCAGCCGAATCAAAAACTGTATTATTAAGGGAACAACAACAAACTGTTGTCGGTAATGCTGTCAGAAGAGATTACGTTCCAGTAATTGAAGGCTTACCAACCGAATTCACCATTAAAAAAGGTGAAATAAAAGAAGTAACACTCGAACAATTTAAAGCATTATATGAATTGGGGTTAATTGACACGCCAGAAGATATTGAGGAACGTCGTGCTGAAATCAACAAAGTTGAAAGTCAAGTCGGCGTTAACCCACGTGAATATAAAATGGCTGGACAATTAGCGCCATTATTTAATGAAAACTTTACATTGGTGGAATAAATAAATGATAATTGATATCCCATACATAAAACAAGCATTAGGCATAGAAATTGAAGACGAAAAAATTTCTTACCTCCTTGCTCACTTTTTTGATTACATATGTGAGCATATAAATATCGACACAACATTAGAACAAGAAGAAATATCAATACAACCACTAAACACTCCGATATTAAATCCCACATTTCCAAACGATGACCTAACCTTGTTCCAAGAAACACTCATATTTGCAATTGCTTGCAACCTATCTACCATGGGAATATCAATTAACAATATTTCACAAGAGATATACAACGAATACATTCCTTTTTTTGATACAAGCAAATTATCTTTAACAGAAGATAACACACAATATAAAATAACATATTGTGATATTTTTGATAACTGCCTACAAAGATTGACTGATTATTTAAGTACAAACTCCAATGTAGGATATTTAAGAAGACTCTTGGATATCGACCCAGATGATGTTGGCGATAGCGAGATAGAATTTCTCATTGAACATTATACCAAATATCTTTCCGATGTTATTCCAAACGTAGATGTTAAATCACCGCTTTTTCAACAAGCAGTATTTTTATCAGTTGCATGTCACATATTCAAGGTAAACCCAACAGCCATCACTACACCTATTATGTATTATGTAGATGAAGTGAGAGAAAGGTTTCAAATTGATTTTGACAAATTTGGTAATACATGGTGTGATTTAGCAGATGCAGCATTAAGTGATTTAAAAAAGAAAACATATGGATACTATGGTCTTCGTGCATACGATAGGCCGGGCGCCAGAACCAAATATGGAGTACATGGACCTTCAAGTAGGTTATAAAATGAGTTTTAATAGAATTTGTCGGATTATCAAAAGACCAACAGAACATTATTACTTGCAAGAAAAAATTAAATATCAAAAACAAAAACCAGATATTTATAAAGACGAAGTGGGTAATATTATTCGTAAAGATGATGTTGGAAACATTTCTGAAACATGGCAAGACGTCATGGAGTTAGAAGGTGTTATACAACATAGACAAGGTCTTAAAGTTGATAATCAAGGTGAAGAATCTAAATTACGATACTATGGATACTTTAAACCAAATTTTAATCTTATCACAGATAAATTGACAAATTATCGAGTCAAATTTGTACGTGATTATGAAACTCTATATTTGAAAATTATCAAATATGACCCCAACAATTTTTTAAGACATAAACAACACCATATCGTGTTAATTATGCAAGAAGATTTAAAATATGAAGGTAGACAAGAATGAGCGTCATGTGTGATGTCATTATGGAAGGTGGCTCCATGCCACAAGACAGCATAAAAAAATTATCACGTGCTGTCAACAGAGTGGCAAGTGGAAAAACACTCCAACAGCAACAACCAATCATATCAAGAAAATTCAAAAATATTATTGACAGAGAATCCAGTAAGGCTGGTATGGTAAATGATGTCAGTAAATATTTTTATGTCAATGTAAGAAATAATCAAGTGATTATCGGTAATACCGCCCCACTTTTGATTAATCGATATGAATATGGTTGGGAAGATGACATAAATCAAGAATACTATGAAAGTTGGGAAAATGATATAAGCGACGATGAATACTTGGCCGATTACCAGTCAATTACGAGTCCACGTTATTATGTTCGTCCAGCAATTGAAGAAATTCATAAATTTTTAGTTACTCTCGTACGAGAACAAGTTTGGAGCGAATACGATAAAGAAGGTAGTTTGGTGCAACCATATTATGAATGGCATGCAGAATTATCAGAATATTCAAATTATTTAAATAAATATGATGGTGTATTATGATTAAATCAAAAAATGAATTAATTTATATTATACGTCAAGTAATTGGTGAAGAAGAATCTGATGGTTTTTACACGTCAATACATTATAATGGAGAAACCATAAAAGTGCCTAACTTCTTATTCAAAGATGCACCTTCACAATATCCAGAAATAAGAATATCACCTTTTTTAAAAGATGAACAAGTATCCAATTCTATACGCCTTCGTAGATATAATTACGATAACAAACGTGAAGTTTATAATGCAAAATTTCAAGTTGATATATATGCAACCAATGTTGCACAAGTCAATCAAATTTATGATGCAGTAAAACGAAGAATTGATTTATTTTATGATATAGATACAGTTATCTATGGATATGATGGTAACTTTATCACAGTAAAACCAAATGTTTATCTTAACAAAAAAATTACATCTAAAAATTTTAAATTTAGTGATATTACAATTGGTTGTACAAGAATAAAACCAGTTCAAAATAAAGAAGATTTAAATAAAATAAATAATACTTATTTATTAAATCATGAGGGTTTATATGTGCATACGCCATTATTGTTACGAGCAATAAGAATGCGTAGCATTATTAATGGATTATTATTGCCAGATGGTAACACGACTTATTCACGTGGCGTTATTAAGATGCAAATCAATAAAAAACGTATGTTAAGTGAATTAGACGCAAACAATGTTGAAAGAATTTCTTTTGACTTGAATATTTTTTACAGCATGGATAATATAAGAAATGCTGGCCCAATCGCAACACATGTAGAAATAAGTGATTATTATGGCTAAAGACAAAAAAGTAAACAAAATTAACAGCATTAAAGCAAAAGCACCAACTGCTAAACCAGTTGAACAAAAGCTTTTCGCAAGAGATATTGCAGAAAATTTTGGTGTTTCAACTTTTGACTTTTTAATTATTAAACGTCAAAATGACATTGATGATACAACTCCAATTTCTGCATCTGAATTTAAAAAAATGTATCAAAAAATGGTAGAAGGTAGATAGAATGGTTGAATTAAAACCTTATGTTCATTGGAAGATAAACAATGATGTTGCCAATTATGATGATATAGATGCTAATTATTTATGGGCAACTATCGTAGAAACCAACAAAGGACCAATTAACACTCCAGTTATTTGTGAATCCGCAGCACAAGTGTCAAGAATCTTCGGTGTTGATGTGAGAGCATATTTCGCACAAGGCGCTGATTATTTAGTTGTTGTAAGAGCAGCAGCAGAATCTCAAAATTCTAAATTTAGTTATTCTACTGTCAGTATTACAACCGCATCTGATTTTGTATACAAAAAAGTTATCCAACCACGTTACGTTAAAGAAGGCGCTGACAATGGACCTAAAAAGTATGCATTAGAAGGCACTACCAAAGTTCCAGTAAACAATATTGCTGGTTCATCTGTAAAATTCCAAGCATGTGATGCTACTACTGGTGTAATCCCAGAGCCAGAAGAAGACGCAACACCAAAAACATATGGATATAACGAAGTATATGACACTAAAGCAGAAGAACAAGTTACTATTCCGGCTGGAACTGCAGTAATTACAATTGATGCTAAATTCCCTGGTAATTATCCATTATCTCTTGTATTATATCAAAATTTAACCTCTAATGGATATAATATCACTTTAGAAGAAGAAAACAATGGATATGTATCTATTAACAATGCAACTGATTTAATTAACATTGTTAACAGAATTAATGATGCAAACTTAAATGCATACGCATCTTTAACCGAAAAAGGTGCTGAAATTGCAGAGATTACACGTGCATCTCCAAAAATTGCTGATGCAGAATTTAATAATGTCGCTATTGGTCAAATTTTAGCATTAAATGCAAATACCCCAAAATACGCAGTTGAACTTCAAGATGTTGAGGCTGGAGCATTCCAATTAGGTTCTAATGGGGAATGGGATAATACAAACCAAAGAGTATCTGAAGATTATCGTGTAAAAGCACACAAAGAAGCACTTGAATCTTTAAGATTATTAAACATTGCTGGTATTGCTTGTTTATATGGTGAAGACACCATTCAAAGAGAATATCTCTTACATGGTAACGACCCATCCGACCCTTATGTTGGTATGAACAGTAATGTTGTATGTAAATGGAGATATATCATTATCGGTGCTAACGATATTGATAGAGACTCTATTATTGCTTTAAAAGACAAAGCAGCATCTATTAACGACGAATATGTTTTATTCATGGGTCAAGGTTTAATTGATGGTAATACTGTTCTAAAACCATATGAATGTACTTTATATCTCGCTGGATTAAGAGCAAAATTACACTATGGAGATTCCATTTTCGGTGGACAATCCAGAAAGGCTATCAAGCCAGTATCCACCAGATTAAGAATTGCACCTTTACTTGCTTATGAAGATGCTATCATATGGGAACCTTTAACATACACCGAATTAAACGAAGCCGGTGTTTTAACCTTTACAACCGAATATGGACAATTAACCTTCACCGATGGTGTCACCACCAAACAAAGTGGTAGTGAAGAAGACGAAGAAGGTGTTGTAAACATTCTCAAATACATCCAACATGGTGTACAAAATATTTGTACCAGATACATTGGTAGAAATATTAACAGCGATTTACAAGCCGGATTAGAAATGAGTATTGCAACATTTTTAGAAGGCATGACTTCTGGCGACCAAACTTTAATTGCATTACCAGATGAAGGTATCCCAGCATATGAAGTTGAAGTGGTTATGAACCCAAGAAGCACTCAATTAGTAGGTAAAATTTACGTATATCTTAAAGTAACCCCAGTACATGCTTTAAGACAAGTCGAAGTCGAAATGACTGTACAATAAATACAAGGTGATATGAATGCCAAGCGCAGCAAATGGTGGACAAACAATCAATTTCTTTGAAACCGGTTATATTATCATCGGTAACAAAAGATTTGATGTAGAAGAAATTTCTGTAAACGCTTCTCGTGATATGACCCCATACCACGTAGCAAGCCAACGTGACCCAATCGACCAAAGACCGGGCAAAAACAAAATTGAATTTTCCATGAAAAGAGCATTCTCCGATGCAATTTTAGGAAAAATGTATGATTCTTGTTGTGTATTTAGTTTATTACTTATCAACAACGATAACCCACTCAAACCACAACAAATCATGTTATTAGAAGGATGCAGATTAACCCAAGATAACATCGGCCCAATTAATGGTTCCGATGTAGTATCTGAAGATTTATCTGGAGTAGCAAGACGTAGAGTTTGGAAAACTTGTTCTATTGCTAATGCATTAGACGAAACTTGTGACTTATCTTGTCCAGATGACATTAAGACCGGCGCATTATATGCTGGTTCTTACGAAACCGAAGATTATGGAGCAGCATTTGCACCAAACACATTCGGACGTGACATACTCGAATCTGCAGACTCATATTCCAACACACCACGTGCAGATGCCGCAAGTGGTCCAAACCACAATTTAAGCCAAGGCACCGGTACAAGTGGACACTAAACACTAATTTACAGCCCAACTTTTTGTTGGGCTTTTTTTTTCGTTCTTTTTTTATTATTTATATGTTTTAGAAATTACACTAATATTATAAAATATAATTGAGGTTTAAATTATGGCAAAAGAAAAAAAAATTTTTGGTGCTGACGTAGAAGAGGCAAAACCAAAACAAGACGAAAGCAACGTAGAAGGTATGCATGAAATCAATGCAACCTCTGGAGAAGACCTTATCGCACAATTAACTGCAGAAGCAGCGCAAAAATCCAAAACACGTAAAAAGAAAAAAATAAGCGAATATAAAGCGGTAAGAGCAACAAGAGAAGCACTTTTTAACAGATTAGGTAAAACCATTGACGTGCCAATTATCATGGATAATGAAGAAGTCATGGTATTTACTGTCAAAAGATTATCTGAAGCAGAAAATTCAGAAATTATTGACCGCCAATTAGCGATAAAAGACATCAGAGATATGACTGCTGATGAATTAGAAGAATCCAATAATTACAATTACAGATTACTTGAAAAAGTAGTAGTCGAACCAAAATTAAGTCAACAAGAATGGAGGCTCAATGTGGATACCGCACTTGTCCAAAAAGTAGTGGAACAAGTGATGAAGGTACTTACCAACATTGATGATTCTGAAATATTTTCTGAATTTCAAAATTAGTCTTGAAAAATCACCAGAGTTACAATTAGATTTCTTATTATGCGAATTTTTACAGAAAACGCCCGGAGAAATCATGGAACTCGAAAAACAAGGGTTATTAACATTCGAGCAAAAATGCTTTTTACAAGCCGGCATTATTTGGAAACTCGAAAATCACATAGGTGGTTGCCCATTATTTTAATAATCATTTCGCTACTTTAGGAGAGTAATTATTTATAGTTGCTCTCCTTTTTTTTTATACATAAACCCAATATAACACAGAAGGAAGTAATAATGTCAAATTTTTCAACTATCACAACAGCAGATGACTACGTCAATTACGTATTTCAGATAAGTACAAGAGGTGTGTCTGAAGCAACATCAGAACTGGTTGGTGTTGGACATACCATTCAAAACGTATTAGGTAACTTGGCGTTTAAAACAGCAGAATACTTAACGCACACCGAAACATTAGCAATGAGTTTTGGATTAGCAGCAGCAGCATCCTTCACTCACGCAACAAAAAGCGCAATAGCATTTCAACAAGCAACAGCATCTGTAGAAGCAATTAGTGGTCAACAATTAAGTGGTAGTTATATTGGGGAAAGAGCAATGGCCATGTCCAATCAATTCGGACTGGCTGTTAGCGACATGACACAAGGTTTAGAGGCTTTAGCGAGAGCCGGTATTACTGCAGAAAGTAGTTTAAATCAACTATTACAATCTGGAGTACAAATGTCTAAATTTGAAGGCAGAGACCTTGAAGAATCAATCAATGATATATTATCTACAACCAACTTATTGAACCCAGATGTAGATATGAATAGTCCAGAATATGCACAAATTGTAGCAGACTTAAACCAACGTATCATATCCACTTCCGAATCTGCACCAATCAATGCAAAAAACATTATGGATACAATTCAACACGTAGGTGGATACGCATCTGCGGCTAATTTAGACCAAGAAGACTTATTTGCAACTATTGCACAATTAGGGGCAAAAGGTACACGTGGTGAATTAGCCGGTACAGCATTAAGAGCATTCGTATCTGCTGGACAAAAAGATACAGCACAAAGAGCATTAGCACGTATTGGATTAGATGTATCAGATTTATGGGATGAAAGTGGCGAAGCAATGCTACCTATTTCAGAAATGAAAAGGGTATTAGATGATGCACTTACCGCTAATGGATATTCAGCACAACAAAGACTTGAATTTTATTCTGATTTTGTAGGGTATAAACAAGCAAACCAAATCATGAAGATTGACCCATCTTCTATTGATACTTATAAAGATAAAATCGACCATGCAATGAGCGTGACCGATAAAATGAACATTATTTTAGGTACTGTACAAGGTACTTGGTCACAAATTTCTAATACTGTTTCTAATTTTATGACAAAAGTTGGTGGCGTATTATTACCAGTCATTCATGCATTATTAGTTCCAATTAAGTTTATAGTACAAGCAATTGATGCTATTCCATTTGGACATGTGCCAGTTGCAGCCGGATTGCTATTAGTGTCCTTTAAAGGTATTGCTGTTGCGATAAATAATATTATTCCTACTATTGCGAGTTTTATGCTTAATATGGATAGAACACAAGAAAATGCAAAAGGAATAAGTGGTTTTGTTAAAGAGACTGTTAGAGACCTTAAGCAAGCAAAAGACATTCTTTTATCAGTTAGAAATCCAGAGGCTATGGCTCAACATGTTAGAGAAAGAACTATTAAAAGTACTAACAAAAGAATGCAAAAAGACCTTGAAAGTGCTGCAATTGAAGAAATTTTACGTCAACAAATGGGGGTTAAAGAAGACGAAAATGGTATGAAGGATTATGTATGGAATACGCTATCAGACCAAGAAAAAACATATTATATGGAGATAAAGCGCCCAGACCAATCTGCAATTGATGCCGAAGTTGAATCCATTATGAAATATTATAATCTTCGATATCGTGCATTTTTAGACGCTGTTCATAAACAAGACCCACAAGGATATGTTGGAGATGAAGAAGGTAATTTACAACCTATTCCAGCATGGGCGCCACCTATGAAGGGATGGACCGGTATTGAAACAATTGGTATGGATTGGGCATGGCTGGAAAAAACATTAAATGATATTGCAGAATCTCTTCATAACCAAAACAATAATCATGACCCATGGAGAGAGCCTTTTGGTGGTAATCGTCCACCAAGTGGTGGTACTGCGTCTGGTGGTAGTTCATCAACTTCTGGAGGTAGTTCTCGCAGAAGTTCATCAAGTGGTAGTAGTTCAACAAGCGGTGGCAGTTCATCAAGTGATAGTAGTTCATCACGTAGCAGTTCATCAAGTGGTAGTAGTTCATCAAGTAGTGGTGCGTCAAGTAGTAATAGGTCATCAAGTAGTAGTTCATCAAGTGGTGGCTCATCAAGTAGTGGTTCACCAAGTAGTAATAGGTCATCAAGCGGTGGCAGTACATCAAGCAGTAGTGGTTCATCAAGCCGACGTGAACATAGCGAAGAAATTGTTAATGTTTTAACAAGTACATTTAATTTGAATGCAAAGATTTATAATAAACTTGATACTATTTTATCTACGCTTATTGAGTGTTGTGGTCGTAAGGCTGAAAAAGTGTCTCAAGCCTCTAATAATCCATCACAAATACCATCTAATACTCATACTGCTGAAAATACACGTAAATCTTCTGGCACTAAAAGTGGTAGTAAATCATCCGGCACTAAAGGTAGTAGTAAATCATCTGGTACTAAAAGTAGTAGAAAATCATCCGGTACTAAAAGTAGTGGTAAATCATCCGGTGCTAAAGGTGGTAGAAAATCATCTGGTACTAAAAGTAGCAGCAAACCATCATCACCTAAAGCAGAACAACCATCTTTTAGTCAAGGTACAACACCACCTAAACAAGATATACCAGATTTTAATAAACAAGCCCAAGAATTATTAGCAAGCGCTATTATGAATGCACATACTGAAGGACTTGGACACATGTCTTCCAAGGACCTTAACAAAGCATTAACTCCGGATAAAATTCGTAATATTAGTCCAGAAAAAATTAATGAGGCTATTGCTGGATATAATAAACCAGTTAAAGGTAAAGACCGCCCATATCCAATTAAATCTATTTCTAAAAATACTCCTATAGAAAAAATGGAGGAAAAGAAAAGTCAAGCTCTTAAAGAATTATATGACCGGGCCAAAGGAAAAGGTGGAGACCCATACTTTAAACAAGCCGGTCGACAAGCAAATCAAACATTCCAATTAGAAGACGAAAAAGGCAACCCTAAATATTATAAAGTTAAGCCTCGACTTGCCGGAACCGAAAAAGGTTCCGAACAATTAGCCGCTGATATACGTGAAAAATATAAAGGCGATGACGAAGATTTTTATAATATGATTAAACGTCAACCTTGGGCATCTGGTGCTGAAAATCAAAGTACAATGGGTGGAACTACACAGCCATCACAATCTAATAATGCAAATATCAATGATAATATCCCAAGTATGACTGAAGATGAAGAAGTATATGTAGATACAGATGCCACACTTACAGTTGATGGGCAAAATCAAGAAAAAAGACAAGAGACAAAAGCCATGGATGTTAATGTTAGTGGTGGCTCTGGTGCATCAGTAAATAATACATCTTCTTTCAATCCAAGCACAAATATTGCCCCTAATACAAACACCAATATTAACGCCAATGCAAATGCAAATGCTGGTGCTAATACTCAACCATCTACATCTGCAGTACAAACAACATTTAATGTCAATACACAAAACAATATGCATGATGCAACTTCTTCAGAAAACTCACAAAAAATATTATCCGGTGCTTTAGGACAAGGTAGTCCTTTATCCAACACATCACAAACAACATTAAGTGCATTTACAAATGGAGAAGAAGAAATAGAAGACAATATCAATGTTGACGCTACCACACATATTACAACACCTTCAGAATCAGAAAATGAAAATACAAATAATGCAAATATGAATATCCATGTAAGTGGTAGTACTGGCGGTAAAGGTGGTAGTTCTGGTGGTAATAACTCATCAATGGTTATCAACAATAATGTTTCTCCAAATATCACTACACAAATGCAAATGCAAAAGTTAGACGAAGGTACTGCATCATCACCAACTAATGATATTAATGTCAACATGAATATGCAAAATACTGCTAACAATTCTACATCTTTTAACAATTCACAATCATTAATGAATAATGTTGATAATCAATCTACATTAGATGATTTCCAATCTTCAAAACCTTTATTAGATTTAGGATTATCAGAAGGTGGCGAAGAAGAAATGGAAATTGATATGTCAGATGAAATTATCCTACCAAATTTAACTAACGAATCATCTGTTGACAGTAGTAGTGGTGGTAGTAGTTCTCTTACATTTGACATAGGCGGCGGCAATGCCGGTACAAATCACAATACAGTTGTAAATAATAATATTAATGTATCTACTCCTTCATTAGACGCATCTACACCAACACTTGATAATTTTATGTCTAATGCACCAATGACACCAGCATTACAACAAGCAGTTAGACCACCAGCATCCATACCAACACCTACCAAACAAACAACATTAACTGGCGGTGCGAACACACCGGCTAACAATATGAATATTACAATGCAAGATAATATTGATAATGCATCTGCAATGAGTGGCGTAGATGTAGGTGGTGGTGCTGCTGTTGCACCATCTGCTGGTAGTTCATTAAACCTTGGTGGCGGTATGGAATTGGATACCGGTGGCGAAGAAGATATATATTTAGATACATCAGCAGTAGTTGATTTAGACCCTTCATTTTTAAAAGGCACTACACAGCAAGGTGGAAGACCAAGAGGTAATTTTACACTCAACATGCAACCCGATAAAGGTAGTAGTCGCTCAAATTTAGCAAAAGTAGGTTCTCGTGGACGTAGAGGTGGATTTGTTCGACCTTCTGGTCGTTCATTACGTAGTTCTTCTCCATTACGTTCTCCATCAAGTCGTATGGCACGTACACCTAATATTAATACACCATCAGTTGGTAATTTTGCTGGTAATATACCACAAATACCAAATACAAATACCACTTCTGGACCACAAGGAAGTGATGCAAATAACTCTGCTAAAATTAGCATCGATATGTCAAGTGGACAAGGAACAACCAATAGTACCATGGAACATATTGTACGTGTTGCTGATAATAACGCTTCTGATAATAATCTTATTGGTACACAAAATGCTCAAAATGCTTTAAGTGGACAACCGACAAAAAAACCCCTTGAAGTCATTAGTAGCACAACACAAGGTTTAGAAGACTCAAGTGAAACAACATCTGCTGAATCTGAAGAAGAAATTGAAGTTGAAGTTGAAGATACTGGTGATTTATTATTACAACCTAATTTTAATCTGGCTGTTGGTATTGATGGTGTGTCATCACCAGAATCAAAAAATACCAATAAACGTTTGTCTTGCTGTGATTTAATTTTACGTGCATTAGATAAAATTATTAATTTATTATCATCAACACAAACAACATTAACGTCATCATTTGAAGAAATAACAAAACCATTAACTACAATGGCTGAAGGTGTTAAAACACAACAAACTGTTTCAGAAAGCCAACATAAAGAAACTGATGAAGAGCGTCAAGCACGTTATGCGCAAGAAAATCAAAAAATTATGAGTGGTTTGCATGGTGCCGCTCAAGAAAATGTTGAAGAATGGGAAAAGAAACGTGCTGAACGAAAACGTCGTATTTTCAATAGTATAGAAAACCAAGAAATCATGAGTGGCTTGCAATATTCTACACAATACGAAGCCGAGAAAGAGGCAGCGGCCCGAAAACAACGTATGATTGATGATAATAAGACAATGTTTAAGGGTTTATGGAATGCAGCACAAGAAAACTATCAAACTACACCAGAATATATAAGAGAACAAGAAATACGTGAATCTTATGCTCGTGCTGGCGATGCATATCGTGGTAGTATATTTGGTAGAATTGGAAGTCGTATTTCTGATGCATTTACTCAAGATAACCTTAAAGATGCTAAAGGCAAAGTTAATTCCGGAAAAAAATCTTTAATAGATAAATTAGATGCAAAACTTGGACCAAAATTAAAAGATGGAGATAAAGAACTTGACATTCATCGTGAAATTTTCGGGGAAAAAGGTCGTGAAGCACAAGAGAAAATGAATGCCGCTTCTGGTATCGCTAAAGATTTAGGTTTAGATAGAACCGCAGAAGTAATTGATTTCGGTTCTAATCTTATCGGTGGCACTCAAGAAAGATTTGGTAAAATTATGAAATTATCTAAAGATGCACAAAATCTTGAGGGGCATTTTAAAGTGTTTAAAGGCAAAGATGGAAAACCAACAAAATATGGTAAAATGTTCCAAAAAGCCGGTGGTATGGTAGAAAAAACTTTAGGAAAAGTCGCTACGAAATTTGCTGATTTCTTGCCTACTTTAATAGAGTTTTTGCCGGTTATAGCCGGTGTTGCAGCAGTCGCATTCGTTGCAGTTAAAGCATTGGAATGGTCAGCAGCATCACACGACGCATATGTCAAAAAACTTAAAGAAGAACAAAAAGAATACACAGCACGTTCACAAGCAGAACAAAAAACATACGAAGGCGCTAAATTACGTGCTGTAAGAGGCCAATTCCAAAACGAAAGTCAGCGCACAATAGCAAATCTTCAATATGAATTATCAACTGTCAGATTAGAAGCCGCTAATGCAAGAAGGCAAGCAACCAATATCAAATTACAAACTCAAGAAGATGACGCACTATGGGGAGAATATGGTTTACGTGCAACCCTACAGCGTAATGGATTAGGTGACCTTGTAGGTGCTGGAGAGTTTGAATCACAAGCAGATAAACATCAAGGTACAAGTAAAAAAATCAGAGAAGTCAAAGAATATTCAATGTCATGGAACCCATTTGACAATGTTACCCAAGCAGAAAGAGAAGTGGCATCATTTTATGATGCACATACAATGGCTTTTGCAGAAATAGATAACTATAAACAAGAATTAGGTGAATTATATGACTTTGAAACTAAAATGATGCGTGTAACTGGCTCACAAGAAGCCGCACGTAACTCTATGCAATTCCAATTAATGCTCGATAAACAAGCAGAAAAAATGGGAATGGTAGGAGAGGAAGATAAAGTATTACAATATCTTGATTGGATGCAAACAGAACAACAAGTCGATACAGCATCACAAGCCATGCAAGCACAAGCAGACACCATGGTAGGAAATGCCGAATTAAAGGCAATGGCAATTAGTCAAGGTGTAACACCAGAAGAATTGCAAGATATCAGCGACCCAGAAACACGTCAAAAGATTTTAGAAGCACAAGCAGATATGATAAGACAACAAGCCGCAAGTCAATTATGGTGGCAAGGAGTATGGGCAGCGCTTTCATCATATATGTGGTATCTAATTACTCCATTCATATTAGTGGTTGATGCTATAACAGCAATTTGGGATACAATGGCAAATATCGGTTTGATTATTAAGGAGGCAGTATGGGGTACAGACGGTTGGAAACAAGAAGATAAAGACGCTATCGAAGGATATCATAACAGAATGAAAGATAAAGCAGATTTTATCATCAATAACCCAATCGTTACCGAAGCACAAAAATCCAATGCTTATTTTGAAGCAAGTGACGAATTGCGTAATACCGATTTATCAGCAACCGGTGAAAGTGCAGTTAGCGAATGGGATAGAGGTGATTTTGGTAATGCACCATCTGCTGGTTTTACTGGTGGCGTAAGTGGAACATACATGAACCAAGGTACTATGAATAAAACAACCGGCACTACATATCAATCTAAAACAACATCATCATCATCTAATAATGCAAAACAAACATCAAATACATCATCTTCTAACAACGCACAGCATACCACTAATACTTCACATAATAGTCAAGTGACAACACATAATCAACAAACCACCCAAGAAGATAATAAGCCAAAAACTTTAGAAGAAGCGGTTTTGTCAATTGAAGAAATGGTACGTGTTATTGCACAAGCAATGGCCCCAACTGCATTTTTAAATAATTGGGGTAGCAGTCTATTTGGTGATGAATCAAGTATACCAGATAATGCATTAGATAATGTCTTTAGTAAAGGTGGCAATAAGAATGTACAATATGGTAGTCAAGCACCAATTACCATTAATGAAGTTAATATTAATACAGAAGATGACCCAGAAAAAATTAAAACTGCTCTCATGAATTTAATAGTAGAGTTACAAGAACAAGTATCACCAAGAATCGTATCAAGAAGTATTGGTGGTCAAAGTGGTAATACAGATACAAGCGCAAAACCAGAAGACCAAAAAACGACAGATAATAAAACAAGTCCAACAATATAAAGTGATATAAATGGCACAACAAACTTCAGAAAATAATGAGCAAGGAAAAAGTATCGATTGGGCAGAACAAGGCGTAACAAATACCGGTTATTTTGAAGGATATGATATGTATGCAGTTTATGCTGATGACCGAGATTATGCTGGTCTTGCCCAACAAATGGAAGATGCATATGATAGTAGTGTACCAGCCGCTTATAAATCGCAATTTCGTAAATGGGCTAACCAACAAGGTGTTATGAAAATTGTACCACACCAACAAAAACAACGCTTTAGTTATTCTAACATTGCTTATATTGCTGAAGGATTAGACGCACCAGTACCACAAATTGTGCCTATTGCTAATGTATCATACGTACCCCATCAAATTTCTTTCAATTTCTTTGATTCATCAGAAGGGAAAATAGGTGTATCAAATCCAGTAGAAAAATGTGCATCATTAGAAATTGATATTTATGTAAGCGAGTTAGTTTACTTTTGGTGGAATCATGGATATAAAAAAGATAAGGTACAAAAATACACACAAACCACACACGTTGATGGTCATGGAACCAAAGTTGATACCGGTGCAGAAATGATTGTTGGAGAAGAATTGCATTCTGACTGGAAAGGTTTAAAATATTTATCAAGTCGTGATGGGTTAATTAATTCATTAGGACATGATTGGGATGCTAAAGACCTTGACAAAATGAGTTTTGTAAATTTTGAAGATACAACAGATTTCATGGATTTTAGAAGCAGTTTCTTAACGCAATATAGCGGATGGGTATGTCGTTTTGTTAGTCATGCATTTCCAACTTTTTATGGCGTTATCACCGACATTAAATATGATATTTCTGAAGGTGAAACTTGGGCAAAATATCATGTTAAAATTGAAGAAGCGGTATTTACTTTAGATTATAATGCTGCTGGTAAAACAACAGATACAAGTACGACAACAACATCCGGTGGTAGCACAACAAATTCTGGCGACGCAACTAACGACCAAACACAATAATTATATTAATTTTAATGAGGCTTAAATAATGTCTAAACAAAATAAAGACACAAATACAACACCATCTATTCAATCAATACAAAATTTAGGTAGCGCAGCAAAAACAACAGTACCCAGCAACGAGTTCGTTGTCATCACAAAAGCCGATAATTTAGCGCATAATTACTTTCATTATTGCGAAGTTTATTGGGATATTGGCGACTGCCTTTCACAAGCCATCATACGCTTTTCAAAATCAAACCACACAAACACAAACTACTGGTTAAAATACGAAGGCGACATATGGTTGTATACCGGTCATGATATCCATAAGGATTCAAAAAGCAATCAAGAATATTATGATTTGGATGTTGGGGAACCGCCCTTTTTTGTCGGCGAAGTATATGACGTGCAAGAATACGCATATGAATTTGAAGTAAAAATACGTAGCATAGGCTTTAGATTTAAACAAAGCATTCCAGATGAGTTTAGACAAGCATATATCAATGGACAAAATGTTCGTGACGCCTTCCAAGCCATATGTGAATTTTTAGGTGTCAAATATATTTGCCCACCACAAAATGTACAACTTAATGCTAATGCCAGTTTAGGTGGTACTGAAAAAGAATTAGAGCAAACGCAACAAAAAGAACAAGCATTAGCGACACAAATTGCACAAAAAGCCACTAAAGAATTAAATAAAACAGAAACTAATAATAAAAATCAAACTTCAGACAACGCAACAGAAAATCAAGATAACAATGCCGACACAGAAAGCGTGCAAGACACACCACAACAAGGATATAACAATGTTAGTTTTGATGCAAATGGAGCCATTACATATAATGATACAGTTATTGAAATTTCACCAGACACTTCACAAACACTTATGTCAATGACAGATGATGCATTTAGCGCATACGCCGAAGATGATACACATGTCATAGACGATATCAAAGATTTTTTAAACAATAAAGTTTTTGAAGAAATACATCCATTCTATTTAGATTATGGCTCTGTAACAATCCCCCCAAGTAGCACAACATCAAGTGATATGTCATCTATGGGTGGTGGGGCTGCAAATGGAGGAAGTACATCTCCAGCAGACCAAGAAGCGATTACATCATTATCAAGTTTAGTTCAAAAATATTACCCAGCGTCTAAAGATAAAAATAAATGGGTCAATAAATTAAAAGAATGCGACAATAATTGGTCAGCAGTTGCAACTATTGTTAATCAAATGGGTGGAGATAAGGACAAACAAAATAACGTTATTAAAGAAGCATTAAAAATTAAAAAACAATATAATAAGAAGAAAAGCCAAGAAAAACAAAATAAAAAACCAACATACAAGGTTAGAGACACCATGAAGGCTGCCGGAATACCAACAAACCTCAATGCATCAGATGAGGCGATTGGTAAAGCATTAAATAAAATGTTCCGAATTAATAAGTGATAATATGGCTGACGATAAAAACACAGAAAATACTCAAAATAATGGGTCCGGAAACACTAATAATAATAGTGAAGCGCAAAATGCTGAAACCATCACTATTACTAACCCATATGGCTTATGCGGTACTTGTGGTTGGGAGCCAGATGGTGATAAATCTTATAAAAATTATTGCCCTATGTGCCATAAAACCGGTACACTTATTATACACCAAAGTTTTTCTAATAGCGGACAAGCAACCGAACAAGAAGAAATTAGTTGTCGTGGCGATGGTGGTTGTGGCTCCGACTTTTGTGGTAAATGTGGAGATGAATTGGATGGTACACATCGTAGTAAATTGATACCGGCTGATGGTGCTGTTAGTGATTCTTCATCAAGTAGTTCTGGAAGTGGTGCGCAAATTAAAGATAAAACATTTGAAGATTGCATTAGGCGTATATGTGCTGCAACAGATTCGATTTTTATTATAGAAAATAATGCTGCAGTATTATTTCCATATACTGATTGGTTAGCCTTTACATTATATAAAGAAACATCCACCATTAAAAGTGAAGATATTGACCCAGAAATATACGAAGCAGAATATAGTACTGATGGGGCATACAACAAGGTTACAGCAGTTTGGGGGGGCGCTGAATTGCCTAAAAAAGTTTTTAATGTTGCTGACACAATTAAACACATAGGCGATAAAACAACAACAACAGAAAAAAATAATGATGATGGTACAGTTTTGTTCTCTAAACAATATGACGCTTTGGTAGACCAATTTGGTGAATTAGAAAAAAGAGTGCAACTACAAGTCAATGATAGGGGTACTGCTGAATATATCGTCAACGCATTACTTATCCAATATGTACGTGAATTTAATAACAATTATAAAATCAGAACACTCAATAATCAAAAATACATTGGTGGCACTTTCTATACAGTACAAAATTTATATGGTCCTACAAGCACATTATACCTTAATGGATATACTATCAGAACACAAAAAGACGAACCATTATATGTAGACCTTGATTTTAGATATGGACCAGAAGGTGTTGAAGATATAGGTGATTATCAAAAATACACCGGTGGTGGCTCTGGTGGCGCAAGTAATGGTCAAGTTATTGGTAGCGACGCTATTGAAGTTGGAAACTCATTAGCATCTATGTATACTTTTTGTGCTGGAAGTGGTGCAGAATCATACGAAGCCATGAAAACAAAAAAATGTGGCTCTTGTTGGGCATGGTCTGACGCATTATATACAGAATTAACAAAAATTGGATATACATGTCGTATTGTTGAATACGCTACAAGTATGGCATCAAACCATAGAAGTGTACAATACAAAGATGAATCTGGACAATGGGTTGATTATCCATATCGTGATACTAATATTCCTAATTTGGCATATAATACATCCGGCTCATCAAATGGTAAAGTTATCGTTGGTGGTGATTAATATACAAGATACACTTCATACAGACTTCAATATTGACATGACAGTCGTTACTATGGCAGATGGATTAGAGCATAATTATTTTTCATATATCACATGGCTAAAAGACAATGCATCACCAGTTGGAACAGCAACTTTAGTGACTGCTTACATACCTCATATCTTGCGCTATTGGAATGCTTATGACAATGTTGTAATCTTATCCGCAAAATTAGAGAACAACCATAACAATACAAATACAGAAGAATATTATTCTACTGTAGTAAATGCTCATTATCAAGTGCAAGATGCAAAACATCGTATTAATGATGCAAAATACAAACGTCACCACACAAAAACACCTTTAGATATACCAAGACAAAGATTAATCAATACTGATTATAATTATTCATTCATAGGTAAAATTGATAAAGTTAAACAACGTGGTACTGAAATTCTCATTACATTAAAAGATATTGGCTGGAAATTTACACAGCATGTACCAAAAGATTTCAGAGATAATTATATTGCAGACCAATATTTAGATGACGCTTTTCAATCAATGTGTGAATTTTTAGAAGTAGATTTTGCATATAGCATAGAAACATTACATGAATACAAGTTTGCGTCCGATGGATATTCAGTTACAAAAGATAATGAAACAATTGAAAATGTACCTAACACAATTCAAAACTTAACTGAATCAGATAGCATTAAGGCTATATCAGATAGTCGTTATACAATGGAAAATGATGACTTAAATGAATATAATAAGAAAAAAGAACAAACGCAAACAAATACTCAAAATGCGACAAATGAAGCCACGTCTATAGCATCAAGTGTTGTTAATCAAGTGTCTGATAAAATTAGTACAAATCAAAATAATAATACAGAAGACACCGGCATTGATGAAAAGGTGCAATTATATAAACAAGAATTTCACGAAAAAATTCGTGACTTATTTATTGGAAATAGTTATTACGATTCCAATTTAGTTAGCAATGTTATGAATTATGATGCCATCACCAAAACCTCAACGAATAATACGAATGATTCACAAATAGAAAATATTGATGATAAAAAAGAAAACAAGAAAGACGATAAGCAAAATAAAACGCAATCAAATCAATCTCATATAACAACTTATAAAGCCAAAAATATATCTCAAGTTATTGGGTTACATAGCATTAACGCTTCAGACCAAGATATCATTGCGGCCGGTAAAAAAATTTTTAATAAGTGATAATAATGAAAAAAAGTTTTAGACCAACACCACATCGCTTCCAAAAGTCTATGCAAACTATTACTGGTAATAAAAGTAATGCATTAGTTCGAGATATAGAAGAAGCCGAAGGCGAATTAGAAGAAAAAACTGGTGTTGTTGTATCAATTGAAAAAAATAAAATCACCGGTAATGGTTGGGTAGTTAAAGACCAAGATGGAAAAATGTATCAATGCAATTGTGCATCAAATATGTATGAAATACCATCATCCAATGAAAGAGGTGGTATTTTATATCCAGAAGGCACAATTACATGTAAATTTACTATCAATCCAGTATTAAAAGTAAATACAATTACAGAAATCACCGGTCAAGACAATAACAAAATTGATATTAGTAAATGGACACACAAAGACCAAGACACAACTGTTATCGCAAAACCAAATGCAGCAGTTTCTGTTTCTAATGGTGGAATTTCATTCAATTATGATGAATATAGTAGAATAGATATTAATCATAAAGGTATTGATATTAAAACTGATAATATTACTATCAATGAACAAGACGTAAGTGATATTTTAAAAAATATTACAGCATTACCACCTAATATTCCGGTGCCGGTTAAAACAGATACATATGATGGTATTCAAGCCACTACAAATGGAACCATGGTGCAAGCAACAATATACGATGGAGATATAGATGTATATTCTTTTGAACGTGTAATAGCAAATATTTTAGACCAATCAGAAGCACCTATTGAAACACAAGTATTTCCATTATTAACTGACGATGGTATTGATGAACTTAAAGTATATCCAAATGGTATTATCACTATCAAAGGCAAACAAGGAAAAAAAAATATACATTGTACACAAAATTGGCTTACATCACAAGTAAAAAACATTATCACAATAACTGTATCTTCATTTTGTGATTATTGCCCATATCATAATAAAAGTCAAGCGCAATACATTAATTATTGTCCAGTATGTCAATCATGGCATAGTTTATATATTAACAAAAGCAACATACAATGTCAGACATGTGGTACAATTTTTTGTGGAGCATGTGGCCATAATTTATCAGATGAATATAATACAAATGGCTTAAAAGAATATGACACAAATTATATTATTATTGATGGTGATAGTTGCAATTATTGTAACGATATTTTAATTAACGATACTTCCAAGGAATTTGTCAATTATTGTCCATCATGTAAAAAATGGGGGCAATTGAGTGTCGATTCAGTTATATCTGATAATGGTTTTGATAACCAATTATATTGCGAAAGTTGTCATACATATTATTGTGGTGTATGTGGTACGCAACAAGCAAATTACCAACAAAAATCTTTTATAAATGATGTTATAAAATATGATGATTATATTAGAAAAATGAATAAGGTATTATATATTAAGGAGAGTTAAAGATGGTTGATATACAAGTTAATGATGGTACTGAAATTTTATCACGTTTATGGAATAATTTGATTGCACGTGGGGTAACTAATCGTCGTGTAGATAGTACACGTATTGGTTTAATTTTTTCAGCAATTGCTACAGAACTTAATACAACAGTTAGTTTAATAGAATCTTATTTAGGGCAATTTACTCTTCAAACGTGTACTGATAGAGTATTAATTGAAAATATGGCAAGATTATTTGCTGTTCCAAGATTAGCCAGTAAATCAAAGGTTATTTTAACTTTTTATCGTATGGAAAATTTTAGCGATGCTGTAAAAATTCCAGCAAATTTTGCTGTTCAATGTGAAACCGATAGAAAAATTGTATTCAAAACTATACAAGATGTATATCTATATAAAGGTGTAGATTTTGTTAATGTTATGGCTGTGTCAGTTCAATCCGGTAGTGCATATAATGTAGAAGCAAACACTCTAAATACTTTTCAAGCAAATGGTTATAATACATACATTGGTGTAACTAATGAAGAACCATCATATGGTGGATATGAAGATGAGACTGTTGAAGAATTAAGGGCAAGAGCAAGTGGCTTTAGATATGAACGTGATGGTACAATCGAAGATATTCAACGTAAATTAGTGAGAGAAGGATATTCACATGACAAATGGATATTGTTTGAAGAAGAAAATGAACATGGTATGTATACAATATGCATAGATACAGATGCCGAGACAGAATTTGAAGATATCAAACGAGTATTAAGTTATCGTCGTACACCGGGCATTACACAAGTTTTCCAACGAGCAAATCGTATGTATGTCGATATGTATATAACTGTATATACAACTGGTGATACAGATTATACACCAGTTGAAAAGGATGAAATGTTTGCAACTATTAATGATACGATTCAAAGATTTTTCTTGGTATATTGCACATTAGGTTCTGATTTAAATATCAAAAATTTAACAGCAGAAATCAACAATGCATTGAATAAATATAAGATTACATCTGTTAATATTGACTTAAGTGATGGTATTACATTACAAGGTAATACATTACGTGCTGGTCGTACAACAAGATTATATCCAAATAAAATTTTAACATCATTAAAATATGAAGGTGCTATTTAATGACAATTTGTAATCGTGAGATTGTTAAAACTATCGAATCTACAATTGAAATTGACTCTGAATTACCAGAAGCACAAAGTAAATGTGAAAATAACTTAACCGATATGGATATTGTAGATTTTTTAACAAAAAAAGACCAATTACATTTTTACGAAAGAACTAATTTTGACCCATGTAATGATTTATGGCTTATCAGCAATGAAGAATGTTTATGGCAAGCCATTGTTGGTGAGATTAAAACACCTTATGGATTGTTAAGTAATTCTGTTGGACAAAACACTTATGGATGTCGTATTTGGGAATTAATTGGTGAAAATATTGACTCTTTAGTTGTTAAAGAATTTGAAGCCGATATTATTGAAACTTGCTTAAAATATCCAGAAGTAAATAACATTATAGATATAGATACAAAAGTAGGAGATAATGATGCATTTTTATGTACAATTACTATAGATAGTATCTATGGTGTTTTTGATGGTATTACTCATATTCCATTAGCACATCCATCAAATAAAGTCTGGAAGAGTTCCAAAAATATGTTTCAATCAAGTAGATAACTTATTCTTTAAATATATTAGAAAATATATTCCTTATTAATTATTTTTTTGAGGTTTAAAATGCAATATTCGGATATTAATTTTCATAATGACTTTAGAGGCAATTTACGTCAAACAGCATGGAGTTCTCTCTTTCCATATTGGTATACAGAAGATGATTTTCTCAAAACTATCGGTGATGAGATTGAACTCATAAAAGCACAAGGTGTTTTTAAATTATTAAATATAGGCGTGAAACCACCTATTATGATTTGGCAAACATCTTTAAATCACGAAGAATACCATATTAATCAACATATTACCGAAGAAGAAAATATCATACAAATAACAGCCCCTTTATATAAAACATGGGGTATTATTGAAATTACCAGTAATAGTGAATTATCTAATTTACAAATCATGATAAATGATAATGATGGTATTGTTATTCCTATTGATATTCCAAAAAACGCACAAATTTATTTAGACCTTGAAAATCAACTTTTTTATTTAAATAACAAACAAATTAATGTCTTAACCTTTGGACAAGGTATGCCATATTTTATAACAAGTCGTCATAATAAAGTATATAATCATGACACACCATTACATAATGAAGTTATTAATCTTACATTTTCTTCAAAAGACCCTATTGATTTAGATGTTGATGTTTTATTAAAAAATGTTGTTTTTGAGAATGAACAAAACATTGAAGTAACATCTTTAGAATCATTACCTATTGAAAAAATTGTATTGTATGCTAAATATGATTTCCCTTACAACCCAGATGTTAATGGTTGGAAAAAGGTTTATGAAAAAAAATATCAATCTGATACTCATGTAGTATATGATATGATTACCACTCGTTTTTATACAAAAAAATTTTATGCAGAAGTATGGTTTAAGGGTATAGACTATCCATATACAGTTGGATTTCCAGCATATAAAGATGCAGATGCATCATCTATGTATCATGTTAATTCTGAATTAGATACATTAGGTGAATTATTATCTCTTCCACGAAGAATATACAAAACTGATATACCAGAAGAAGACTATCCTTTTACATTCCCAATTTTTTATCCTTTTGACATTGAACAAGATTATTGGTATTACTCTCGATTGGTTAATGAATATTGCTATAATGACTTGGCTATTGATTCTGTAGATATTCTTGATACAGATAACACACCAGTTGTCAGATTACATTCAATTAATCCTTTTGTAGAAGATTTCGTTGTTTATAGTCATTCTTCTTATCCAATTGATTATAAAAATATTAATTATCACGAATATATACCATCTTTTGTGTCTGAAGTAAATGACAAACTTGGTCATACTTCTCATCATAATATTGAAAATTTATTAAAATATGATGATTATTACACATACAACAATTTATTAAGTAAATCTAATAATAATATTTCATATGAATCATATAAGTCTAAACCATTATTAATGTGGTTTAATACATCAGACTTACCGGAAGACGTCAATATTACTGGTTTTGAAATTATTTTAGACGCAGAATCTACTGACAATGCATTCACTAAATATAACGATGAAAGAACAAATTTATTTATTACACCAGATACATTATATGGTCAAATTCAATCATCCGGCCATTTTGAATTAACTCGTAAAAACATTGTTTATGGTGGTAAGAATGAACTTTTTGAATTAGAATATTTACCAGAAAATGATTCACATATCATTCAAAAAATTATCATTAAACCTTTTTCTGGACACCCTAAACAATTAATGGAGATTCCTTTTGTATATTATGAAGATGATAAAATTATTGATAATATCAATGATGTTTTTGTAGTATTTTATGATGATAATAATGAATGTATCGAATCAAAACAAGGATATTATTATTCTGAATTACGCAATGATAAAACATATCGTTATATTGAAGTAGAAGTACCAAATGCAGATAACATTAAAAATATCAGTATCTTGTCTACAACTAATCTATATCATCCTTTTAATGTTAATGTTGAAGTAGATATGGAAAATGATAGTTTTGAAGGCCCTATTGATGATGATGAAAATATTCATACAGAAACATTTGATAAAGAATGGGATACCGGCAATCTACGTGACTTATTAAATGAGTATGGATTATACTTTAACTATGCTTTAACAAATGATAGTGAGAATAATACATCAACTGTATTATTACATAACGCAACCTTACGTATTTATCATACACCAAAAACATCACATTTTAAATTAGATACAAATATTATTAATGCATCACGTTTAAATAACACAGCACAACTTGAAGTGCAAATCACTAATAATGGAGAAAAAACACTTAATACACATATTGATATTATTAGCGCAAGTAATTTAAAATTATCCAACAATTATATTGAAGTTAATTTACAATCTGGTGATTCTATCGTTGAAGTTATCGATATAAAACCAGAGTACAATATTCAAGATGGAATTTATGATATTATAACAATATGCGAAGACCAATCTAAAACTAATTATATGAAAATTACGTCTGGTGGATTGATTAGAACTAATGTTATATTAAAACCACATTTTACTAAAATTAATAAACAAGTTACTTTAACAGCGCAAGTACAAACTATTAATAAAGATACAATTAATGGCTCTCCAAATAAAATAGAATTTTATATTAATAATTTTTATGTAGGAGAATCTATTGTTAATCAAAATCAAGCAGAATACACAATCATACCAAGTGACTATTCATTTATTAACGCTGGTAATGCTAAATTAACTGCAAAATTTATTGATGGCAGTAAATATACAACATCATATGCGCACAATAATATTTTTATTGATAAAAATGATATTACTATTGATATAAATACTGAAGATACCATTATACAAGGTAAACCATATTACATTAGGGCTAATGTAACATATGTAGATGATAATGGCGTTCGTCATAATGTAGAAGAAGGCACTATCACAGCATTCATTAATGATGTTGAACTTTTTACAAAAGAATTAAATAATGGTGTATTAGAAGCATATCCAATTATTGATGAAAATGCTGGTGACGCCATATTAACCATTAGATATAACAATACCGATAAATATCCACAAAGTGAAATTAGCAAAAATGTCGTTATTGTTGGTGGCACAACTCAAGTTACTGTTTTTGATGCCAGCGGTAAACCAAATGATAATGTTACCATAAAGGTGAAAGTAACTGATACAAATAATGTTGCTGTGCCATCTGGATATTTAGATTATACTATTAGTGCGCCAGATATTGAAGATATTATTTTAACAGATAGAGAAATACATAATGGTATTGATGAAATTAATATCACTATCCCATCTAATATTATTATTGAAGATGACGATGTACGCATTTTAGACGTAACTGTAAATTATCATAATTTACAATCTAATAATATGACTGATGACACTTTATTTAATAATAGTCAAGGTGTTGGACATATTTATGTTAAAAAAGGTGACGTATTAATTCAAGATTCTATTTTATTTAATGCATCTGCATATGAGCCATTAGGTTTTTATGTAAAAGTTATTGATGCAAATACTGGAGAGCCTATACCGGAAGGACAAGTAACCATTACTATTCCACGCCAAAATAATATTACTATAACAACTGACGTAGATGAAGATGGTGGAGCAAGATTATTATATAATCCTATTCAATTTACAGCCGATGAATGGAATAAATTAGAACGTACACGTTTTATTATTTGCGATTCAGACCCACAAGCACTTGACAATAATAGTGAACCATTGTATAACGAGAATCATCCATATGAAATATATTACTCACAAGATAGTGACTTATATTATCTTTATGATTATACCGAAGATGAAGAACCTACTTGTGAACTTCTACAACGAATAGGTCGAGATAATTCTGTAAATTTACTTGATTTTTATATTGTAGATGGAGTTTTATATTATCAAAGTAATTATGATGACGATATAGAACATATCTATATAGATGAAGATGGTTATTTATATGCAAGAGCAGCAAACGATTCATTAAGACAATATAATGAAGGAGTATTTGATATCATCATTGATTATAATGGAGGATATCAATACAAAAATCAATTTGCAGAAAGTAAAATAAAAATTTCTATACCACAAATTGATGTTGATATGCATTCATATAATATGAGTTATAATAATCCTATTAACGTCAAATCTTATATTACTGAATACTCATGGGATATACATACGCCAACACAATGGATTCAAGAAGGTACTGTAAATTATTATATTGATGGTAAATTATTAGATTCTGCTAATGTTATTAATGGTTTGGCTATATTATCAACAAACAAGTTATTATCCATACCACATGGCAAACATTTATTAACTGCTGAATTTGTTGCAGACATGCCTACCTACACACATGTGCTACTTAACATTGAACAAATTACGCCAATTATCGAACCACAATTTGATAGAATCTTCTCTAATAAAAAAAGTGAATTAGATGTTTACGTGAGAACACCAAATAACTTTGAAGTTAGCGGTGATTTATCTGTTTATATTGATGATGTAGAAATAGGATATGTATTATTAACTGGCGAAGAGGATGGCCACGCACACTTTACCATACAAATGCCAAATTTAGAGAATGAAGTACATATACTAAAGATTACATATAGCGGAAACGATTACATTCGTTCTCATGAGATAGAGCAAGTATTACGCCCAGAGCAACTTGAAGTAACTACAATATGTGAATCTCATATCATAACTACACCGGAAAATACTATACAAATACCAGTACAAATTACATCTCGTGATAACGATAATATATCAGAAGGCTATGTTGCATTATTTAATATTGAAAATGACCAAGAAATTGCACGTACATTTATGACAAATAATCGTGGTATGCTTACATTAACTGCACCAAATGATTATGGCAATTATCAATATAGTGTGCAATATAAAAATGGCGTTAACTATAAAGATGATGAGTTTCACATTATTGATGTGCAAGTTATTGAAGGCCAAGAGATAGTATATGCTGATGGTAATACAGACCCAGAAAATACTGGACATTATATTGACCTTATAACTGCAATGCGTGCTGTAGTAAATAATGGAACAGTATACTTAACTAATGAAGAAAAAAATACTGGTGTTATTAATAATGATTATTATTTCACCAAAGATGTCAATATTATTGGTACAAATGGGGCAAAAATTACAAAAGATATGTCTGATTTAATCACTAATGAAGATGATATCAAGATGTATCATCAAGATGACTTTACAGATGAAGATTTTGCCCAAATGCATAAACTTGACTTTTTATCTAAAGCAAGTTTAAATACATCTGAATATCGTTTAATCAACAAGGATATATATTATATTAACAATAATGAACTTGTACCAGTTTATATTATTGATGGTGATTTTTATTCAACTCTTAACATATCCAAAAAACATACAACAATCTATACCAATGGACATAATATCAATCTTCATAATATTATTTTTGAAAACAATGACGTAGAAAATGACTTATTAATTTACAACAATGGCGTTCTTACAATTACATATTCAATTATCAATGACAATATTGCAATTGACAATTATGATACATTAACCATTAATCGAAGTTTAATGTATGGAAAATTAAGATTACCATCAAATAACGTTGATTTAAACAATAATTGGTGGGGGTCAAATGAAGCACCTTTCAATGTTGATAATCATATTATTTTATCAATATCTACATTAGAAACTCCACCAGTAATTAGTGAATCTATCAATGTTCAATTACAATTAATTGGCGCAAATGGTCGAGAATATTTATTACCAGCACCTTATTTCAAAATGTATGCAGATTCTGGTATTATTGCTCATGAATATGGTCAATTATCAAACTCTAAAATTATCACACAATATGATGATGCTGTTCAAGAAGGAAAAGTATATGGAGAAGTTGATAATCAAATTGTATCATTAGATGTATATGATTACGATAGAAAAACCGAAGTTATATTAGAATCTATACATAAAGTGCCAACCAACCATCAAATTACCCTTAAGGCTATTGTGCAAAGTGTTGCCGATGTATTCTTCAAATTTGACGATAATAATAATATTATCAAACAATCTAACTCTATCAATAATGGTTATGTAATTTTCTCATTAAACAACGAACGCATAGGCAAGGCATATGTCCAAGATGGCATTGCCGAATTGCCTACCTTCTTGTCTGCAAACGTATATTCATTAGGCGATGCTATCTTAAGCGCAAAATATATACCATCCGAATATTATTTTGCATCCGACAGCAACCAACATATCACCATTATTGATGATAATGAATACTGTTTTATGTCCACATTTGGTGACGACAACAACAATGGAACATTCAACGAACCCGTTCAAACGCTACAAAGAGCATGCGAATTAGACAAGAAAATTTTAATCAAAGATGGCATATACGAAGGCAATCACATTAGCATTGACAAGGAAACACACATTGAAGCATATAATGATAATGTAACCTTTACAAACAATACTTTCATCAATAATGATGACTTATACATTACCGGCATTAATTTTAAAAATAACGATAATGTCATTTTTGAAAACCATGGCAGATTATATATCAATCAATGTATCTTCACAGACAATCAAGAGTATATTGTTGACAATAATGACGAAAGCATCACATCTATTGTTGATTCAGTTATCCTTGACAAAAATATAGTAACCGATTATAGCAAATTAAGCACAATGGAATATTGTTGGTTCGGAACAAACGAACCTAATGATAGCGAACAAGGTCCTATATTAGATGATTACACCATTAATAAGTATTATATTATGAGTGTAGAATCATCTAAAAACATTATTTATATAGGTTCTGTTGTGCGTTTGGTTGCAATGTTGCAAGATGTTTATGATAATGGCACGATATATCACAATAAAGAACGCCCATTGCCATTAAGAATTGCTTACTTTGAGACTGATGCCGGTTCACTTATGCCGCTTAAAGACTATACATATCACAAGCAAGCAACTACATTATTAAATACAAATGATAATCTTAACTCAAATAAAGTTATCTTAACAACACCAAAAAACATCAACTATATCAATCAACCACTCAAATTGGAAATTTATGTCGATGAAGCAAATGGCTCACCAATACAAAATGGAACAATCACATTAAACATTAATGATGGCAACAAAACTATTGTACAACATCAAAAGGTCACCATTAATCATGGTATTGCTACATACATAAATGATTCAATTAACCTTACACAAGGTACATATAATTTAACTTGTGTATATTATGACAATGCAACAACATATAAAGGTGCATATACTTTTGAAGTAAAGCGAGACGAAGTTCAATTTAATAATATTTACATAGATAATTATGACCATATATATGAATTAACTTTTAACGCTGATGTAGTCACAAACTCTGGCAATATTGTCGAACAACAAGAAGTATATTGTTATATTGATGATGTCATGGCAACCAATACACTTACAAATCGTAATAAATTTATCATTAATAATGGCCAAGCATTATTTAACATGATATATAATGAGATACCAGCCGGTGTACATACCCTAACAATTACAAATGAAAATTGTTCATCCAGTTATGAAACCTTTAAATTTACAACTAAATTTACAGCATACGAAAAAGAAACAACAATACATTTTAATTATAATGGCATTGAACAAAATGTACCAACTGATTTATTAATATCTGTTACCGATAACAATGCCAAAATTATTGATGGTGATATATCAATTTACATTAATGATGAAATTGTTGAACAAGATAATCAAACTACATTTGCATTAAACAATGGCCAATATGTATTGCAAGATGTTCAATTAACACAAGGACAATATTCAATCGTAATATATTATCATGGCGTAACAGATTATTATCAAGAATCTATTTTCGTTAAAAATGATTTTAACGTTGGTATACATGCTGTACACATTTCAAATGAAGGTCCAATAACAACATACATTGGTGACGAATATATTTTTGATTTTAACATACTTGATATTTACGATAATATTGTTGAAATCGGTATGGTAAATCTATATGTTAATAATAACCTTATTAACGATACACCAATAAATATATCAGAAAATCATCATATCTCATATCCATTTGCAATATCATATTTATCTGCTGGCGTTCACAATTTAACAGTTGAATATATTGATGATAGCAATGCATATTTGAATACCAATATATATTTAGATATGATTGTAAATAAAATCGATACTATCATTAGCATAGAACCGATTGATAGTTATCCAAATGCTAATGTTAATGTCAATTATGATATTCATACCAATAGCAATAATATGGTTAATAGTGGAATTTTAATTGCTAAATTAGAAGATAAAATTATTGGACAAGCACAAGTATCTGATATTATCAATCGTTATATTACATTAAATATACCTTTTAAGCCATCCGGCAATTATGATATTATATTTGAATATTATGATGCAGATAATAAATACGCTAATAATAGTATTACTGTACCTTTAATTATTAAAAATGGTAGCATTAATATTACTACTTCTCATGACAGTTATTATCCAAATCAAGAGTTTCCTTTGGAAATTCGCATTACCGATGATAATGATGATGCTGTTAATTATGGATTTGTATCATTATATATTGATAATGTGCGAGAATCAGACCCACTTCCAGTTAAATATGGTGAAGTTAGATATCCTTTATTATTAAAACAAATTCGAGATTATCCGATTACAATTGTATATGAAGGAAATGAATATTATCAAGAAACAACATATACACAAAACATTGCTGTAAACAATATACAAATTAGAGACATTAATATTGTTGAAGAATTAAAATCATTACCGGATACAAAACATGATTATCATTTAACATTTACAACAATGGATGATTATAATGTTTATGATGGTATTATTGATTTTATATTTGATAGTGATGTAATACATAGTTATTATATACAAGAAAGCAATAAGGAATTTAATATTGCAATTCCAAATACATACATTGGTAATCATACACTTGAATTATTTTATCATGATTCAGAAATTTTCAGTAATTATCACAAAAAATTTGTTTTTGAAATATTACCAAAAACACTTGAATTACATATGGATGATATCGATGTTACGTTGGATAATGATATCGATATTACATTACAATTAAATGATATAACAAATGGCTTTATTAAATTTTATATTGGTGATGTTTATACAAATGATAATAACGAATACGAGTTAATTGATAATAACTTAAAATTTATTGGCATTGAACAAATTACTGATACAATCATTACTTATTCATATCAATTACCATCAACATTATATTATAATAAATATTATATTAAAGCAGTTTTTGAAGGCAATAATCAATATGGCGCTTCTGAAACAACATGCTTATTAAATATTATACCACAAGAAACTGTTTTATCTATCCAATCTGATACATATACTGATGATGAGTTCCAACGTCCTATTATTGAAGCGACATACCAAGAAACTATTGATATTATAGTTACGAGTAATATTGTAAGCCAAGAGCCTATTTATTTGTATATTAATAATAAATATATCGGTGAATTATTATTAAATAATTATGAAGGTTTATATCATCTCCCATTGCCAAAAGAATATGTCGAAGGCGAATATGAAATTAAAGCGGAATATTTAGGTAGTGCAGTTATAAAACCTCAAACAACTTATGCAACATTAAAAATTAATAAATTTACTCCAATCATTCAAACATTAGAATATAATGCATATATTGGTGGAGAATTAACGTTAGATAATATTTTATTAGATAATAATAACATACCAATTTATCAAGGTTCTTTAGCATGCACATTAAATAATAATGATATTACAGTATATCCAAGCGTTAGCAAAACTATTACATTGGATAATAATTGCATTCATGATAGTGTGATTACATTAAAGTATGAACCATCAGAAAGTGATGTTAATAAATTTAACGCATTTGAACAAGATATCTCACTTATTATGAATAAAAATGATTTAAAAATTAATATGCATACTATTCCAGAAGTATATCGTGGTGATATTTTTGATGTGCGTTTTGAAGTTACAAGTGAAACAACTACATTGCCAATTAATATTGATGGTTACATTAATGATGAAAACATCTCTATTATTGAAGGTATATGCGAATCACAATTAAGTATTGATGTCGAAGAGACTTATAATCGTAGATATACTTTTACTATTAGCATCCCAGAAAATGATATTTTTAATACATTAGAATCATATCATTTTGATGTGATGTGTCGTAATTATCAAAAGGTTTATGTGGATTATGATACGACAAATAATCATAACATTAATAGTGGTCAAATGGCTCATACCATTGAAAAAGGATTAGATTTAGTTGCAGATAATGGAACAATTTATCTATACTCTGATATTACCGATGAAAATATCATTATTGATAAGCGTGTACATTTAACTACTGCAGATAATCAACCATGTGTTGAATTTAATCAAGTCCATATTAATAGTGATGCATCATTTAATTTATACAATGTTATTTGTAATAATACAACCATACATACTACCAATGCTACATCAATTGATAATTGTAGTTTTATCAATAATGATGATACTGCTATATTAGTGGAGAATGGTGAGTTATATATCAATAATACTTTATTCAATAATAACCATGCTACAAATGGTGCGTGTATTTATGTAAGCAATAAAAATAAAAATACAGAAATTACAAATTGTACTTTTACTAACAATAGTGCAGATATTTATGGTGGTGCAATTTATTCTGATAAAGGTAATAATGTATTAATCAGTCATTGTATATTTAGACATAATAGCGCTACAAATGGTGCATCTATCTATATTAATGGTAATGGTGTTATTTCTGAAAATAATTTTTATGAAAACAATGGTACATCTGAAATTATGATTATCGCTGGTATTATTGAAAGTATGTTGAATTTATTCGATGGTAATATTTGCGCTTTTAAAAACAATGGATATATCACTTCTAATATGTGTTATTGGGGTACAAATGATATTATAGAGATTGAAGATGCATTGTACAATAATAATCTAAATAATAATCAAATCATCATTGACTCATGGTTAATTATGACAGATAACATTATTAATAAATATACCACAAAAGATGCTCCAGATATACAAACAACTATCAATACAATAAATTACATTGAGTTTGATGGGGGTTCTAAATAATGACAACACATACAATTAAATTTACCGATACAGATAATTATTTAAAAGCCACTATTGATAAACAAACACTTGATATTGATGTCAAAAAAATTATCAAATTACCTACATATATCAATGTATTAAACACATTAGATACAGCACTAAATAATGATATACAAATAAAAGCATCATTATACGCAACAGACGATGAAGATACAATAAATATTATAAAAGGTAATGTATCTATTTCAATTTTAGACAAAAACATGTCACTATTATATCAACATATTGTCAGTTTTGATAAACAATATATTCTTGATAACATTGTTAATAATTTTGACTTTGGTGAATATTATCTTAAAATTGAATACTTTGGCAATCAATACTATTTACCTTGTGAGTATTTAACATCTTTTACTATCAGTAAACGTTATATTAATTATAACATATTTGCGGATAATGTTTATGGATATCCTAATGAAAATATAGATTTTACATTAAAATTATATGATTTTCAAACAAATCGACCGGTATCATGCGACATCAAATATACTATTAATGGTCTTGAATATTTTACATCTACTGATGAATCCGGCATTGCAATATTACATGTTACAGTACCGGATATCAATCCAGATAAATGTCATCAATTTCTTAAACAAATACAAAATACACCACAAGAAATGACGACATATACCGAAGAAGAATATTATAATGATGAAGGCAACATTAGAATATTAAAGTCATTTAATGTTATTTTTGATGATATGCAAATTGATGCTGACCATAAAGGATATATTTTTGATGATAATGAAGAAATATTGTGGTTTGACCAAGCATATTATAAAGATATGGATGAAAATTATCTACCGGAATATGACCCAGATAACATTATTAATGATGAAATACCTACAAACAATAATCAATATCTTTATGGTTATCCAATAGAAATTGAGATTATTGACGATATATACTATAGAGAAAACATTATACAATATATATATGCAAACAAAATTAATACGCAAATTGGTATTAGCATCATTAAAAATAATAATGGTATCACTACTATTGAAGGTAATATTATTGGCTCAAATAATACTGATGTTCAATATGGAATAATATCATTATCTATTAGAAATAATGATGTTGTATCAAGTATGGTTGATAAAAATGGGCATTTTATTTTAGAATGGGAAACTAATAATATTTTTGGAAACGAAAATAACAACATCGATAATTACACAGAATATAGTTATGCCCTTAATAAACGCAATGTCAATCTAACAATAACGCAAGATAGCACCAATGAATATCAAGTTGGTCATACATTGCGATTTATAGCACAAGTAACCACACAAGGTGATAACAAACCAATTGTTGATGGTATGGTATTTTTTACAATACATGATGTAAATAAAAATAATAATGAAATTTATCGCTTACCAACAGAACTAAATAATAATGGGGAGGCTATGTTGCTATTTGATGTATCTACAGCCGGCAAATATTATGTGCAAGCACATTATTGTGGCATATTTGAATATCTTGATGCAGATAGCGATACAATAAATTATACAATAACAAAATAGTGATACAATGACATATCAAAAATCATTAGGAAGAGTAAAAGGAGACAGAGGTGCTATTTTAATTCCAACAATAACCGATGAAGTAACACATTCTATCATTAGTTGGGAAGCAGATGACCATAAATACGATGGATTAGCGCCAGCACCAACCGAAATTAAACCATTATATTATATACCATATATGACAAATGATGGTATTTTATACTGGGGAACCAATAAAGATAAAGGTATTAATCAGACAACTGGTAGACCAATACCACCAGATAATGTGACATTACCACCAGATACTAATTTAATAGGTCCAATGGGTCCTATTGGTAGTAGTAGCATAAGAATTGAAGTGGTTCATAATGAAAATCCTAACATTACAGACCCTATACAAATTATCAAAGAAAATTGTAATGATATACAAGAAGGTAATATTTTTCTTGTTGGGGAGGAAGCATGGATATATGACGCACAATCTGATACAAGTCATTTAAACGCCGAAAATAATGGACAACCAGTATATCATTATGATGACAATGCATTTTATCGCATTGAATCTCCAATAGATTTATCCAATTATTATAATAAAACTGAAATGGATGAAAATTATTATAACAAAATGTGCATCAACAATAAATTAGGTGATATTGAAAATACACAACAAATTATTAAAAATGTTCTTAATAATATGGAAATAGATGCTGAAGACCCTAATGTATATGAATATGCAGACCTTAAACAACAAGTAACTGATATTTTGGATGAATTATTGGTGTTAATGGATAGACTTAATGAAATACAAAACCAATTAGACAATATGCAAGGACAAGACTCAACAACACCATAGGTGACAAAAAATGCCGGATGACTGTAGTGCTTTTAATAATATTATAGAAAATTATAATCAAATTTCACATGAATTTTATAATTTAAAAATGCTCCTTGTATTTAAATTACAAAATCATGGAGTAAGAGATGCAAGCATGAGTTTGTCTTTTGAGCAATTAATTCATATGGTACATAATATTCCATCTGTGTTATGCGATGTTGATGGCAATATCAAACCTACAAATGATATTTACCAAGATATACATTTAGATGATATTTCCAGATATAATCTTGAATTATATCAAAGAATTTTACATTATATTAAATGGTTAAAATACTATTTATTGTTAAAAGGTGTGCCAATTGAAGATGTTACCAATGCTCAAACATTAAGAGATTATATTGTTCTTATTCCTAAAATACTACGTATTAAAAGTACTATTTTTAATGCACAATATAATCAATTAGATGAAAATGATGCACCTACAAACAAAATTTATGTTGGTAAGGATAATCCAATTGATATAACACTTATGAGTGAAGATTTTGAAGATATTAATGATGGATATATTATTGTAGAAGAAGATGGCGAAATCATTCAACGTACACAACCATCAAACAATATTGACACAAATCAATTACAAATAATGCTTGTACCTAAACAATTAGGCGAACATACATATACATTCTATTATGAAGGTACAGAACAATATCTTGAAAGCCGACATGTTGATTTAATATTAGATGTACAAAAAGGTATTGTACAAATTCATGTATCTATGACAAATATTACAGAAGAAAGTAATTATTATGATAGCGCTGATGCTGGATATATTAATGATAATTGGGATATAAATGTTACAACAACTACAGAAAACGATACACCAATTCCTAATGTACCTCTAACAATGATAGTGCATGATGATGTTAATCGTACATGGTCTATAACAACAGATGAAACTGGATATTGCAATGTTAATAATGACATTAATATTGAACACTTCACATTACATAAATATAATAGCGATAATGATAATCAACCTATATCCATTGAATTCCAATCTAATTTAATGAATGATAGTATGTTTCTTGTTGGTTATGTTAATTATTTAATTAATGTTTATCATTATCCTTATACATTTGAACAAGACAATGAATACGTCGGTGCTTCATCTTATACTTTTACATTAAATTTTGTTGATGAATTATCTGGTTCACCAGATTCACAATATAATGACAAATATATCAATGTATCACTTATGGATAACGAGCAACTTTTACAAGTACATGATAGCAAATGTCAATATGAATATCCGGCATCATTAAATATCGGAGAATATACTGTAATATGGGATTTTGTTGCTGAAGATGAAGAGGAAATCGATTGGGATGATATGACAAATGGGGATGAATCAAATGGTTAACGAAAATACATTGACATTAATACAAAATGCAATAATTAAATCTAATTTTAACATACCGGATACAGATACATTTTATCGTAATGATTATCCACAAATTCAATATTTACCTTTTGGTTCTGTTGATACAAACGATGCATTACGTTTATATGCAAAAAATATTGAATTTACTGATGATATAAATGACCCAACTTTTATAAAAACTTTAGCACGAGAAGGAACTACTGTATATACAAATCAAGATGGATATATAGAGTATCCAGAGTTTTTTCAATATATTACATCTGCGGAATTAACTATTCAATCACAATACGAAACTATTACTTATTCATATACCATTTTAGTACCTTATAAAATTGTTGAATGGGGATATGATAGAAAAAGTCATATCACATATCGTATTACTGTACGTGATAAAGAACATTTTGATTATAATAATATAGCACATTATTTTAATTTTAATCACGACGATACATTGCAATATACATACACTTCACCAATTGAATATGATGATAGTTATCAGTTTACAATAACTGCTGACTTGCTTGATGAACCAAATTTTGAAGGAAGTAATACATTATATTGTAATATTAATAATTATACAACAGAATATCATTTTAATCTTTATAATAGAATATTCAATATTAGTGCAACTCAATTACAATTAGGTGACAGTAACCTTATTGTCAAAACCAATGAGAATATGCATAATGTTACCATTGAGATACCAGAAACTGGCAATACATTTACCATCGATAATTTCGACTATAATACACCAAAAAATTTTGATATAGAAATACATAATGCCGGTTCATATCACATCAACTTCAATGGTTATAGAGAAACAGAAGTAGAGGAATATATTGAAGAATCTTATATCATAAATGTACTTACTGAAGATTTACCTTTGGTTTTATGTGAATCATTAATTGATGATATTCATATGGAGAATTATCAATATCAACAACCTATACTGCAGTTTACCGATAATATAACAGAGGATATGTGCCGTATGGTAGGTGGTAGTACTGGAACAATATCATACACATTAGAAAATGATACTTATACATGTACAACTCAAGGTTGGAGTGCAGTTGATAATATCGCTATTACGCATGCACAATTTATTGAAGATAATATATATATACCTTTTACTTTTAAAACAACCTTTATTTATCAAGGCGATGAGAATAGCGCTATTTATCTTAAAGATAATGAACATAATTTTATTAAAATTACTATGTATCCAGAGGGTTGGGAAATAACAAAGTCATTTGAAAATTTTGGTTATAATGATGATGCACCAAGTGGTTTTAATGGAACATATGAATGTAATGTACGTTGTTATGGGCGCAATATATCACATTCTACTTTAAGATTTTACCAAGAACCTTTTACAAATGCGCTACAACAAGGCGACCATGTCACATTAAGTCTTGAATTAGAAGGACAAAATCTACAATGTTACTGTACTACACCAACAAAAGAATATTCCTATCAAATAAATATTGATTATATTGATGTATTTAGTGGGTTTGAGGCTGGTATAAATATTGGATATTTAGGTACCAAGGATAGACATGGTTATATTCATAAATTTTATGATGTTTTTTATACTAATCCACAAACTCTTAATCAAAATTACTATATTACGTTACAATCTTCTGAAAAAATAAAAATTACCAATAGAGTTCCAATAACATTATATATAGATAATCCACGAAATGTCTTTTATGAAGATGATTTTGTGCTTACACGTGGATTCTATTATTATTGTTTTATTAAAGAGATTAGTCAACTTACGCTATCATCTGGCTCGCACACAATTTATGCATCTTTCGCCGGCGATGAACGTTTTAATCCTTTCTTGCTTTCAAAATCAATTACTATATATAATGATATTGAAGATGACACATAACCTACACCAATATCATAGGAGCGATAATAATGACCGATGACAATATTCCTAAAGCAACCCCAACCCGAAAAATATTTACAAACTTTAGAACATATATGCATACATGGTTTCCTTTCAAGGAAGAAGTAGAAGAGACTATTTCAAACCTAACAGAATCCACAAGCAATACAATAACAAACTATGCGGAATCTATAGATGAAACATTATCAAAAAAAGCCAACAAGACAGAATTACCAACAGCATTAAGCCAATTAGAAAACGATAAATCTTTCATCACTAAAAATGATGTTCAAGATAATCTGAATTCTACCAATACACAATTACCATTAAGCGCAAAACAAGGTAAAGTATTAAAGGCATATATTGATGACAAAATGAATAATTTACTTAATAAAACATATCCTATCGGTAGTATTTATATGTCAGTCAATAATACCAATCCTTCACAATTATTTGGTGGTAGTTGGGTACAATTACAAAATCGTTTTTTATTAGGCGCCGGTACAGAATATAGCAATGGTACTTCCGGTGGAAGTAAAGACGCAGTTGTTGTATCACATACACATACGCAAAACCCACATACCCACACATCTGCATCACATAATCATGGTACAATAAGTTCAGAACATAATAAATTTTTAACTTATAATGGTACTAATATTGTTGTTAATAGTACTACTAGAAAATGGCCAGCAGCGGATACCGATGCAACTGTACATTATGTATATACACAAGATGAAAATACGAATATCACAGAACATCTTACAACTGGCTCTACTTCAATTACTATACAAAATAATACAGCAAGCAATCAATATGCTGGTGAAGATGGTACCGGTAAAAATATGCCACCATATCTTGTTGTATATATGTGGAAACGAGTAGCATAAGGTGATAACAAATGGCAACAATCAATGATGTATACACACACTTAAAAACCCTAACAAAAAAATGGTTTTATGAAAAAACCGAAGTTGATACAAAATTAAGCAACAAAGTCGATAAAGAAACTGGCAAAGGTTTATCAACTGAAGATTATACTTCAACTGAAAAAACTAAATTAACCAATATTGAAAATGAAGCGAATAAAACTACTGTTGATGCAGCATTATCTGATTCTTCCAGTAATCCGGTAAGAAATTCTGCAGTAACGACAGCAATTAATGGTAAGGCACCAACATCCCATGCATCCTCATCAAATACTTATGGATTAGGTACAACAACTAATTATGGTCACGTTAAAACCATTAATGGATTGACACAAGATTCTCATACAAATGGTACAGCATTAAGTGCATATCAAGGTAAAGTACTTAATGATGCCATCGGTGGTAAAGTTGATAAAGTTGTCGGAAAAGGTCTATCAACAAACGATTTTACTGACACATATAAAAATAAAATCGACCAATTGGGTGAAGATTTAGATAGTATTAATTTAGACTGGGATAGTATTACTCAAAAACCAAGCAGTTACCCACCTACCGCTCACCAACATAATGCTTCTGATGTGCTTGAGAGTGACAATACCGATTATCAATTTTTAACTGTATCCGCTGGCACCACACAGCATCATCTTAATTTGGATATTGATAACGCACTTGATACATTAGACACAAACATTAGTAATATTAGCACAGATTGGGATGATATAGGAAATAAGCCTACCAATTTTACACCAGCAAGTCATACACATGGAAATATTAGTAATGATGGGAAAATAAGTGAAGTAAACATAAGTATAAGTTCAAATGATTACCCGGTTATCTGCAAAAATGATACAGGAGCAATAATAAAGGGTAGTGCATTATTTTCTACTAAAATAGTAAATTCAGATGCATTATCAAATATTAATTTGCCGAATAAGTCTATACAATCAGATATTAATGCTGCAATTGACACCAGTATTGGTTATATCAACACTTCACTCAATGACAAAGCAGATTCTTTACATACACATCCTCAATATTTAGAACGCCAGCAAATAAAGACTATAAATAACAATTCGCTCATTGGAGCTGGAAATATTGATTTAAATATACCTACATCTACAAGTGAATTAACAAATGATGGAGATAGTCAAGGTAATATATATTTAACCACCAGTGATGTTATAGATGATTTGACATCTAATACTTCTAATGCCCCTTTAAGTGCAAAACAAGGAAAAGTGTTAAAAAGTTCAGTTGATAGTAAAGCAAATCAATCAGACCTTACCGCCTTAACTTCTCGTGTTTCCAGTTTAGAAACTTCTGAATTCCAAATTGTATTCAAATCATCCAAAAATGCATTGCCAGCAACTGGTAGGGCGAATACACTTTATTATGTGTCAAATAGTGGCTCTGGAGAGAATACATATGATGAATACACTTGGGTAGCAGCAGATAGCAAATATGAGTTAGTAGGTTCCAAAGAAATTGATTTAAGTGGTTATGTGCAAAAAACAAATTTAATAACCGAAATAGACACAATCATACAATCCCTTAATGCAATACAAGAATAGGTGATACGATGGCAAACATTCAAGATGTATATGGTCATCTGAAAACACTTACAAAAAAATGGTTTTATGACAAAACAGAAGTAGACAATAAATTAAACAATAAAGAAAGCACTTCCAATAAAACAAGTTCTTGGAATTCAACCACAAACAATACAAGATATCCTACAGAAAAACTGGTGAAAGATAGTCTTGATGAAAAAGCAAACAGTACACATACACATACAAAATCCCAAATCACAGATTTCCCAAATATTCCTAATGCTTCTTCTACCACTCCATCTGCCGACACAACATCTGGGTCTGTAGGAAATGGCACCACTTGGGCAAGGAGCAATCATACCCATCCAAAGAGTTTATTATATGCAGAAGCAGACCACACACACGATGATATTCAAAGTTTTGATGTTGTTTATTTACCATTTTGTATAGAAGATGTGATAGCAAGTGGATATGCGACAAATTATGATGATGATGATATGGGGGGTGTATTACTCGATTATATACGTGGTGAGATGAACATACTACCTACATTGAATAATCATACTATTTATTTAATTGTAAACAATTATAATCATATGGAAAATGGTTTTAGTAATATGAGTAAAAATGTTTTTAGAAAATTCATTTATATTGCAGAGAAATATGCATCAGATAACGCTAATATCACTTATGGTATGCAACAAACTGGAACAGAAGAGTATATGGAAGAAATTAGTATCAGTTATGATGAAATCTCTGATATGTTAAGTAATAAGGCGGACAGTACACATACACATACAAAATCCCAAATCACAGATTTCCCAAATATTCCTAATGCTTCTTCTACCACTCCATCTGCCGACACAACATCTGGGTCTGTAGGAAATGGCACTACTTGGGCAAGGAGTAATCATACTCACCCAAAAAGTTCCTTGTATGCAGAGGCAAATCATACTCATAGTGAATATGTTAATCCTACAATCGTGGATAATTTAACTACAAATGATGCTACAAAAGTTTTATCTGCAAAACAAGGAAAAGTGTTAAATGGACTTATAGGTGATGCAATTGAGTATATTAACCAATAATAATAGGAGAACAATATAATGCCATCTTATAATTATAATTGGGAAACATCTGATTTTAGTATGGGATTAGGTGAAACTGTAACTATTACATTAAGTTATATCAATAAAGGACAAAGTATCCCTATTTTTGAAGATGGTGTTCAAATAGGTACAACAACAACAAACACTTACAATTATACTCCAACAAGTAATGGAACACATACTCTGCATTACTTTGATACTATTTATTGTGAACCTTTGACTGTTATTGTAACTGGTAACGATACTACAACCCTTAATGGTGCTTTAACAGAACTTGGGGAAACTTTGGCAGATAATCTTGAGAGTATGGGAGTAACTGCAAGTGCAGATGATGGATTGACAACATTAGCAGTAAAAATACTTAAAATAGGTAAAAATACACCAACACCATCTACTGTCATCTATGAAGATGATTGTAGTGTAGACAATACAAACGATTATGGTAGCAGTATACCTTTAAGGAATGGGTCATCAACTATTGCTTATAATAGTAATGGATACTACACCATTACTAATAATAGTTCTAATTCAGAGAGTTTTATCCCCATAACTGAATTAACTGGACTTACTACTGATTTTACACTTGAATATGACTCCTATGTTCAACAAATAGGTGGTTCAAGTGGATTAGTAATTTATAATTCATCTACTGCTTGGGTTAAATTGACTGATGATGCAAGTAGTGATAAGAGATTGTGGCATGGTTATAATGATGGTAGTTTTCACGAAACTGGTTTCTCTGGTACTGAAACATCATATCAGAAATGGGTTCATTACAAATATACTGTTCAAGATGGTGTTTTTACTATGAAAGTAACTTATAATGATAATCAAATTGCTTTTTATGTTACACAAATACATTTTACAATAAATAGTAGTACAAAAATCGGTTTGGATAGCGAATGGGCTTCAAATACTGTTACAAGATATAAGAACATTATTGTTAAGACATTAGGTAGTGGTGATTGCAGTCAGTACACTACACAAATCAACAATGCAATTGCTTACATAAATGGAGATGGTAACTAATGACTAATGACACAACAACTCTTCAAGGTAGCCTTGATGAAATGAAAGACCAGTTAATCTACGAATTAGGTGAAAAGGGAGTTACTACAAGTTATGATTCTACTACTGGTTTGTTAGGTTTGATTAATAAGATTAGTGAGATTCAACAAGGGGGTGGTGGTCAAGAGATTGTTTCTTTTGATAATATCACAACAGAATTTAATTATACACAAAAAAGAGGGAATTATGGATTTAGTGTTAGTATTCCAAGTGGTGTTACAAGTTTAGGAAAAAATTGCTTTAATGGTTGTAGTGGTTTGACTAATGTTACTATCCCAAGTAGTGTTACAAGTATAGGAGATAGTTGTTTCCAAGGTTGTAGTAGTTTAACCAGTATTACTATTCCAAGTAGTGTTACAAGTATAGGAGGTTTTTGTTTCTATAGTTGTAGTGGTTTGAATAGTATTACTATCCCAAATAGTGTTACAAGTATAGGGAATAGTTGTTTCTATAGTTGTAATGGTTTGAATAGTATTACTATCCCAAGTAGTATTACAAGTATAGGGAATAGTTGTTTCTATAGTTGTAAGGGTTTGAATAGTATTACTATCCCAAGTAGTGTTACAAGTATAGGAAGTAATTGTTTCAGAAATTGCACTAAACTTGTGGATTATCAATTATACTGGGAAACACCACCAGTAACTTGGTCTTCCAACTTAATGCCAAATAACACAAACACATACTTCACTATACCTCAAGGAACAACTGCTAATTATGTAGCGAAAAGTTTCCCAAGTGGTAAACTTGTTGAAAGAAGTGGATAATCCAACAATGCTGAAAAAAAATAAAAAACATTAGGAGAAAATAAAAAATGAAAAAAGAAACAATATATAGTGGATTTGACATCTACTACAATGATGAAATTTGCATTGCAGAAGTGGACACAAGCATATTGAATTTGGGCATTCAGAAAAACATCTGGTGTCCGACCGATGCCACCGATACTACTGTGCCAAAAGCATTAAGACCGAAGGTGCCAGTTACAGTACGTAATAATGGAACTGGACAGATATGGCTTCAATTGAAACCAAATGGATTTTTAGAAGCGTACTCAACAAGAGATTGGGATGCGAATAAAGATATAAAAATTAAAGCAACATTAGTATGGAGAAAACAATAAAATATTTTATTTTTGGAGTTACAATATGATTAAAGAAGTATTATTGGGATTGGGAATAATTGGAATCATTGTTTTATTTTGTTTGATTACTTTAATTCCTCTTATTTGTACAATTATTTTAGGCACGTATTTTGCAACCACAATTGGATTAGAAGGCATAACTTGGTGGGCTTTTGTAATTATTTTTTATTTAATTATAGCGGGAATTTTAGGAGCGTTGACATAATATGAAAATAAAATTAATGTTATTGTTATTTATTTTATTTATGTGCATTGGTAGTGCATATGGTGGAAATAACACTACAGACATACCGAATCCCCAAATGTTAGAAGATATCGGATTAAACACTACCATAGCATTAGAAAGTGGTGATAGTAACATAACATTCAGTAATAATATGACTGGTTACTGTATAGAATATCGTGAACATAGTGCAAATGCCAATGATACATTCTATATAGCAAATACATCAAAAACAATAAACAAGAATGATGGGTCTGATGTTAGCAATTATCTGAAAACATTTTTCATAAAATTCTACAATCACACACTTCAAAATAACTTGACACATCGTGGGGAGCCAGTAAGTCAATCAATTTTTAATCAGCATATCATATGGCATTTCACAAATAATTTCACTTCACCAGTTACAGTCAACAGTTCTTGGTTAATAGATGGAATAATTAAAGAGTCGTTGAGAGAGAAGTTGAATGATAATGGTTATTATGATTATGATAATGATACAAGGGCTTATTATAGTTTTGCTACTTTATTGGCAAGTTATGAAGAATACCAAAACTTTTTCGCTTATAATATTTATTTCACCGGTATTCCTTGTGACCATAATAACAACACCACCGATAATATTAATGAAACCATCAATGAAACAAACACAACCAACAGCAACACTACAGATAATCAAACAAACATTAACAATACTACAGCACTTAACTTGAATATGCAAGAAAACAACAACACGTATACACTCAACAATGATAAATATATAGACTTGGTAAAACATAAAACTGGAAACAATATCATAATATTGATAATAATCATAATATGTATACTCTGTATAAGTGCATTAACGAGAAAATGATAGATAAATAAGTGGATACTATGAAATCAACATTAATTAAACAAGAAGCAAAAGAAATACAAGCATTCATTGAAAAAAACAAAGAATTGCCAAAAATCTGTACCATTAATGGTAATGAATACAGCATCTACAGCACTTCTTACTTGATTGCAAAATTGCTTGACACCAAACAAAGTGACATCAAGCCGATAACTGTATCAGCACCATCAACAACAATCACGACAAAAATCAATGAACAAGTCACATCCCCAGATTATAAGGATATGATTAAAAGATTTGTCCAATATGTTGAAGCCAACAAAAAGGTGCCGGCATACGTCACTACAGTCAAAAGCAAAACAAAAGTTGAATACAAATTATTTGTATATTGCATGTGTAAGATAATCAATTTTTACTATAAGAATTCTAATACCTTGCCATTGTATTGTGTATTTAATGATGCGGATTTTAAAAAATCTGCAACCACTACAAAAACTACACAAAAAACAACAAAGACATCTACATCAGCAACAAAAAAAACAACAACAAAATCAAAATGTAGCAACCCATACACATCATCACCACATTACACCTCAAATGGCTGTAATAAATTAGGACAATGCACCGGATGGTGGTGCGGTCCTCATTCCATTCACCAAGCAATACGCAAATTCGGTATCACAAAATATACCGAAAAACAAATTGCTGGATGGGCTGGTACCACAACTGCCGGAACTGGACATTCTGGCTTGAACACAGCAATTGCAAAAATATCAAACATGAGCGGTAAAAAATTATCTGTACAATGGAAAAATTTCTCCGATATGGGTGCGAACAGCGCAGAACGTTTTGCTAATATCGCTAAATTAATTTGTAAAGACGATGTTGCAATTATCTGGCATATTGCATATATCAATGGGGGTAACAGTACAAGCGGCAAACACTTTGGACACTATGAATGCATTGACAAAATCAATACAGCAACCAAGTATGTAAGAGCGCTTAACTCATTAGGCGACAAAAAATCTGATGGCAGTTATGCTGGAAAACTACAAGACAGACCATATGATGTTCAAGGATACTTTGCACGCAATACGCCAGGCGGACAGCCAGCATTATGTATCATTAAGGTGATAAAATGAATTATTTAGATATTTTACAAAAGATTAACAATATTTTATATAACATTTTTGGAGACAAAAAATTTGTTATCAATTTTCAAGTTTATATCAATCAAAAAAGATTTAAATTAAATAAAACTGATGCAACAGAGATTATTATTGAAGATGATGATGGAAAATTTGTGCAATAATTTCCATCTTTTTTTTTCGACCATTTTCAACATTTTATATATATTAGAATATAAATAATTTATCAAAAAAAGAGGTTTAAGGATGACAGTAACAAGCACATTGGCAAAATTAAAAAATTATTTTATAAGTTGGCATACAAATAATTATGACATCCTACACGAAATGACTGACCAAGTCACAAACCAAGCCCCAAATGGCAATAAAGCAGTTACAAGTAGAGCGGTGTATGATTATGTACTAAACCCACTTAATAAAAAAATAGGTAATAGCAGCAATTTACCATATGAAAATATTAATGAAACGCAATATGATAAAAAAAATATTACCTATAATATTCAAGAATTAAATAAAAAAATTAATCTTCTTAATACAGATTTAACAACAGTTACAAGTAATTTTAATGCACATAAAAACAATAAAGATGCAAACCATAGACATATGACTGAATCAGAATACTGGCAAAGCAAAATAGCAACATTTAGTGATAGTCATGATAGTGCAAGCACAAATTCCGGAGGCAATTCATATTACAAATGGCGTCGAAAGGGTATGTGGGCGCTATTAAGAATTCATGGTGTTCCTATTAAAAGTAACCTAAATACAACACAAACATATACGTTAAGTGCTAACAAGACAAGGAATCAATGGACACCAGCACTCGCTACATTAGGCGCTTTTAGTTATGATGAAGTAAAATGGCTAACAATTACAAATACTTCAACATATCCGGGCTGGGCAATTGAATATAAACCCAAATCAACATCAGCCACATATTTATACGCCAGCATTGTATATTTATGCGCCGACGCATATGTAAAAATTAATGATACAGCATATAAAATATCTTGGAGAGACGCAACCGCTGACCATGGCGCTGGATATTGGATTGATGGACTTGATGGTGGTAAATGGGCTTCAGACGTTTAATGGTGATAAAAATGAGCAATCAAATAACAGAAAAAATCCTTAACCTTCGAGAAGAAATAGCAAAATATGTACCATTAATTGACCCCAAACCCCATACGCACAGCGTCAATGACCTTGATGGTGTTGAAGGAGAATTAGTACCAACAAACCATGCATGGGATAAAGAAGAACACGAAAAATATGGTATTGCAAATCAAAATCATTATGGACACGTAGCCATCAGTAATGCTTTTACATCAGATGAAGATTATCAACAAAATACATCTACATATGAACGTAATAAAACAAATGCTGTTTCAGAAGAGGCAGTTAGAAATTGGGTAATGCCATATATTGCAGAAAATTTTGGTATTTTTTGTTTAGATGAAGATGGCAATTTATATATTGAAACTATTGATATGGATATGAATTTAGAACAACAAATAAGAGAAATAGTTTCTGATTATGATATCAATAGTAAATTAGAACAACATGTTATTACAAATCCTAAACCAACAAGTAATACTATCAATAATATCACAGAAAATGGATATTATTTTTTAAATCCAAATGAAAATGAAGATTATTCTTTTACATGCAATAATGATGTCATTCATTACGAACGTGCTTTTATTATTGTTAAAAAACAATACACTCGCATTATACAATATGTATATGCCACTATGCCTAATAGTTTAAATAATTATCAACTAACTGGAGATATTTATGTCAGAATTGGTTCTGTGAATAATAATATTGTATCATGGAATAATAATTGGAAAATATTATATAAATCCTATGCTATACGCAGCAACGCCGGTGACCTTATCGATTCATTAGGGGATGGAGTAAGTGGTGTTGAATTATATGAGAATACTGCTGGCTACACATTCAAATGGAATCAAATAAAATATACACTTACTAAAGAAAATGGTATCTGGGCAACAGTATGTACCTTTAAAAACGCTTTGCCAATAGAAGATAATTTTATTTTTAGCAATATCATTAATAGCACAGATATTAAAATTTCATCTACCAAAGTAGAAATACGCTCTAAACAACGTCAAGGTACTGATATTAACGAAATTCATGAAACTCATTTTATACCAAGAAAATAGAGGATAAAAATGACAAATCCAACAATTGAGGCTACATTAAATTATCAAGAAAATTGTGATTATAAACAATCATCAACAACATGTGACATAACATTATCCAAACAAGATGTTATAATCACAGCAAATATTAGCGTAAGAGATTATAATCAACGTATTGTCAACACATCAACTGATGACTATTATTATAATGATGTATTACGTTTATTTATTACAATCACAGACGCAAATAATAATGGCGTGCCTAATGGCTTTGTAAATGTATATTATGCAGAAAACGCCACAACAATATTAAATACAGAAAATTTAATTACTAAAACACCAATTCCAGTTGATGAACAAGGTAATGTAAGTGTATTATATCAACCACATCATAGTGGATATTTTATTGTGCAATACCATAACAGTCAAACATATAATGATAAAACTGAATATTATCCGGTATTATTAAAAAAAATACCAACACTTTTAAATTTTTACGAAAATATACCACGCTTTGTACATTTAGAGGATACAGTATCACTTAAAGTATCTGTACAAGATGTTTATGGTCAACCTTTAAACTATGGTATTGTTACATTTTTAAGTTATCAAATTGCTGACGCCACAGATGAAGATACAGAACTATCATTAAGTGGTCAAGAAAAAGTTATTGGCAATCCAGTAATGGTTATCGATGGCGTCGCAGAAACAACATACTCACCAATACAATTATTGGAAGAAGATATATTACCAAAAGGTACAGAATTTATTAGGGCTGTTTTTAATTATGGTGAACGTAATGACAAATATGGTTCAGCCTATAAATATTATGCGCCAGATAGTTGTTGGACAAATATACCATTATTATATCCAAGTAATCTTACTATTGATGTTGTAACAATTAAAAACAATCAACTACAAAAAGTTACTATGTCAGATGGTGATATTATCATGAGTGATGGCTTTATCCATATTAAAAGCAATCAACATCTACATTTGCGCTTCGCTTTTACTAATAGTCGCAATGAACGTATTGCACTTGATAATAATTTAAAAGTATATTTTAATGTAAAAGGTACAGAAGATAAATTAATTATTGATAATATCACAGCAGATACTGAAACATATGTAAATCAATATCATCAATATATTGATTATGACAAAGGATATGAAGCATCATATTATCCGGAAATTTATGGCGAAGAGAATATTTTTTTAAGTGATATTGGTAATATTCCAACCGGTTATTATACTATTCAAGCATACATAAATAAAGGTGGACACACCATCTCTAAAGGACAATTAAAAGATATTGATGGACATGATGTTGATATAGAAGATATTTATTACTATGAGGCAGCCGAAAGTGAAAAATTATATCTTGCTGTTGATTTTGGCACACAAGATTATACAATTAATATTGACACAGAAACAATCAATGAAATTTATGGCATTAATACAATAGCAAAAGATATTCATAATCCAATTACTGCTACTATTGATATTGAAAAACAATATTACCCATACTTAAATAATCAACCATGCGTATTTGTTATCCCAAAAATTAATAAAGAATATAAGGGTATTATCAAAATACAAAATAACCAATTAAAAGCAATATTGCAAGATACAATTATATTTACATATGCTGATGATTATCCTATATATGTATATGTTAAAGGTAAAAGTTATACATATAATAATAATCAAATAACCTTTAGCGATGTATATAGTAATCCAAATGATAATCATAATATGCCTATTTATATGTCTGCAAGATTTAATTTAGTACCACAAATTAATATTCGATATAATTCACAAATTTATAGTGGCGATGTCGATATAGATATAAGTGTAGATAATATTTTTGATGAAAATTTAAATCTTGACACTATAATAGTATCAAAAAATAATTATACTTATACTGAATTAACTGATTCTTGTTCCTTAAACAAAAATCATCATACACACACAATACATATGTCAGATTTATCTGCTGGTGAATATCTTGTACAAACAAGAATCCAAAATCATAATTATATATCAGAAACATTCACCATCTCAAAAGCCACATTAACAGCATATAACGATGTTCTTAATAATGTGCCAACTGGCAATATTCAAACAATAAAAATATATCTTAACACTAATAGCAATAAATTAACTGACTTAAATATAAATAAACTACATGTTGCGGTTAAATACGATAATATTGTCAATACATATAACATTGATAACAACAATATAAGCATAAATAATACAAAAGATATAATAACATTTAATATGCCATTATATAATGAAGGTGAATATCAAATTAAGGTATTGTATGATGGTGATGAAAATTTTGAAATATTAAATCCAACAACATATCCAATTGTTTTTAACACAAAAACAGTTTATGGCTCATTGCAAATTAATCGTTATGTTATTAAGCCATCACCTTCTGGTAATAATGAAGGCATAACCGATAATGATGAATTTGAAGATTATATTGATTTATTTATTAATTACAATGGTATTAACAATCAGTATATTATTGGTGAAATACAAGCAACAGATTATAGCAATAATAAATTATTTATCCCTTTTATATCAGATAAACAAGGTCATATACATCTATATAATCCAATTAATTCATATACATGGCAATCATATAATAATTTTATTATCAACATTGACCCTACCAACACCTATATAATAAATGCTTTATTAAACTTTGATACCCCCCAAGAAGCAATTGAAAATTATTTTTATAATAATAATACAAAATATCGTTACAACAATACAAATATACCAATACAATTCGGTGCTGAAGACAATAATAATATATACTTTGCACAAATTAAACAGCAATTAATCGCAAGTGGTAATAAAACATTATTTACAACTTATAAAAAACAAACACTAATGGAGACAAAAGATGAATCTTAACGACATTAAAGAATATCCCCATAAAATAAAAAAAATTTTAATTACAAATCCAAATCTTTATTCCATTAATGATTATATTACTATTAAAATATCATTGGATGATGTCCAAGATGATGAAGTAATACGTTTTAGTTTAAAAGAAAACGACGATTTTGTCCACCATCAATCTATTGATGATGATTATTTTATTAGAATACCTAATAATTTAAATACAATTACCACATTATATGCTCATTATTTTATTTATGATTTATATCAATATGAGGAAATTGAAGAAGTTTATTCTATTTATCCATTTCAAGATTTATTTGAAAAAAATCCTATCAATAAACAAGGAATTCCATATAAAATTCAAATTGAATCAAAAGGATATGACATGCAATTAGGTTCAGATAATAAGCCTTATATTCGCTCTTTATTAAATAATAGTATTGATAAATATAAAAACCCTAATTATAAAAATTATTATAATACCAATATTGAAGATAAAAGAGATATGACTATACAAGGTATGTTTCCATTGTCAAGTCGATATAGACCACCATATCAATATATCAATGCCCCTAATTTAACGACCGAAGCATTATGGCAAGCAACCGAAAATGATATAAATTGTACAAATAGAAGACAAATAACACCATATTGGGAGGCAAAGATTCATAGAACTGGATTAAGCCCATTAATATCAGACCAAATTGATGGAGAATACGCACCTATAAATGTTTTCCTAAATTATAACTATTTACCTACAACAACCGAATATCATCAACATTATTTTGGATTTGAAGGCAAACATTACCAAGATAATAATCCAAACAAACCACACTTGACATTAAATTCAGATTTAAATATTTTTGAAGGTACTAACGTTAATACCATTAATAATTTTGGTAATAACAATAATTATCGTATTATTAATGTCGGTAATCCTTTTGATGATACGTACAGCATGTTTGTAGACCATGAACATATTATTCAATTAGACTTGAATAATGCCATTTATACAAATTGTCAATTGAAATATAATAAATGTGACAAATATTGGACATATACACCATTGGGTAAAGGTCAAGCATCCTTAAATATAAAATTAGATAAAGAACATTTATACACTTTAAAATATTATATTTATATACCACAAGATACTGAATGCGAACCGGATAGTTGCTATATTACAGTTAATGATAATAAAATACATGATGATTTTATTAAACAAGATAAAATTTTACGCAACCAATGGATTTATCATGAAGTACCTTTTGTTAGTCAAGGCGAAGATATCATCAACATTATTGGACCACAACATAATGATGATAGTCATCAAATACATTTTATTTATTTAACGATTGAGGAATTTCAAGAATATAGCCCAACAATTAAATATGCATCAAATGGCTTACATATATCTGAAAAAAATAAAACTATTATACGCTCTACAAAAGGTGATGATAATTGCGTCAGTACACCAACGCCTACACATCATTCAATAACTCCAAAAACATTACCTAATCCAAATGGTAAAATTTTATTTTCATTAGATAATGATATAGATATTTATTACGATAGATTCACGTCAGATATGTATTATTATCATCCAAGTACATATACAAATATCATCAAATTAGAAAATAATTTATTATCTTGGACTAATGATAACGACTTATCATTAACATATTCATACGAAGATACGCCATCTCTCAATAATGATGACACAACATCTTTAACAGCAGAATATCAAAATAAAATAGTATTTATTCAAGGTGTTAATAATAATTTTATTTTATATGCTACTGACTCATATAATAATATTGTTTCTTCTGGCGATGTAGAGTGCGCTATCATTAAGGATAAAGAATCAACGCCAGAAGCAGAAGAAATTGTTAAAAATTTAGGTACACGAAAAATTACTCAAAATGGTACAGTTTTCTTTGATAAAATTGATTTGCGTAATATACCGGTAGATGGTGATTATAGCAAATATTATTTACGAATTAAATATATTAATCCTTGTGACCAAAAAGTTATTTATGATTATAAAGCATTTTACATCGAACCACAAAGAATTCATTTGACACCTTTTGTGAATAATTCATGTAAAAATCATCAAGGCAATTTTATTCTTCAAAGTAATGATGATGGATTTGAAAAATTTGGATATAGCACACCTAATGGTTTTGTGATACATTATCCAGAAGAGGAATTGCCACTTAAGGTTTCTGTTTTTGTGCAAAATCAAAATGGTTCATTATTATCCGATTGCACATTAGATAATGGTATCGTTAATATCGGCTACTGTGAATTATCTATTGATGATGAATTGAAACAAGTAAGTATTGTAGATATTAATGGTGAATGTGATTTTTATCTTGATATGGAAGATTTAACAAAATTATCACAAGTTGTTAAGATTGAATACTATAATAGATATTATGAAGCGATTGATTATATTTATTTTGATATTGTTTTCGATGAGCAAACAAAGTTAAAGCCTATTATTCCAATTAAAATTTTATTGTTTGATGAGAATGGAATAAGTTATGTTCATGAAAATGATATATTGACAGTTGATAAGGATGAATGTGTATTGATGGATATTGATACAGATAAGCATAAACGTTTTAGATTTGAAATCTATGAACATAATACCCCAGTATTTAACAAGCGAACAGCAGAACGAGTTTTTGCGCAAAATTTTGCACAAATTAATGAGCAAGAATTGTTTTATATTGTTGGCTTATTGAATGATGCAAATATTAATTCACCAAATGAAGTAATTCCAAAAGCAAATATGCAAGCGACAACAAAATATTATACTTTTGTCACGACTAATATGATGACAGACGCTGGTATCGTGATTGATGATTTATGGCGAGAATATCATAGAACATTACAAATTAACTTTACAAAATAAAGAGGCACAACAATGAATTATGTATATCCAACTAAAATTGAAGGTGTGGAAGGATGGTCCACAAAAACCAATACACAAAAAATGACTAATAAAAGTTATTTATGTTCCAATAGTACAGCATTAGCCTATTGGGGAGTAAAAAATCCGACTTATAAAGGTCATCCATTACGTAATTGGCCAGATTCAGTCACAACCCCATCTGGTTCATATTATAGACCAGAAGAAATTATTGCATCCGGTTTTGTTGTGCCAAATGCCCCAGATGAAGCATACGTTACCAGTATTGAATTAGAATATAAATGGGAACAGATAGCATACTCATCATTAACTTCTTTTGGAAAATTTGATAATCCTATTATTACATTAAAGAAAAATGGTACAAAAATTGCAAACTTTACTGGTCACAAACCGGCTAATAATGGTAGATGCACCAATAATGGTAAAAATGTAGATAGTGCAAATTTAGCAACATTATATTCTCATAAAATTAATTTAGGTAATCATAAAATTACCATTAAAGACCTTAAGAAAAATATCAAATTACATTTTCATCCTCAAAAAAACCAAGCAAGCAATCATTGTCGTATTGTGATGCAATTTTTAAGATTTAAAATTACTTATAAAGATATTGACCCAACTTTTAAAATAACGAATACATTATCTCATAAAGAACAAAAAGTAGATAAAACATATACTTACAAAGTAACACTTAAAAGCACTAACAAAAGAGTGGCAAAAAATTTACCAGTTACTATTACTTTGCCGAAGAATACAACAGTTACAAAAGCATCAACAACAACCGGTAGTGGCTCATACAAAGAAGGAACATGGACAATAAAAACCTTTAAAAAAGATACTGCTACATTAACACTCACTTGTAAAACGACAAAAGAAACATCAAAACAAACTTTTAAAGCAAGTTTTTCATTATATAATAAAGGTAATGCAAGCGCAAGTATGAAAATATCAAAAGAATCTGTGCCAGCACCATCACAACCAGATAAACCAGAACCAGAACCAGAACCAACTGTTATTAATTTTACTTTCACAACCAATGGTAAAAAACCATTAGTATATAAGGCTGTTGATAATAAACCACTTACTATTAATGTCTCAATGATACGCAACAAAGTATCAGAAGAGAATGATGAAAAAATTATCATCAATACAGATGGATTAATCACCACTAATATCTGGCAAGGTATTAAAGATTTTAACATACAACAAGATAAAATAGACACAAGCAAATGGATTATTGATAATATTAAGACCAGTAATATTAATCTTTACGCTAATGTTGTTTTAGATACCCCAGATGAATATCACATGACAGCACTTCATACTGAAAGTAATCTTGATGATATAAAAAGAAATATTGATTTAACAGTCATGGAACAAGATTTGCAAAAAGAATTTTTTAAATTACGTCTTGAAGATGGTTCAGATGTACGATATAATTCTTTAATTTTTACTGCTGGGGATGACTTAACAACACCAATTACATATGATGTAGAAAATGTATCAAATCCTTTAATTGACAATATTACTATTATTGGTGAAACAAAACGCATTCCAACTCAACAAGCAAAATTTATTACTTTTGATATCAATATTGATATGCCAGAAGATAAAGTCTTTGAAAATGTTATTGCATACCTTGACGTTTATAATAATGAAGGTGAACAATGTGATGATATTATTATTGGTGGCGATAAAAATATTACAGTTTATAATGGTTTAACAAATAAATATTGTATTATTAAAAAATTATATTCTAATCAAACTAATAAAATTAAATTGATTGTACAATCAGATATAGAACAAGAATGTATTTTAAAAATAAAACCTCTTAATTATGGTGACGAAAAATACACTAATGGTGAATGGCAAGCATCTCATATAATTTTTAAAGATATTCCAAATATTGAAATGAAAATAGAAGGTATTACTGAATTAACATATGTTGATGATAATGATGCCTATTTTTGTTTAAGATATATTATTCAAAACAAATCTAATGTCGATGGTACTAATGTTAAATTCAAAATACAAGAACCACCAATCTTTAAACGAGATACATCACCACAAGGACATCGTTCACCAACACTAACTGCTATTGACAGTAATACACACCCATCTTTTAATGAAAATAGTCGTATTCTTACTTTTCCACTTTTAGAAGCAAATAGCAGTAAATATATTTTAGAAATATGTTATAAAGCACAAAAAAAGGGTATTTACGATTTCATTATTAAAACATTAGATGATAAAAAATCAACTGAAGATGACCAATATGCTAATATGTATCAACATAAATTGCTGGTAAACATTGACAGTAGCGTTGACGTCAGAACAACAGTTACCAACAATCATCCATATTTAGATGAAATTTTTGACTTTAAAATTTATGTTAAAAATTATTTTAAAAATCAAAATGAATTTATTTTTAATATTAAAGACATAGGTCAATATGAAAATGCGCATGAACAAAATCACTTTATAATTGAAAATGTTGAATGTCAAGATGGCGTTTTTTACCCAAGTGATAATCAAAACCAACTTGGTATTTGGAAAATCACGAATATTAAAGCCGGAGACATATTTGAATTAATATTATCTTTAAGACCAACTGATACAAAAATACATGTCATTGAAACAGAATTTATCGATACACAATTAAATAGACAAAAATATCGTAATGAAATTGATGTATTAGAACCGAATAAAAAAATTGATTTCAACGTTTATCACGCAGTCAATCATAGCGATGAAGATATTGATTGTCAAAACTGTGACAAATTGACAATTATATGTGATGATGATTTTATTAATCTTAATGATGACATATATTATATTTTTGAAATTACTAATAATAATAAAAATCCTATTAATTATATCAATTTATATGCACGACTACCATCATCCTTCCTCAATAATGGTATCAAATGCTATAATAAAAATTATCCACCAAGTATTAATAGTAATAATTTAGTAAGTTTTCGTATTAATAGTATTGATGGCTGTCAAACTAAAAAATTCTGTATTAAAGTTACACCATCACAACAAGGTACATTCTTATCTAACTTTATGCTATCTACACACAATGCACATGTATTACATCGTCAATTAAAATTAACTGTTGACTCTCACTATAATGCTCGTACAACTGAACATGAAATTACAATTTATAATTTTGAAAAAACTAATAGATATTTCAGACGTGAGATGGATAATCAAGGTAATTTATTCAAATTTTTTAACAAAGGAGATATTTCCAAAAGAACACTCGATATAGAAAAACATAATGCTTCTAAAGTTGAAACATACAAAGGTAGCACCTTAAAAGATATTATCCAACAAATTAAGGATAATTCTAAATATGTTGAGCCAGAATTATTAAGAATAGGCAACAATCATTTAGCAACCAAATCATATGAAATGTATCCAAATGGGTTCATAAATCGTTTTGGATTGCTTAATTCAGAGGTTTTCCATTACGCCGGACAATTACCTACAACAAGTAATTTAGTAGATTATGCTATGCGTTGGGATGTAGATACATGGGATACTAAAGTATGGACTGGCAATGATTATCAAAATGGTGTTTTTGACCTTACAATAGATTACGCTAAAATACCAACCAATTTCAACATTTTAGAATTAGATAACCCTATCGGTAATTTACAATCATTAGTAAATCGAGTAAAACCATTTGGTACTAAAGCGATATGTTATTATTCAAATAGTATTAAACTTACATTAAAAATGGAATTAGATTTATTATCAACAACAATTGATAATAATTTTTTATTTGATATTGAACTGGATAAATTAGGTATTATCACGTGGTACAATAGACATGATAATAGTATCTATACAACATATGATATACATTATTTTGAAAGTGAATTTGACGATATAAAAGTTAAAACACTCAACAATATGGGCAAAATTGATGTAAATGATGATTTAGAAACAAATATGACTTATAGTATTGATATATTCAAAGATAAAATGTCTCAACAATATATTCATGAATGCTATAATATTGTACAAAATTTATTATCAAGTAATATTGCAATTACAAAAGAAAAAAATAATCTTAATTTGCCATTACAAAAAATCAATCGTAATTCTTATATCAATAAACTTTATGATGGCGATATATATGAATTCTATTTTAATGGAGATATTGAAAATGAACAAATAGCCGGTATTTATATAGAAAATGATAGGGATATTATTGCTTGCTTGCGTCAACGCATCGACCCATTCATTAATCATTTTACCCTACAAGAGAATGATAACACAATCAGTAGCACAAATATTTCCAATCCATATAATTTCAGTATCCAAGTCCAATGCTGTACATTGCAAAATAATACCAAATATCGCATATTGCACTTTTGGATATCAACTAACGACAGAAAATATCAATATTTAGGTTATTATTTTGTAACAAATTATAATGATATTGTTCTATATGTTAACAATAGCGCTGGTCTCCCAATTACATATACACAAACATCCACTAAAATTGATATAGAAGAAGAATATGATTTAACGAAAGATACACCAATTACCTTTTCTATTGATGACAGCATTAAAAAAATCAACGAAACACACAATGATATTCATTTGCAGTCATCAGCATTAAAATGGGATAATATTAATAATCTTAACGCAAGCAATAAATATGCTATCGTCTATAATGATAGTAACGTGGATAAAGAATGTAAGGCTTCATCATTACAAACACCAAAAATCATGTTGCGATATGATAACATTAACATAGATGATACAGATGAAATACAAAATATCTATGTCAATTTAAAAGCAAACGCCAATTATGATTTCATTAACAATACCACTATTAATATTCAAAAAGATGGTGACTATTATTTACCAAATAATAATACCAGTCATAAGACATATTATCCAAATAACATTACAAATGTAAATCAAACATTTATATCTGCGTTAAACATTCAACAACCAAATATTACTATATGTGGCAATTGTTTGCGTACAAGTTTAGGATATTATGATGAATGTCCATATTGTAATTCAAACAAAGTTTCACATTCAGATGAAAAAGAAGCAATTACTATATGTTATGAATGTAATTGGGTGTCAAATGGTTGGAATAATTATTGTCCACATTGTTTATCAAAGCATATTGAAAAAACCTTCGCTGACTACAACAAAACATACTGCAACAAATGTCATACTTTACATGATAATTATTATTCAACATGTCCATCTTGTTTCTCAAAAGATGTTACATATCTACAAAATAATGAAAAAATATACCAAATTTTTGATATTAATACACAAAATATTGAACCTATTATCATCAAAAGTAATATTAATAAAATTAATGTTTGCAATATAAAAATACCATTAAATAAACATACGAATGAACTTACTCAATTGAAAACATTATCTTTAATATTGACAACCACAAATCATAATGATGGAAAATATTATTATTGTCCGGATTGTGAAAGTGGTGGATTAGGTAATTATGATAAATGCCCTTATTGTAATAGTGTATCTATTGAAAATAATATCATTAATAATATTAATTTCGACATTTATGCAACTGTCAATAATCAAACATCATTGCTTCAATCATATAATCAATTTACAGATACAAATAAGATATTTATTGATATATTAGATTTAGCAAAAACCAATGCTAAAGAATATTTCACGCTATCTATATATGCAGAGAATCCATTTTATCAACAAAATAATAATGAGTTACATGCATTAAATATCGCCGAAGAATATCAACAAGAAATACTAACAATTAATAATATAAATATTAGTATTGACAATATTGGTTTAGAATCCAAATATAAAAATGAACATGAATGGGAAAACTTAAATTCATTATATGGACAACAACATCAAGGAGTAATATATCAGACAAATGAATATAATAATGATTATATTAATTTTTCTAACTTCAATATTGACGAAAAAAATTTAAAACATTTATATTTGCATATTAATGGTATCAATAAAACGTTATCACATATACATGCAGATATAAAAATATCCGATAGCAAAGGACACACTTCATCAATAACAATATACAACGTAGATAATGATTTATTTAATATACAAGAAGACATCTTGCCTTATATTAAAGATAAAAACGTTTCAATTCAAGTTAGATTTATTAATGCAAATATTAATAAATATATCATTATTACCGATTGTTATTTAATCGCTGAAAAAGACAATAGTCACATTATTACACCATCATTATTGGAAGAAAATACCATTATTAACCATTATGACAACAACTCTTATTTAATTTCAACCGAAAACCTCTGGCATCTTAACGATACCAAACCTTACTATTTGAGTGGTAGACAACTCCATAATGGTTTATTATGCTATTTAGATTTTGGTAAATTAAATAGTGATGAATATATTAGATTATACGATATACAACTTGTAATTGAATATAAAAATAAATATGGTGTATTTATCACCGACAGTATTGATATATCTGACAATCCATTCCCAAAACAATTGCTCTCTGGAGATATTGTCAAAAATCAAGGTGAAAATTGGGGTGCAATTAAGGTATCTGAAATAAGTTTAAATAATTTAGAATACGAAGTTAATATTAATACAGATAATGAAGATTTATTAAATTCATTGCCACTATTTAAAGCAATATCACAATCTTTTATTGCCGATACAAGTAATATATATAAGATTGACTTTAAATATGATGGTCGAAGTGGTTATCCAAGTGAATATATCTATGTAGCGTTATACGATGACAATGGTAATACACCAGACAATTTAATCGCTCGTAAAAAAATCCAAACACCAAATGTTAGTAGCATTTTCAGTTTTGATTTTTACATTGATAAAATTAATGTTGGTGAAAAATATTGGATAATAATTGAAGATGACAACGCTGACAGATATAATCACCATAATTTTAAATATAATTTAAATAGCGATGTCGGTAATCTTATTATAACTGAAGAAAACAACTTCAGTACCAAATATGAAAATATGGCTTTAAGTTTTGCAATTGAAAGCAGTTATAATATTTCTGAATATCATGATTTACCAGTTACATGGGAATTAGATACAGATATTGACAGCGATTTTAAGTTATATAATGCATTATATCGTTTTAATACAACATCATTGAGCAATGTATTTATTAAAGATTTATTAATCCGAAGTGGATATACAGAAACTGATGACGATTTTATTGATGAATCTTCAATAATAGATGTTGATGCTGATAATTTTGAAGAAGATGATAACTTATGAAACTAACAACAGAGGCAGAAATCAAACAAATTATTGAAATAGTAGACAAGGAAACTGGTCAAAAAAATTTTCTCATTGAAGAAGATGGCGAATGGATACAAATAGCAAAAGAAAAATATTATCAAATATTACAAGGTGATAAAAATGGCGAACAATAAATATATAACACCAGAAGGTAAAACAAAACTTTTACAATTGGGTTTTCTTAATAATACAAGTGGAACATTTAGTTATCTTGCATTAGGTGGCGAAGGTAGTTCTGCAGCAATATCTAACGATAAAAATCAATTTTCAGAAGTGACTGGAGATAATTATCATAGAGTTCAATTAGAACAAGAAGGAGAAATTAGAACAGACTCCCAGTCTATTACATTATCAGCATTTTTTGAAGATATGAATTATAACCCATCTCAAGGGGGAACTATTACTGAAATAGCAGTTGTAGACAATGACGAAAACTCTGGTGAATTAGATACATTTTTCGCTTTTGCAGATGTACCGGACATTGAAAAAAACGACAATATTAGTTTAAAATATTCTATTATTATATCCATTTTATAGGTGAATATTATGCCATCTTATTATAATCGTGTCAAAGGCACATTGGAAGTTGCCAAATTGGCACAATCTTCAGACATACATTTAATTCAATCAAGCATACAAGATGCTATTTCAAGTTTAATCGTTGATATGTTTGGACCGGCATATATATTAGGACAACAAGAAGATGACTTAAAACTTGTACCTACAGCGATTCACGTTGACCAATCTAATACATATTATGACAATGAACAACAATGGATTTCTTGTTATGAACGATACTTACGTCAAAATATTAGCATTAATAAATCTTCAATTGAAAGTATTAAAGTACATATGAAAAATGATTCAAACTTAACTATCCCAGTTTATGCTGAAATTAGGGATATTAATTTTGATTTTATTCAAGAATCAAACGCTATTTTAAATCCAACCGACGAAGATGGATATCAAGAAGTAGAATTTAATTTTAACTTACATCATTTAGGCGTTGGTCATTATTATTTTGTCATCAAACCTATTGATATTTCAACCGCCGACTTAATCGTAAATGGTGACGAAACCGAATACGATAACATTAATGAAGATACATTCCTTATCAGATATGATAGGGGTGGAAATTATCGTGAAGGATTAGAAGCATCATATAATGGGGTTGATTATCTTAATGCATATTTATTAGAAGACCAACTTGAAAGTGATGATGATTTTAACATAGTATTACACGAAAATAATTTTGATTTATATTTTGAACAAGTTTTTAGTTCCGGTAACACATATTTGATTACACCGGGCGCAGCAGTTGTACATGGACAAAAGGTTTACCCTATCGATACTCACGTTACTATTGATGGTCCTTCTCCATTAGGCGATAGAACCGACCTTGTAACCTTATCACAAGAAGGTATTTTAAATGTGATTAAAGGTAAAGTATATACTGGTAGTTTGGAAAATAATCGCCCAAAAAGTGATAATGGTTTAAAGATTGCATACATTACAACCTTTAAAAATGGTGTATCACAATGGAGATGCCCTATATGTGGTAATATTAATGATGGTAATATTAAAAAATGTTTAAAATGTAATGAGGGTGAATTATCCATATCCAACAAAATTCCACTTGTTGAACAAAATGATGATAATTATATCACCAGACAAAGAGATGTATTAGAACGCCTACGTCGTTTAGAGAAAAAAATTGACTATCAAAGCGAATATAATTCTCCAACAAGAATTAAATATATTTGTACTACCGACCCTATTCTTACAGAAAATACAAGTACAAATTACCAAGGTGATGGAACATATGGTATGACAACCATTAAAAATTCTGATGGACAATCTATTACCATACCACAAACAGATACAAATATCATACAATTAGCATGGTCTATTATCAAAAGAACATATACACGTTCATACATCGATAGTTATACAACAACATACTCAACAAACAAAAAAACAGTTACAACAAAATATATTTTAGACGCAATGGATGTGGCTATACCATATAAAAAGCCAAAGAAAATGACGTCTGCTGATTATTATATTCTTAATTTTGTATATAAAGACGAGTATGTTAATAGCACAAAAACATCATCTAAAACAGTTAATAATACTTTAAAAACCACAGAAACTACAACTACTCGTAATAAAGGTGTCAGTAAGGTAGACATAAAACTTACATTAAAATATGGTAAAAAAGTGGTTTATGAAAATACGCATACAACAACAAATAGTGGTCAAATTAAAATTGATATCTATAAGACTTTTAACTTTTTAAAAGCCGGCGAATATACAATGACCGCTACATATACAGATGCTAACAAAACTAAACATAAAATTACAAGTAAAATCACAATATATTCTGGTAGTTTTACATCTAAACTAAAGGAAAACAAACAAACTTTTAGCGTTAAACAAGTTGTTGAAACACAAACAGCAAATGGAAAAACACCAAATTATAAGGATATCACATATGATATACCAGATGATATTATTGCCGGCAATGATTCATTTTATCTTGATGGAGTGTCAGTCGATACAGACAATGGTAAGGTTTATATTGATAAGGTAAGCAATCCAAATGAAAAATATATCGTAAATACACCATTGGAAAAAAGCAAGCAATACACATCACAAGAAATTACTTATCAAATAAGCAATAATACAAAATCATTAAACAGTCAATATCCAGTATTAAATCTTGTATTTGAAAAAGATACATTTGTACATAGTTTGACACCATATATTAACACGTTTAAAAATATGAAAAACTTTGGTATCATTTTATTCCGCAATGATGAAGTTTTTAATTTAACTCAATCTAAACGTATTTCTTACCAAAAGAAACTTGAAAACGACCCAGTCTTTGAAAATGTTTATTCAAGTACCTTAATTAATATTGCACCAATTTCAACATCTAAAAATGGTAAACGTGTATTGAAAGAATATCATAAATTTATTGTAGACAAACAAATCCCAGAAGGTACATACTCATTGCTTGTTTATGGACAATTAGAATCTAATCAAAGTGAAGGTGCTATTTATATTAATGAATATGAAACCATGAGACAAATTGATAAATATGGTACATCTACAAAATGTTTAGGTTCATGTAATCCTTCTGTTATCTATTTAGAAAGCAATAATGTCTCAAGCAGAAGTTGGGATTTAGTTATTGAACAACAAAATGATAAATACAAAGATAGTGGTATCTTAATTTCCAAACCATATTCAGTCGGAGCCAACATCAAAAGTTGTACAATAGATAAAAATACAAATATACCAAATGGATGTAGTTTATCTATTCAAGTATCTAACGATGGTGGAAGTAATTGGATTACAATGGATAGCGAACATATTACTTTTCCGGGTTTAGGAACTAAATTTGCTTGGAAATTAATTTTAAAAGGTAATGGTGAATATTCACCAGAATTACTCTTTGATGAAACCAAAAAATATGCTATCAATTTTAACATTGCTACTGAAGAATATTACGTTGCTTATGAAGATTATCAAAGATGTTTAGAAACACCTTTAATTGATGCTAATTATGTCACACGTTTATTATTAAGCGATTATACACTTCAAAATCGTTTTAGCGAATGGGAATTTGCAAGAATCTTTATGGAAGACCCAGATAAAACAAGTAAAATTGATATCTTAACATCAAACTCAAGTACAAGTAATGTTCCAGCAACACAAAAAAAAGATAACTGGGATAGAAGCATTTTCTTCAATCAAATATTTGCAGATTTAACGCTTGATGACTTTAAACATACCTCTGTTGATTACAATAATTACGATGGCAATCTTGAATATGACGAGCATAATTATCGTTTTAAATATGAAACCGATAATAATTACAATTATCAAGCCGGTGAAGTAATTGCGACAGCAAATGACGCATTAAAATTTACTAATTACGACAATATTGATACAAGTAATTTTACTGTAGACAATCATTTAAATGATACTTATGCATATTATGGCAACGATGATGAAGGCAGTATTCATACTGGTATGCATATTGAAACAGCCCCACACTATGGAAATAAATATATGCCGGATAACCCAAATAATGATACTATTTATTATAATTCAGCAGAAGATGCAACTTACGACCCACAAATGATTATTGCTGGTGTCGTATTTGATAATGGTTTTGATATTACCGATAACTATACCGGATTAAATATAGATATTATACCATATATTTATGGTAAAGATAGACCACAAAATGAAAATGGACAAAATATCTTACCAGCCGGTACACTTGAAATTGTTGTATCACTTAATGAATATGGATTAGTTGAAGATAGCACAGCAACATATGGAAAAGCATACACAATTGATGTAGACCTTGTAAGTGGCGAACATAATAATATCTCTGTACCTAATATATATGATGATTTTTATGGATATCAAGATGTACGCTGTATAGGTATTAGAGTAAAAGATATTACACCAACCTTTGAAGATGACAACCATGTAACAAAAGAAATTACTACAACAATCAGAAATGATGGTACAAATGGTGACAGTATATGTATTGGTAATATCGTTTTAAGTGGATATAACGTCAGACACTATTTCCCAACTGATTCATATAAATGGGTTAGGGGAGAAGTTGATGGTGGTGTCACAAAAGATAGCGCATCAATACAAAATCAACAATCTTGTGCATATATTGAGTATGCTATCGGTACCAATAGTGCTGGAAATTACGCATCTTATCGATATGGAAGATATTTATTGGATTCAACTGCAACCCCTTCAATTAGTAATACATTAAATAGTCAAGCCATTAAAATTTTCAATAAAAATAATACTTTTGTAACAACTACATCTACAAACAATGCCAATAAGGCTGTACTATCCAATAAAAAAATTACAACCACTATTAATAACCAAGAATATACAAGTAGTTTATTAAGTTACCCTAATATGCTATTTAAATTTACTAATGCAGAAACCGGATATCTATTTTATATAGACACAGACTTCTCTTTAAGCCCATATGACCTCATTGATGTTAGATATTATATGGATACAGAACAAGTTGAAGGTGGTAATGCATCTAATAATGGCGCTACCAATATCAATACTTGGGGTGGAAACACATGGCAAACAAATGGTCAATTTAAAACCGGTGATATTATTATTGAGTTTTATGATAACAGAGACCATTTGAATACCGAGCCTATTGAAAGTTTCCCATTGCCAGCATGGGGTCAAGTGCAAACAAGAGCGCAACAAACTAATAAAGTTGTATCAGCATGGTTTAAAAAACGTAATGGTGGAAGAGTTAAACGTATTGTTTTGAGAAGAAATAATCCAACACATGATGAACTTTATGATATACATTTACATATCGAAAGTATTCGTATGTTTAATTCAAAAACAATGCCAGCATTAGGACCACAACTACAAATGAGAATCTATCCAAACAACATTGATAATTTAACTAATACAAAAATTAGAAAATTTGGTGTTGTTTATAGATTGGCATAGGTGATAAAATGGAAGAAGAATTTAGCGTACAAATGGCTGATGAAGTTCAAGGCGTTGATTATAGAAGAGGTATCCAAGAATCATTAAATCAACAACAAAATGCTCAAATTGAAATCGTCAATCAAATCGGTGATAAAATTGATAACATCGCCGATTCTATTACTCCAGAAGTAGATTTAACTGAAGTAACCGACATGCTCAATGAATTGGATACAAATACTCTTGCAGCACAGAATGAAGATATCATCATGATAGTGCAAGAACAACAAGATGTAATTAATGCTCTTGATGCTAAATTAGACGCAAGTAATACAGATGCAATTACCAGACAAAATGATAATATTTTAGGAATAATTGAAGAACAAGGCAATAAAATTAGCACACTTGAATCTAAAATTGATTTAATTTTAGAAAAATTAGAATAAGGTGTTGTAAATGGAAAATAATTTACGTAAGGAAATACATGATATGTCTGAAAAGATATATCGTTTGCAAGAAAAATCAGAAAAATTAACAAATGGCCAACGATATGCCGCCATTAACGAAATCGAAAAAAGCATTCAACCCTTACGTAGTGATTTACGCCATCTTGAGCATGAGTTATATTCTCAAAACTCCGATAAAAAAATTATTGTTGAACAAATTGAAAAAATAGAAAGACAAATTAACGAGTTGGAAAATATTAAAAGTGACCTTATTACTCGTATTCATACAGAAACAGAGCATACCAGACAACAATTAAATGATAAAATTATCAACTACATGCGAGAGGAGTTAACTCCTCTTAAACAAGCAGTTGAAAGTAACAAGAACGAAGTAAACAAAATTTACAATGAAATTTATGAATTAAAGATTGACATCAAAGAATCAGAATCAAAGAGAGAAATAAGAGATGCAGAAAAATTTGACCGATTTAAGTGGGTTATTACCGCAGTAGTAGCCACTTTGGCCGCCATCTCTTCATTATCCCTTTGGCTTGAACCAAGTGTGAAAATGTTAGTACACATTTTCTTTGGTTAAACTTACCAATCTTTTAATGCTAATTTAACATCTTGGGCTTGGACAGTTTTTCTACCAGCGTGTTTTGCGTAAGTAGTAGCCTTTTGAGATACAGAGATAACATAATCTTCTGCAGCTTGACCCAAAATGTCAATTGCGTCTGTGCTTACTCTTTCTGCACCTACACCTTTAAGTAATCTTGCAGTTGGTGCTTTTGGATATTCACTCATATTTTTAGCCTCCATGTTTTTTTTATTTCGCACGAAACTTAAACGTTGTAATACAACATTTTAATCTCACACAATATAATATTAGCATAATCAAGTATTTAAACTTTTCGATTTTATCCATATTTTATTCTGTTGACATAAATCGACAAACAACTTATATTCTTCATAAGTTAAATTATATTTTTCAAGGAAAATGGGTAAATCTACCAATAAAGAATGTAAAACACCCGGAAAATCATATAATGTAATTGATAAATTTTTCATTTTTTCCTTATCTATACCTTTAATTGGTATATTATGTTTTTTTAATTCATCTATGATAACTTTTTCATAATGCTCATTGCCATCCAATTGGAATAAGTATAAACTTTGCTGTTTTTTTGTACATTCACGACAATAATATGATAAGCCATCCGGATTATTTCTATTTTTTGAAAAACAAGATTCATCTAAAATTCTTTTACAATTATTACATTTTTTCATTTTTTAATCACAAAAAAAAAATAAATAAAGGGATATATTTTAAAACCATGTTGTTAAAGTATATGGTGGATAATCTCCAACATAATATTTCCAATATGGTGGGCGATATGTGTATGTTTTAGTGGATGTATAATCTTTTTTTTCCTCTAATTCTTTTAAGATATCTTCAACCAATTGTTTGACATCTATAGTTGTATCGCATTCATCACAATCACAATCACAATCACAATCACATGTATCATTATCTTTTGCTCTTTCATACTCGGCTTCTTGCTTAAGTTGTTCCCACGCTTCTTCTTTGATTCGTTTATGTTCTAATATTTTTTTAATAAATTGAATTTCTTCTTCAATATGACTTAATCTTTCAATAAGATAATCATAGTCTCTGTCATCTTCATAATTAACATCACAACAATTATTCATCTGTATCACCAGTTTTATTATTAAAATTTTCCAATAATTTATCATGTTCACGTAACCATTCGGTACAATAAACAAGATTACTAATTTTTTCCTCTTCATCATCTTCATTATGCAATACACCTTGTGCAAATGAAAAAAAAATTGATGAAGCCAATTTTTGTGAATCTAATATTTTTAAATTATCTGGTTTAGTAAACTCCTTGATAATTTCAATTAATATTAAATCAATGTCATCTTCATGCATATCAAAAACCTTTAAAAATTATCCAAAAAAAAATCCCCATTAAACATATATTTAATGGGGATTATATTTAGTTATCAAGTTTGTCATGAGCCAAATGTTGAGAATAAAATATTCTACAATAATATATTTACAATCATCATATATAAAGTTTTCGATTACTGAAACATCATATCAACATTTTCTTCTTGCTCATCATTTGGCTGTTGCAAATCATCCGCATAAACAATTTCTATATCAGATATATTTTGCTTATTAATAATAACAAACCTTTCTGTACCATCATCAACTGTATAACTTACACCCAAACAATCATCGTCTTCATAATCGATAAAGGCAAAATTATATAATGTATCGTACGTAAGAACACGTACACATACTTTATTGACTTCATCTTTATTTACATTCATACCTTTTGATATCATTAAACTATAATTATTTGGCATAGTATCATACAATATTTCTTTTTTGTTCTAATGTTTATAAACTATTCGGTAAGTTTATGTCTATGACGCTGATTAAACTCTTCACGCTTGCCGGCATTGAATGTATTAATGCATAAATAATATCCGGTGATTCTGTCGAACAGTCTTAAATCTTTACTACCACAAATAGGACATACTTCAAGTTTATCATTAATTGTAAAACCACACTCGGCGCAAAATGTAAAAACCTTACTATACGCCCAAAATATTGGATTACCAAATTCTAAAATACGTTGGTTTAATTTCCAAATGGCTTCTGCATCTGACCATACTTCACCAGACCAAATATGAAGAATGTCACCACCAAGGGATAAGTGTGCAAATTTTCCAGCATTTTCAATATGCTTAATCCAATCCACACCACTTGAAACTGGGATATGATGGCTATTAGTAAGATAATAAGCGCCTTCCTTACCTTGAACCGGACATTGAGGATATTTTTCTCTATTTATTGTAGCAAATCTAAAAACTGTAGATTCTGCTGGTGATGCAATCACACTCCAACGAAGACCATCTCTTTCAAAAAATTCTTGTTTTTTCTTGTTAATAAATTTAACAATTTGTACGCCCTCATCTTCGGCTTCAACAATATTTTTGCCAAATAATACTTCAAGACATTCATTTAAGCCAGCATATCCTAAAGTAATGGTTGTACGATTAATATCCCAGAGTGGCTCTTTTGTATCTTTATCGACTTGCAGTAAGAAATCTGATGTATGTTTATTATAGATAATATCTTTAACGACTTCTCTTCTATGTATTAAACTTTTGTAACAAATTTCACAAACATTATCTAATAATTCATAGAAATCATCGACATCACCATCAACTTCTAATGCCAATAAAGGAAGATTTATTGTGTTATACATAAAATTACCAGTATTACAACAATCTTTGAAATAATCACCGGTATAATTCATAGGTAAAGAACTTCTGCAACCCATTGTGCTTCTTTCTAAATCAATACAATTATTATAATAAATAGTTGGGTTATTCGCCCCAGTTTCATGGAGTATTTTGCAAGTTCCTTTATATTCATCCAAATCACCCTTACGAATGTTAAAGAGTATATTTGGGAAACGATGATAAGCGTTTTGACCATCTTTATTGTTTGAAACTTCACAAACAGCCTTAAAGATTAGGTCTGCCTCTTCTTGATAGTCTTTATATGTTCCAATTGCAACTCCTTCAAAAGAAATTGCTGGCTCATCTGCTAAAACTGGTGGACAAGAAAGGTCTAATGCAATAGAAGAGAACAATACTTGGCCACCACGACAAATAAGTGACATGTTACAGTTGAAAATGAATCCCTCAATTGCTTGTTTGATATCTCGGTAAGAGCGCCCCTTACAGAATGGTGATAATAACGTATTGAAATTTACATAGCCTTGCCCCCCAGAAAAGACTGTAGCACCGGCCATCCATGCTTGAAGCATATGATTAAGTAATACTTCAAGAGATTTAGCCGGCTTTGCTACTGAACCCATTTCACCTTTACCATCTATTTTGAGTCCATTTTTAGCAAAAAATCTCAAATCATAGTTCATACAATTAGGTCTTGTCATATAGTACTCTAAATCATGAATGTGAATCAACCCTTCACGATGGGCTTCAGCACACTCTTCTGGCATCTTCAATAAAGCGTATTCCTTTGCTATAGAGTCGTATGCATATTTGGCAATCATCTCTGGACTATAACCAATGTTAGCATTATCCTTACATCCATTTGCAATAAGGTCTTCAAACTCCTTAACACTCATACCAAGTTTACGATAGTGTTCTTCGGCTTCAAATTCTCTTTCTTGCAATAATTGTGATGATACTTCAGCACGAATTGCTGATGTAGAAATTTCAGCCATTCCATCTTTTTTTAATTTATAAAGTTTATTAGAAATTCTACGCTGAATTTTTTCGGCAAGTTTCTCATCAACATTAGTTTCGTCCATAATAGTCTGTGCAATCAAACGTGGTTTAAATTGCTCTTTACTTCCATCATTATGTATTACAATAATTTTTTCTGTCATGTTTTACAATCCTTTTTTATTCATTATGATGTATATTTTCTATCATATATAAAAATCATATTCCATATACACCAACATTTAAACATAATTTGGTAAACATAATATCAAGTTCACTAATTTTTTTTTCAGAAATTTTACTTACACGAATTATTTCTAATTTATTCATAATGTTATCTATATACACTTGTAATTTTATAATATAATTATCATCATCTTGCGTTAAATTCATTTCATCATCAATAATTTTATAAATCTTATCAAAACTTTTAATTTCTACAAGCGTATTTTCAATTTCCTTATATTGAAAATCATTTGCACGTAATGATAAAATCATATTTTGTAATTGACCAATGAATTTTTCAATAGGGGGATTGTCTATCACAAAAGAAATTATCTCATTAAACTCTTCGTTATCAGATGTAGCATTAATTAATAAATTATAACATGATGGTGAACCAATATTATAAATATAATATAAAATCACACCAAGTTCAATAAATATTACTTGATGTCCATCTATTTCCATTGTGATATCAGACTCTGGTTGCTTTACAAAAGATAAATAATTATTTAGCGAATTAATAAAAATACCATAAATATTATTATATTGCGTATAGCAACTTAAAACAACTACTTGCTTGTTATCTTCAAAAGAATCAGCAATTAAACGTAATGTTTTATCATCAATAGGTTTATCTTCATTCATTATAATCCCCATCGTATTTTGTATCCACTCCTTGCGCTTGTAAATCAACTAATTGTGCAAATCTTGCACCTTTTTCAATGCAAAAATCTGTATTACGATGATTGATAATCAAAAAACTTAAATGTCCATCGAAACCAGCATCACCTAATGCTGTTTGTACAGACACGCCAGCACGCAACAAAGAAGAACGTGGCAAATAAAATTGCGCAGAGTCTGGAGCAATTTTAATTTTTTCTTTAGTAACCGCAATATAAGGTGTATTTGGTTGTAATGTATATACTTGCCTTAAACTACCTTTGACTTGTACAGTATTTGTATTAACATCGGTTTGTTGAGGTAAAACTTTAATATCTTTAAATAAACCATATATATGCATATTTGTATCTTCTATTGTTTTAATACAATCTAAAGTTAAATCAATACCAGTAGGTTGATATTGTTTATCATCCAGTCCATTATAACGTTCTCTTAAAATTAATTCACCATTAATCACTTGAATCACCTAATTTTAATATTTTTCCTTGAGAAATATCCATAAAAATTTCAGTAGGTAATATTTCTCTCACTTCATAATTTTGTTTTATTGCTTTATCAATATCATCAACACTAATAATACCTATAAACTCATCATGTTCATAGATTAACAAAAAATTTTTCCACAACTCCCATACACTAATTCCTAATAAATCTTTATACATTTTCTTCCTCCGCAACACGTTTGAAATTTGCGTAAACATCTTTAGCAAACACAATTGATGTTTTCTTTAAGGCCATCAAATGTAATCTTTTCTTATTATATGTTGGATTTTTATATTTATATTGCGTTTTATAATAACGATATAATTCTGCAAACTCATCATCGTTTGCAATTAATTTACTCGTACATCGTATGATTGCTTTTTTTAAATCTTCACAGTAATCAATAGGGTCTTGTTTTTTATTGGCAACAATCTGCCCCCTACTGTATTTCTTAATTTTAGAATAATAATTTTTATTTCTTACAACTGGAGATAAACCAGCATATGATAAAAAATGCTTACGATTTTGAAAACGCTGAATGTCACCTATCTCGACAATAAGTTCGGCAGCATCATATAAATTAATATAAGGTACTTTGCGTAAAAAACTCATATATTCTTCTGAAAAAAATAAAATATTTTGTATTTCATCTCTTAACATTTGCAAAGGACTATCAAAAGGTAATATACTAATATTTTCAAGCCTATTATATCTTGATGATGATATATCACCAAAACTTATTAAACGATGTTTATTACTCTTTTGTGCATTAAAAACAGTTTTATTCGTGTTAAATAATATTGATAAAACTTTACGCTCACTTGAATCCATTGTTTCACATCCTTAAAATATTATTTTTGGCTTTTTTAGATAAACGTGGTATTTTATCTAATTCATCTTCAGTTGCTGTTAATACTTTGCTTGGTTTTTTAAAATTTTTCAATAATGTGCGAGCAGTTTGTTTTCCTACACCATCAATACCAATTAAAACATTAATAAAAGCATTGGAATCTTTTTTTCTTACAATAGGATATTCTAATGGTTCTGTAGATTTATCAATATTATTAATAATTGATGAAATGCAAGAAACAAATTGTTTAAAGTTACTTGCAACAAATACTGGGGTTTTATAACGAATCATCAACGACGCAATATTTCCAAATTTTTCATTATTTGTTTGTTGTGTCACATATTGTTCGTTCATTTTAAAATCATCATAAATAATAATAAATGAAAAAGGCGTTAATTCTTTCATTTGCAAAGCCTCTTTCTGAATTTGTCTATTTCGACAAGATGTGATAAAATCTTGAATTGTTTTCGTCTCAATTAATATATCTTTTTTACCTTCTTGTAAAATTGCAATATCACCAGAAATTAAACGTTCTACTTTCAAATCTGGAAAATAATTACGTAATTTTGCAATACGTTCATCATCTTCTCTATCATCAACAAGAATATGCATATAATCACCTATAAATATAAATTAGCGCCACAACAATCAGATGAATTACAAATACCATTACACTTTTGTGATTCACAACTTGAAAACAATATATCTTCTCTACCAAATAGATAGGAAACTTGATGTTCTTCTTCTACACAATGTTGAAATTTTTCATCAGATAAATGATTTCGCAAAATCTCAACAACTTCTTCTTCAGTATATCCATCATCACGTAAATATATAATTAATTCACGACGCTCATGATATCCTAAATTTGCATTAGATAGAAGATAATCAATACAAGGTGGAAACTTGGCACTAAAATGAATATCATTCAATATAACTTCGTGTTTAGTTGTGATAATATCTTCATCCAATGGCAACAAAGAAACATAATCTTGACCGATAATATAATCGGCATGTCCATTGTATGATTTTGCCATTTGACAAATGTCTTCGTAAGATAATTCACATAATTGATGATATTCAATTGGTATGCAATATAAACCAGTTTTTAAATTTTTAGTGCCAAGTATACGAGAAACTCTACGAGTATCTCCAACAACAGATGGGTCCGAATATGTGTTGGTTCTCCGATGTAAATTTTTTACCCACTTTTTTATCGCCAATTTAGGTTGTTTTAATTGTTCGTTATGAGTTAAAATAAAAATATGAAAGCCTCGACCACTAAAACGAATATAAAATTTTACACCCAAATCGTAAAGATAAAACGCAACCTTACGTACATCATCATAGAACTTTAAATCTGTATCATAATCAAAATCAAGAAAAATTTTATCAATATAAGCATTTGGTGCTATTGGTTCTCCAACATAAGAATATACAGATTGATAAATATTTTTTTTTCCATTATATAATGCAATAAATTTATCAATATCAGCATCATCTGTAATTGTTATTCTTATTTTGGGAATAAAAATTTCTTTAACCATCATTCTAACATCTCGATATAATGTTCAAATTCATTGTCTAAAACCATTTCGGCTAATTTAATCGCAAATTGACATCCGGGGTCAAGCATTAGGCCACTATTATAATCAATCACATAAAATGGCCATTCGGTACATGCATCGAATCTCGTTTCATATTCATTACATGTTTTACCATTAAAATATTGACAATCAATTGTGCGACAACAATCACCACATTGCTTACAAAATTCTGGATGTTCTTGCACCATATTATATGTGAAATAAGAATCTGGTGCTTGTAATAAAACTGTTTCAATAATATCTGCTACCATTTCATCCCCTATATTAGGATATTTAAGTGTGTATTTGTCTAACATTTTTTTTATAAATTTTAAATGATTAATAGGCATTAAAAACCACCTTCTTCTTCACACACTTCTTTATAAGCACAATAATCACATAAGAATTGCCTTTCTGCATAAAAATTTTCTTCTTTAATTTCTTCTCGAATAAAGTTTAATAATTCAATAGTGGCTTCTTCATCTGCATGCGTAACAAAAGAACCCTTCTCTTGTGATTCGCAAAAATTAACGAATTTCATGCCACCATCTTTAGTGAATACAATGCCAGCAGATATAACCTTTTTGTTAGGAAATTCTTTTTCAACTAATAATTTATAATAAGTCAATTCTAACCGATAATTTTTAATAGGTTTACTTTTACCGGTTTTATAATCAATAATGATTAAATCGCCAAACTCATCTTCTAAAATTAAATCACATAATCCAGAAAAATTAATATCTTCATTATATAAATATTCCTCTGCACTAAATACTGTATATGTTTCTTTTTCATCATGAAAAACTTCATCATAAAAACGTGCTAAATTAAATAAATGTGTTTTAAGATTAAATTTAGAACCACTTTCATTATATATTTTTATTAATTGTTCATAAAAATCTCCATCTATATCGATATTTTTAATAAATGTTTCCGCAATATTATGTACATCAGTACCTAATTGCATAAATTCATTAGGTTGTTGTTTAAGTTTATCTATATACATATATTTAAATTCTCTACGACATTTTAAAAAACTATTGACAGCACTTTTACTTAACTTCATAATATCTCTCCCTCTTCATCAATTAATTCCCATACAATCTCTGCCGATATCCAATCTTCAAAATAACCTAAATTAATATAATGACTATGATAATACAATCTAAAAGGTTTATTGCGCTTTTGATTGATATGACTAATGTATTTAATTTTAGATGTATCCCATAAATCATATTTACGCAAGCCACCATCAGAATTATACTGATAATCACCACCCTTGGTAAAATTATATTCTGGTGAATATAAATCAATATAATATCGTTCTTTGTCATTCAATTCCGAAACAGCACATTCACATTCAACACGTAATTGATATCGAATGGGGTCATCTTGTATTAATATATCAATTGGTTGACGCCCATGTGCATGATTTCTGTGTCTTTTATAAATATTACGACTTTGCCCAATATACAAAACCTTCATTGTTTTTATATCAACATACGAATATATACCAATCATTCAATAACTTTAAAAAATCAATATGGGATTTTATTTATATTCTTATTTGTCTAACATTATTTATAAATGTTTCACTATCATTTGTTTGATACTCAACAAACATTCCAGTCATGATATCTCTTGGAATATCATTATAAGCATTTTGACAAGTAATATAATTTTTTACATTTTCTGGAGTACGCAATGACAAGCGTAAACATTTAGTACCCTTTTTAGATGTAAAATATGTTGCTTGTTTCACTAAAGCAATATCATTGTCGTATTCATATGGATTGGCTTCGGTAATAGTTTCTTCAGCAATACCATTAATATAATTTGCTTCTAATACAAAACTATCATCTACACTAAAGTCAATCATGAAATGCATATACAATCGCCCACCATATGAATGACAATTAATGATAATAACATGCCCAGTTTCAAAATATTTACCATAACGATGCACCAAAACCTCGCTACAAGAAACACTTTGATTTACATCCTTATTTTGAATATGCAAAATGGTGTATCCTTTTTTATTATCAACATCAATAATAATGCCCTTGACATATAACTCTTCTGTGTCATCTTCAATATCATTAAGGTCAGTAAGCAAATCATCATAAGGTGTTTCGATATTATCAATATATTCTTCCCTAATTGAAAAAGATAATGCAGAAAATTCTTTAGCAAGAACATCTTTTTTAGAGTAATATTGATTTTCATTTTTAAAATAATTAATTAAGTCTGTCCTTTTTTTAATAATATCTTCCATAATATCACATCAATGTTGTTTGTTTGTATTGATTTTCATGAACGATTGGGATATCATCAAAAGCACCAGCCCATATTAATGATTCTCTAACTCTTTTGTTACATGCACGTGGAGCAATACGTAAACAAAAGTCTTCAAATGATAAAAATTTACCCTTTTTACGTTCTCGTAAGATTGCTTGAGATATTTTATTAGATACATTAGCAACCAAATTTAAGCCCATATAAATTTTATTATCAGCAATAATTGTATTTGCTTCACTAATATTAATATTTGGTCCACATAATTCCGCATCACTTTCTTTTATCATATTTAAAATCTCTACACGTTTTTCTTCTTCTTTAGTATTTTGGAGCATTGCAATTGCAAATTCCAAAGGATAATAAGTTTTCAACCATGCAGATTGATAAGACACAGCAGAATATGAATAACAATGTGCTTTGTTGAAAGAATATTCAGAAGCATTTTCAATATCTGACCACAATTTCTCTGCCACTTCTTTTTGAACATTATTATCTATACAACCTTGTATAAATTTAGGTTTATATAAGTCAAAGGCTTCTTTTTTCTTTTTGGATACTGCTCTACGTAAATTATCTGTGTCAAGGTCAGACATACCGGCAAGTTGATTAGCCACTTGCATAATATTTTCTTGATATATCATAAGACCGAATGTATCACCAAGAATATCTTGTAAACGTGGGTCTGCATATGTAACTTCTTTCCTACCAAATTTATAATCACAATAAAGGTCTAAATAACCACTATTTCTTGCTCCGGGCCTAATAAGTGCAATAACATCCATTAATTCGTTAAAATTATCTGGATGTATTTGCTTTGTACCAGATATACCAGCACCTTGTTCTAATTGAAAAATACCCATTGTATTACGATTGATTGTTTCAAAAACTTTTGGGTCATCAAAATCATAAGGCAAATGAACATCATCATCAATTAATTCTAAAGTGTCCTTATGAATATCTAATACTGCCACACCAAGACAGTCATTCTTTAGAAAACCCATCGCTTCACATTCACTACCATCATTAGAGATAACATCCTTACCAGTTACTGATATAGTTGAACAATAATTATCAATATCACCATCAAGAATTATCATACCACCGGCATGCACCCCATATGATTTAGTCAAACCGACAAGGTCATCAATATAATCTCTAACTTCAGTATGTTCATTTAAAAAATCCATAACTTTAACATTATCATGATAATCTTCATTAGGTGCTAAATAAGATGTAACCTTGTTAACAACTTGAAAGTCAATACCTTGTCTTGCTGATAAATCCTTGATTAGCATTTTAGGTGTAAATTTTAATTTTGTTATCATTTGCCCAGTACATTCTTCACCATATATATCACGAATATATTGTAAGGCTTCATCTCTTTGTGATGAAGCAAAATCTGAATCTATATCCGGTAATGATGTCATTACTCTTGTTTTATTTAGAAAACGAGAAAATGATAATCCAAAGCCTTTGGGTGGAAGTTTAGTAATGTTTAATGCATAACAAACCACACTACCTACTGCAGAACCCCTACCGGCACTTCTAATAATACCTTTATCATCCAAGTAAGCAAGAATATAAGCAGTATTTAAAAAAAAGTTTTCCAAACCACAATCAAATATTACATTCAATTCATATTCTAATTGTGATTGGTACCATTCATCATCGCCAACACCTTTAATGCGTAAACCACGTTGGCACATTTGTTTGATAAAATTTTTGTTATCTTCTTCAAAATCAAAAAAAGTTTGTTGCGCATCTCTTATCATACTATCCCCCTAATAAATTTTATTGCAAAATATTTTTTTAAATTTTTTATGTTGAGTAAAATTTGGAATAATTCTTTCATATTCTGGCATCTCAAAATAGCATTTTTCTGCAATTTTATGTGTATTGTCAATGCAAGTTTGTATCAACTTGTCATCTTCTAATCCACTTTGATGCGCAAATTGATATGAATAGTCACTATTGCCTAAAATATTACTAATTAATGTTTCGTTAATTTCGCTCTCTGGCTTTTTCCAATTGATAGATTGTATTTTCCTTCTTAATTTTCTGTCTTCATCCAATAGGACATGACTATCAAAGGTATTAATAATGTATTTTGCATCTGTATCTTCATATAATTCTACCAATTTATTGTTTAAATAATTTTGAACCGGCAATCCAGTTTTATCATCAATGTATGTTGGGTGATATTGCAATTCAACTGCAACATTGTCTTTTCCAAAGTAATCTAATAATTTATTGAAAAAATCATATGCTATATCATCTTTTTGATTTAAAAAGCATTGATTGATGTAAGAAAGTGAGCAAGCAGTTGATACAAAAATGCCTTCTGGATTGGTATTAAATAAAACTGGATGTGGCAATAAAGGTTTGTAATAAAAATGCTGTTTAACTGATAATCTTTGCATTTTTCTAATACTTTTAGCACCTCGCTCATTCATAGCCAACAAGACTAAATGATATCGTGTTTGACCTTGTGGCTTACCCATCATAGTTTTACAATAAAATTCATTTCCAAACAATGGTTTAACATTGGTATCTTTACATGCTTCCTTTAGGGCATACCAATTCGCAAGACTACCATGGTCTGTAACTGCTACATATTCTTGCTCATAAATTTGAATTTGATTAATTAATTCTGGCACTTTAATGACAGAATCACCTACAGATGCATCAGTATGTAAATGTAAATTTACGAAATTATCCATACTCTCACCTTAAAATTTGGCTATATCTTTAATCCCAAATAAAATATCTGGTTCCGGAAAATCAATACAAGTAATTTCATTATTGATATCTCGATGAACTACAATGCCATATTTAGCAGTTTCAACTGTAACCGAATTTTTACTTGGGATTTTATATATAGACCATATATCATTTGTTTGATTATATATAATATCGTACTTTTGCATCATTTTTTATTCCCTTTAGCATTTGCTTTTGGGAATATTAAATCATACACTTTATCATATTGTAAATCAATTGTTTCTTCTTTATTATTTGCGCTCATAAATACTTGTTTTTTACCAACAGAGAAGATATTAGACCTATCTTTTCTAATAGTTGCAACATAATCTTCTACATTAACATCTTCTACACTTGGTATTTTTTCGATTGTTAATCTCATAGAACATTCATCTATAAGTCTTTGTTTAACAGAAGATAAATCCTTACCTTGCTCTACAAGTTCTGGTATAAAATCAGAATGAGTTACATAAATGACCGGAGTATCAAGACTCATGAATGCTGAAGTACATTCTCTAAAAAATTTATTTCTAATTTTCCATACACTTAATTGTGCGCCTTGGTCAGCATCAAGATTCTTTTCTAATCTCATTCTTGCTTCAGCATATTCAAGTAAAAATGAAACACCATCAAGAATAACACCCTTAACATGAATATCTTGTTCTAATGCTTGTCTAACTGCTTCGGCTGCAGATGTAACATTATTAACAATAGTTTCTTCATCCTTAACAGTTGCACCTTTCTCATTTTCGGTAAAAGCATCTGGATTATATATTCTAATATTACCAGATTGATATTCATCTAAATAAAATGATTGAATGATTTCTTCACCGCTATTATCAACACTAATATAAACAATAATTTCATCATCCTTTAAATCATAAGTTAATAAATAAAGTGCTAAAGAAGTTTTACCAGTACCATTCTCACCACTTAATAATATTTTCTTATTAATTTTATCATTTATCTTTTGTTTTTTTGCATCAAAAATTTGTCCAAAAATCTCATCCTTCATTGATTCTTTTGGTTTACGTGTTTTCTCTCCCATATTACGAATTCCCATAGTTTTCCACCTCTTTCATTAATTTTAATAGTCTTGTTTCTTTCTGTTCTATAATAGTTTTAAGTTTAATTTTCACAAAGATATCTGAAATGTTATTATAATCTTGCACCAGAATCTTGATATCATTAGTCAGAGTTGTCATCTGTCTGTGCAACTCTTGTGAATAAGGACTTTCGCTCAACATAATCATCTGTAATTGTATTCAGTTCATCAATAATAATCCCCTTTGTAATGATATGTCTCGCTACGACTAAATCATTTTCAAGAATTTGAATTCGAGAACGCACTTCTCGAGTGCGTATCTCAAATAAAGTATAAGGGTTTGATAAATCTTCTGGGGTATATCCCATTATAAATCATCCTCAATTGGTAAAAATCCACCACAATTGTACCTTAAAGTACCATCTCTACGTGGTGTAACATTCATAAATAAGATACCATCAATACCATCGGTAATGTTTAATCCAGCAAAAGATGTTGGATGCACCCATACGATAAAGTCATCATCTTCTGTTTCAAAGTTGATTGAGATATCTCTTGTTGGGTCTTCATTAGGGAAGATATCCATACAAGTTGCTCTAACACCAATAAAAGCGTTTTTATCGTATTTTTTATCTTCAAGGTATTTTAATCCATCAATCATACTGTCAAATATGATATCTCCAAAGAATTGTTCAACATATCCAAGATAAATTTTAACTGCATCTTCATCATATGCATCTACATCTTCAAGAACAGTTGCCCCATTGAAATAAAGAATGTTTGCGTTTTTAACAAGTTGACCAGATTTTTTACCTTCTTTAAAAGTAAATTTGGATTCTTTACAAACCGGTAATACTTTGTCCATTGCATAACTACCGATTGATACATCTCTTGCGACAATACCTTCATCGGTTTGGAAGATACCTACAGCACTACCATAAATTGCTTTCTTATCAATGACTTCACCTTTACTAAATCCTTGGGTATGAATATATTCGCCTTGTTCATTAGCCATACCCTTTTTGATAGCATTTTCAAGACCATTTTCCTTGACATATCTGTCTACTTGGTTCCAAGCATAAAGATTGTATTCTTGGTCTGGGAATCTCATGATAATGAAACCATCCATTCTTTGACCAGATTGCACTAATCTTCTTAAACTACCACGTGTTTTTCTCAAAGAACGAATTATTTTCTTGTTTTCATCCATGTCTTCTGGCATACCTTCAAAAATTTCTTGATAGATTCTTTCCATTTCTGATTCATTTATACCATGTTTTTCCGCAAATTCTTGATTTTTTTGTTTCTCTGTGTCAATACTACTCATAAATTTTACCTCCTTTAAAATTGATTGACATATTAATATATCCACTTAATCATATATAAATGTTGTGGTTTATATATGTTAGAAAAACAAGTATTATTATGGATAGCAGAGAAAACTTTTATATTAATAATTATGCTTTTTTTGGGTCTACAACGCAAAAACATTGTGGATTAAGCAATCAAGAAAGCAAGGCTATCAAGGAAAAATATAAGAAAAGAGGAGTATATATGCTACCGATACGAAGAATGGCAGAAGATAAATTACCAAGTAAAAATGGTAAGCAAACAGAATTTAGTGCCATCACTTTCGCAGTATCAAGTTTGGATATTGAAGACCAAGAAAAAATTATTGAATTGGCAAAAAATATGCCAGAACCGGAGTCTTTAATTGACCAAAGCATAGCAATCCAACAATATAGAGTTAAAGTGGGATTGCAAAATGAATATGACCAAGGCAGATTGCTTGATACAACTGAAACAGCAATCAGTAATTTAATTAATATGATTCAAGCAAAAAAAACTATATCTGATGGTCAAGAAGTTAATCTTAATGTGAAAAGCACAATATCTTCATTGATTGATGAAATTGATGACGAAGAGAAAGAAGATATAATTAATATTGATATTGATGAAATTAATCGCAAAGAAGCGCTCAAAGAATTAAGATTAAAAGATATTGATAACATTAAAGAATGAGGCGATAACATGGCTGATAATGAGGAAATTTCTAAAGAAGAATTTATAAATGAAATGGAAAAATTTGAAAAAGAAACAGCACGTAAAATTTTAGAATTAATGGAAAATGAACAATATATGTTACCGGTAACTGTATTAGGATTAATTAGTATTGTACGTGCATTAATTGAAAATTTTGGAAACGAAGCATTAAGAGAAGAAGCAACTCATTTCCTTAATTTAGATACAAGCAAATTACACGAAATGTCATCTGATATTCCAGAAGCGGATGATATTGTTAAAGAAGAAGAATAAATAAAAAAAAGCCCACCTAAAAAGGTGGGCCAAAAAGGAATAACAAATGAGTTAACATGATTTAATAACTTGTAAACTTGTTTTAAATTGATAAGTATCAATTAATTGTCTATTAAAAATTTTATATTTATGAACAATATATAAATTATCTTTTTTTGTAATAATATAAGCAATATTATTATCCTTATAATATATTAATTCATATTTATCAATAGTATCAAAATCATCTTTTTTTAAACTACGATTAAAAACTATCATTGTACACACATCTTATCAAAGCTACATGAGAGACTTGAACTCTCGACATCCAGATTACAAGTCTGGCGGTCTACCAACTAACCTAATGTAGCATAGGTGGTGTTAATTTTACTTCTTAACCCAAGAAGACTTTTTATGACTCTTATATACGAATGTGGGGGTAAAAATATATAAGTCTTGTCAGTAGGACGATATTATGAGTCTTTTTACTTCTCTACTTCAGAAGACTTTTAACGACTCTTATAGTAAAACATAAAAAAACTATAAGTCTTGTCAAGGAGTTAAAAAATTACAATTTGCAATGAAGTGAAAATTTATAAGCCCCGATTACATAATCCCAAAAAATTAAATCATGATAACTTATTATTATATCCTTTCGGATAACGAGGCTTATTATATCATGATTAAGTCAGTATAAGTGGATTTGCACCACTATCTCCCACCACGTGTATTGGGTGTTTTACTATTAAACTATATACTGATTATGTCGAATGGGGAAAGGAAATGATTTAATGATTAGTACACCTAACAATTGTGCATAGTAAACGAAGGTAAAAAACCCATTCGACATAACGACAGTTGAATTCGAGAAATGGAGAAATAACATGCTCCAAAGCCACAGACCGGAATCGAACCGGCACTCTACGACTTACGAAGTCGTCGCATTGCCAATTATGCTACTGTGGCGGACAAAGGCTTAAACACCTTCATCCCCAATCATGTCATCAAAGGCATGTTCATCATTACCAGCAATATATCTTGTTCCAGCAGTAATTATACCATCAGTAATTTGTGGAGCAGTATACGCTGTAATAGCGGCCACATACCAATTACTGAATAATTCTGGTTGAGAATAGGATAAAGCAATTGCTGCTAATACACCTACAATAATAGTTGTAATTGAACCAAGATTAAAACTAATCTCTTTTCCATTACGATAAAATGTAGGCAATACAAAACTACCTTTCATAATGACCAGTCTAAAGATTATTGCAATAATTATTGCAACATAAATAGTACTATTCAAAATAGTTCCTCCTACGTATGCTATATACATATATAACTTTTCTTATATTTAAATATTTTGGTTTTTTAACTCATCACAATCAAATTTCAAATTAGCAAAATTACCATCAATATTCAAAGTGACATGCATAGTATTATTATCATCAATAATAATGTTTTCAACTTGAATGTTATTAATATTATGGCATCCGCCTAATCTTTGCAATAGATTAGGAAAAAGTATAGATGCCAATTCATTGTTAATAAATTCAAATTCAATACCACTTTTTAATCTAACAATCTTGCTGTTATTTTGATTATATTCTTTATGACAAACGATAAATAAATCGTCATCAATAATATCAGTTTGTAACATTATATACCTTCAAAATATAACTATATTGACTTGGTTCTTCGATACTATTATCTTGTAGGATAAAATTATATGTTTCATTAGTTTTAATTTGGTCATATAATATTTTGGCATCACCGCTACCATCATCTAAAATACAAAAAGTATCGCCATCTTCTGTCGCAATAAGATAATAATTCGATTCATGACTATGACTATAAATCTTATTAATGACAAGGTCTTGTTCTTCTCGAATATGTTTATTGGTAAAGGCTTCATCTGTTAACATTATACCAAAATATAAACCTACAAAAATAATGCTAAATATCACACAAAAGCCAATGCAATATTTATATTTTGTCAGAAATTGCATTATTTTTTCGTGCTGCATTTTTCTCACGCTCCAATCTTGCTTGTTCACAAGTAGAACATTCACTTTTTTTATCAAAATCAAAATTAATAACAAATTTTAATTCTTGTTTTAAATCCGCATCAAGTTGTTGTACACGTTTATTAAACTCTTCTAATACCATGTTCTCTAAATGTGTCTCTTCGGCGTCCTTAAAAAAGGTTAAATGATATACAACTTCTTCATCACCATTAATATAATAATTATACCTAATATCTTTTAATATTGTAGTAAAATTATTTTGAATATCATATAAAATATCCATAATAGGTTGATATTTTTTAGAGAGTTGTAAATAATTAATCTCATTTGATACTAATGATTCAAATAAATCTTGAGTGTGGAATAGCCATAACACTTCATTGCCATTCCAATATTTAAAACGAAATTTATCATTCCTAATATCAATTGTTAAAGATTGTATATTATCAAATTCATCAATATTTTCTGCTCTTATAGAATCATCATACATTAAAACAAGATTAGTTATAAAACCATTTGTATTTAAATAATTTAAAATTTCGGTTATCTTCTTTATTCTACCTTCACAGCATAAAAAAGCGCAAATACGTAACTCGATAAGAACCATATTAGCATTATACTCTTGAATAAAATACTTATTCATTTTCTTCCTCTGATAATATGTCACGAGCCATTAATGCACCCGGATATAAAATGCTTATCATATAGTTATTAAAAGATTGTACATACTCTTGTTGCATATTTGGATTTAATATTTTAGAATGGTTTATCATTTTACACGCTCCATATTGTATATATGTATATATAATTTCATTATACTATTTATATGTTACCATTCCCATGATATAAATTTGTTTTTCTAAAATATTTTAAGGGATGAAGCAAATGTAATGGAACATCATAAACTTCATGCAAAAAAATATAATATGTTTTGCGTTTCCATTTAGGATATATTACCTTCCATTCTTCTACTTGATTGTAATAAAATCGCTTACGTCTTAAACTTTGCTTATGCAATTCTTGGCTTTGCAATGTTAAAAGTCGTTTGATTTCTAAACGTAACGAATTCATCTCTCGATATTCTTGTATAGATAAAGGATATTTTAAATTGTAATATCGTGATTTAAAATGTAATATTTTCCGATTAATTTCTTTTTCTCGTTCATAAAATATTTGATTACGACGTGGTCCTCTTTTTTTACCATGATTACCTTTCTTATATCTTTTACCCATTTTTAGACATCTCTTTATCTAATTCACGATTGCTTTTTTGCATACAAGATTTAAATCTCTTGCAATCACCGGCTTCGCATTCGATAATAGGGATATCTTTATCTCTTTTTAAGCAAAAACATATATTATTCTTTAATTTTTCAAGTGTATTCTTTTTTACCATTTTGTCACCCCATATTTTTGAATTTTAATAATTGCATTATACATATAATCAATATTACGTTGATTAGTAAAAACTGTAAAAGAATCTTGATTAATCTGAACATCTTCTTTTCTTACGCCACCTTGACCAATATCAATCTCTTCACCATCCATCATATAAACTGTGATGAGTGGGTATTTAGATAATAAGCCGGAGAAATAAGAAGACATACTACTTTCGTTAATAAGTGATAATAAGTCTTCTTCAGACATCGCTATCATCCACCCATGTATAATAAAATGCCACATGAAATCTGCTGTCTAATCCATATTTATATAATTTATACAATTGCTCATTGGGTACTTTATCATATACATACTTTGGATGACTATCAAAATGCATGATATTATAATAATCTCTATATTGATACTCGGTCTCTTGAGAAATTTCTTTTAAAATTTCAAATTCATCATCACTTATATGAATTTCTCTATCGCATAATTCAATATTATGTCTTGACATTTTACTTAAATGATTAATCTGTATTTGATGATTTAAAATTAACTTTAGTATATACATAAAATCACCCAAATATCACATCTTTAATAATCTGATTAAACTGTTCCATTGTAATATTATCATTGAAATGCATCTGTGATAAATGATGCACCATTGCAACAGTTCTATATAAGTCACCATCATTATTGATATGGATATCAATTTCAGATTCCGGTGGTAACATAATAAGACGTGCTAATCGCTCAATATACTCATCTGTATCATATAATGTTCTTGAAATTAATACTGTACAAGTAGATACATCATCATCAATATCACAAGTCAATTTAATAAAATTCTTGACATCCAACACACCTAATTCATCAACAATATAAATATTAATTTTATCATCTACAAACTGTTCTGGTGTTGTAAAATAAAAATTGCCATCAATAAGTGTGCGAGCGACCAAACCTTGTTGATGCATTTTATCCCACATTTTTTCTTCTGTGACAAAAATATGTCCATATTCATCTTCGGACCTTTTTGGTCTTGTTGTGTAAGACATAATTGGGTGATAAAGATAAGGATATGTCTGACATAATTTTTTCATGATTGTGGTTTTTCCAGTCATAGATTCTCCACATAATAATAAAATCTTCATATTATTACCTCATCATACATTCAAGTTTATATAAAATCGCAAGCAATAAAAAACCTACGAATATCAATAAGAAAAAACCTTGATACATCATTTTTGTTTTCAATCTCCATTATAATATAATTTCACCATTTAAATATTTTTCACGCAATTCTTCTGGCCACCAGATATCATAACTATTTACCATATCATCTTGCTCATAATAACATGTATATGCAATATCTGCATCAGCATCATATAAGCAAGGTGTTGCCCAGATAGATACAATACAAAAATCATATGGAAAATTATCATAAATTTCACATATTTCACCATCTTGTAACATTTGTGCTTTAGTATAAAACCAATCTTCAGCCAAGCCAACCCATGCATTTTTAATATTATGTCTACGACATAATTTAATAGCATATTTAAAATCAAAAACCTTAAAAGGCTTACCTAATTGATAAAAAACTTGCGCAGTAAATAAAGAAATATCTTGTGGTGTAACTCGTGTTAAATCAATCTTCCTTCCTTTCATATAGATAACGCTCCTTTGTGTCATTTGGCCACCATGCTTTTGCATGTTTATCCCAGTCAAAGTTGTAAGTTTCATAATAACATTCATATGCAATCTCTGCATCTTCATCGTACAAACAAGGTGTTGCCCATCGAGATGCTAAACAATAACCATATGGTACATTTACACCATAGTCATATGGTATACCATAGTCAAGCAAAGCGCTACATGTAGGCATCCAATCTTCAGCCAAACCTACAGAAGCATTTATAATATCATGTTCGATGCATAAATCCACAACTTGTTCCCAATATAAAACTTTAAAGGGTTTATCATTATAGGTACTAATCATATTTTGTAATTCACCTTCAAAAGGATTAGCCTCATATGTTAACTGTATTATTTTATCCATCATTATCACCCCATTTCCAACCATATAAAAATACATCATTAAGTGTGGTATGATACTGATATTGTAAATTTAATTCAAGAGAAATAGTATCTTTTTCATCTTTGGTAAACTCTTTATCAGAACAAAACTCAATAACACCATGACCCTTATATTCAACATATTGAATATTCGCATGCATTTTCTTATCAAACCAATAAATGATAAAAGTTTTTGATTGAATAAATAAATCCTTGAGATATTCTTCTTCGATGATATAACGTTTTAATAGATATTTTGTATAATTCCCCATCAATTTATCAGACATTATTCTTCACCTTGATTGACAAATATCAAATTACAATAGATACTACTAATATTACGAATTGGTACAGTATAATTAGTTTTTGATACATCATCAGAATATGTTATCGATATAGATTCTGGATGTTTGCCATCCATATCAATAATGCGCATATCATCAAAACTTTGTGAATCTAAAAAAAACATACTATTGTGTAAACCTAATTCAATTTCAAAATCACAACAATTTTTAGCAGAATTAATTACTTGTATTAAATTTTCAATATCCTTTCTTGTTACACTATGAATATCATTTCTACTAATATCTATATTATTAAAATTTTCTTTCATTCCAGAAAAATATTTTCTAAAATTTTCCAACACTATCTCATCTCCTTTGTAATTGTATTTAAATAATAAACAACGACATCTTTCATCTCTTCTTTTATTAAAGGTAAATCAACATTTTTATCTTTAATGAAATCATTATAAAAATCAAAAGATTCTTCAATTTCATGAAAGATGTCTTCAGTTGTTATTGGCGCATCAATAATGTCAGATAACATTTTTGATATATTTTGCACCAATAAAATTCCAATATCATTTTCATCTTTATTATATTGCTTAATGGTATTAAGTATCAATACCATTCGCTGTTGGTCAGTTAATATCATATTATTCTTTTGCCAAACGATATTTTGTTCTGCCATCTTTTGTCTTGTTAGTTAAGAACAAAGAACTGCCGGCAAGCAAGGAAGAAACCTTTTGCTTACTTGGTGCGCCACCGACAAAACTAAAAGGTCCTTTTCTTAAATATCCAACGATATTTTCAATATCGGCTTCTGTAAAAAAATATAAATATGATTCAACATAACATTTAATTCTATCATTTTCGCTACTCACCATAATATCTTATCCCCTTACAATAATTTCATTATTGTTTAATCTTGTGCATATTTGTTCCATTTCTTCTTGCACTAAAGATTTTGTATCAGCATTAAATTTCATCTCAACAATGTCTTTGTGTTTAACCATATCAGTAATCAACATGCGTTGACCACGAATAACAATTTGGTATCTTGCACTATCATTAAGAAAATCATCTATCATCGCTTCAACATTAATTTTGCATTTCTTCATCTGTATCACCTTGTGAATTATCTTCTGATATAAAAGTTACTATTTGTATATTTATCTTATTATTAACATCAATACCATCAATAATATTATCATTAATTAATATATTATAATGACCAAAAAGAATATTATCAAATTTAGCCAAACCACGTTCATCGGTTGTTTGTGTTTGCGTAAATGATTCATTTTGAATAACAACATCGATATTAGGTAATAATGTATGCATTCCATTATCAACACCAATGAAAACAACACCTATATTATTATCATAAGTCGCTTCATTTAAATTATCATCAGATTCAGTATTTTCAATTTCTTCGCAGATAATATATTCATTAATATCTCTATGTGATAACCACTCTAAAAATTCTGGAATAGTAAAATCATGAATTGTTAAATCCTTTCCATGTATATTTCCAGATTCACATGCGTTTTTTTTACAACATCTTTTCATTAAATTTCCTCCATATCTAAAATTATATAAAATATTACTTCTTTTCTATCATGATGCATTTGTATCTTAAAGGTTTTGATATTACAACATCCAATATATTTGTAAATATCATTAACATCAAAAACCCTATGCATTTTTTTACGACAGAAAACAATCTTAAAACCACCATTGAAATATTCAATTTTAAAATCTCTTCCAACGTGGTAACCTTGCTCCATTAGAGCATATTCAATCGAATCAAAACCTTCTTTGATATTCAATAATTTCACCTCCATCAAGGTATAATATTATATATGACTCGATGTCATATATAAATGTTTCTATTATTTTTTGCGCTTGCCCCATTGAGTAGGGTCTACAACAAAAGTCTTTTCCCAATCTTCTCCATATGTATCAATCCATTCTTGCATTGTTAAACCCTTGTGAAAGGCAGCAAATTCACCATGCTGGTATGCTGTATCAAAATAATGCTGTAAATATGCTAAATTCCTTGCATCAAGTTGAATATTGCGTGGTTTTGAAAATGGTCCACTACGTCTATTACCACCAAATGCTTGAATATCTCGCACTTCATCATCAGTTAAAGTATGCTGACCCATTGATGATAGAGCCAATAATTTTGCAACTCGCACCATAGGTTCAGATTTCGCAAAAAAATCTTCTTTAGTTGGTAATTCACCATCAATAAATTTACCTTCCTCCCAATTGTAAAATTTACTATCTGGTCTATCTCCCATTACATTTTTTTTCTGTTTATTGGCTAAACCAACCATTGCTGGCCAATTATTTCCAATATAATGCTCTGGGTTAGCACCACGTAAAGTAACCGGACCATCTTCTTTGTCTGGTATCCAAACATCATTTTTTGGTCCATGAATAGCATTACGCATTATATTACGTGTTTTATCATCATTCTGACGTACTTGTTCTTCGATAATAGCACCTTGCAAATCTGGAGCATAACATAAGGCTACTCCATATTGTGCCTCACATAATTCACAATTTGATGAACAATGATAAATAGGGAATAACTTATATTTGCCATCGCCTAATAATTCATTTTCCATATATAAATCATCATCTTCCGCCTCTATATATTCACCTTTAGCATCTTGCGCCACACCAAAAACCATATCATATTCTTCAAGATATTTTACATCAATACGCCCATCAATATTATCTTTAGTTGTAAATTGACCTTTAGGTACTGGTCGAAATTCATTAGTGGCCATAAAACTACTACCCATAATGGTAAATCCTTGTTCAATATTTCTACGCTCATCTTCATCAAGTTCATTCAATTCATCTAAATATTTCAAATATACATCTGTACGATGTGTATAAATAGTGCTATAAATACGTTTAATGTTATTTTCCTCTTGTCTTTTGGTCCAATATTTTTGTATACGTTCACCTTTACTATTTGTAATGATTCCTTCAAATAATTTACCAGCACTACGTGCAATCCATAACAATTCTTTACCACTTGCTACATCACCGGCTTCATTCCATCTAACAAAACGAACAGTATTAGAATTACCCGGTCCAGTTCGTTGCTTATTTAATAAAGCATTAGCAAAATCTTGTGGGTCAAACTCATGTATCATCTTACGTACCATAGCACTATTTTTGCGTTTACCATTCTCAACATTACCAATACCGGCAAAAACACCATACTGTATTCTTGTACGAATTTCGTCACCTAATGCATAACAATGTTCACAAAATTCACACATTGAACGAACTTTACCATCTGCACCTTGTATCAAAGTGTTTCTTGATACACAATCAACTGCTGGTGATGTATTTATAATCATAATAGATGTGCTAATTGGCTTATTATTACCACGTTTTGCGTCAAATACAATACTCTTACCCTTCTCTTTTAATTTTTTTACCTTTAAGGTAAAAGCGCTACCATAAGTACCGCCAATTAACCTTCCAAATAATCTGGCACGAAATGATTTAGCCGGTCCTTTATCCTTTATTTTAGAATAATATTGCAAATCGGGAACTTTTTGCAATGGAATCACAGCATCGTCGTCAAGACCTAATGCTTGATGAATGGTTTTATTATATGTAGGCTGCATCTTTGTTTTCTTCTTATCTCGCACATGTGTAACATATACTTTAAGTAATGTACGATTTGTAGGATTTAAAGAACCCTCTTCAATTAATTCTTCTGACACATCGTACTGACGTGCTAATTTTTTAATCTCACCCCAACTTATACCTTCAATAATATCGCTATCTTCCACCATTTTAAAAACCTTCTCATTATCTATTATTATTCTCTTGTATTAAATACATATATTGTGGATGATTATAACACCAATTCTTTAACTCTAAAATACGTTGTTCCATATCATCAAAACGATTCTGATGTATCTTGCGCATCACTTGTTGATATGTTAATGGCTTCTTGCTTTCTAAATTACGCAAATATTTAACTGTATCAAACGCTGGTATACGCAATAAAGATGGCACATACTCTTCTAACAATTCAAGTTCGGATACAATTTTTTGAATTTCTGCAAAATTATAATAAAAATCAGACATTTTTTCACCTAATTTATCAACATAATTTCAACTTGTTTTATATCATGGTTTACACCAATTACTTGATATTTTTGCCCTTTGCCTAATATAAGTTCATGTAAATCTGTTAATCTTGCATCTGGTACAGCATTCTTATCAACAGATGCAATATGAGAGCCTTTAGGAGCATAAATAGTAATTAAATATTCATCACGTCCATCTTCATGTGCAAATTCAAGCGCAACACTTTTATCAAATGATGCAGATGTAATATATTTAAATTCACCGACATCACCAACTTCAGCATTTTCATCAAATCTACCGCCCCTATAAAATATCGTATCATTTTCTACACCCGGCAACATACTAATCATCTCATTTAAACTCTCACTATATTCTTCAATACTTTTAAAATATTCTGGGTCATCTCCATATTTGCGTATAAATTTTTCTTTAGATTCCTCATCTCCATATACATATTTGCCATAATAATCACCTACAGTATAAGTCATATCTAATACATATTTAGAAAGATTTTTATAATAATCATACCATTCATCCTTAAGATTAAAAATACCTTGTGTATCCCATTCAAATACTTTACTTAAATGCACATTATTTGCATAAGCATTGACTTGATTAATAATTAATGAACGTTCTTGGTCTCCCCATTGAGTATGTGAGCGTCTGTCATTAATTAATACTTCTTCATAATCCGAACGATAATTTCTCAAGTCAATAATTTCACCATTAACTTCACGCATCCACATACTGCCATCTTGCATACTTTCCAATCTACGTATATGTTCATCTAAAAACTCTAAATAATCCTCTAAATTTTTAATACCTTTCAAATAATTATTCTGGCGACTCACCATATCCGCAAATTTTGTATCTAATCCATCTTCAACTTGTGGTAACATTGCTTTAACTTGCCTATAGGAATACATCATCATATTACCATATGTTGATGGACCAAATTCATCAGCAATTTCCTTAAATCTTTCTCGAGTTAATGGCATACGCAAATAATCCTCTGGATACTTATTTTTTAATGATTCTAATCTTTCTTGAGCATATTTCTTAAATAATTCATCCCCCAATTCTTGCGCTGACTGATTAGTGTTTGTAGCAAACTCTTCATAAAAATCATCTTCAAGACCGGCTTCCATTAAGCCAACTCGAAAATCAAATTCTTTACTACCAAGTTGCTTTTGAACAATAGGAATCAATGCCATCTTTTCATCAAAAGTTAATTTTTTACGTTTTCTAACTGTATGATTTTTAATGGTCACTTCACCACTAAAATTATCTAATGTTGATTGACCTTGCACTCGTTTAGTGATACGTCTATTTTTACCTTGTCTTCTACGTGCCATACTATCTTTACTATCTGTTTTGCCATTTTCGCTTCATATCATCATCAATCAATAACACAAGGGCCTCACGATTAACTGTGTCAACTGATAATACAATAAATTCTTGATTCAAACTATGAATAAACTCACTACGACCAGTACTCGTATGAAACCACATTCCTAAATAACGCTGAATTCCAGCAGAAATACCTTTAGTACCTTTAGGAGCCAATATAGTTATCCTATAACGTTCACTTTTTTCACTATCAAGACGTTGATAACTTTTATAAATATCTTCTGAATCATAAGAACTAAAAGCAAAACCAGCAAAATTAGATATATCACCGGCTTTTAATTCTTGATGATTAAATAAACTACCAAATCGAATAAGAACTGTATCAACTTCTAAACCGGGAGTTTTATCAATAATACCTTGAACAGCATTAGTCACACTCGTAATGTAATCAATATCCCAATCCGATGATACCCCATCACCTTCAAATATCTCCGCCCAATATTGAGCGATGCTACGCCAATTACCTCGCTGAAACTCTGTTAAAGTCTCATGAATATATTCCAAACGACTATCTGTATCATACTGAACATTTTGCATAAAAGCCGGTAACATTTTACGCACATGAGTGGCTTGAACTTCACCAATTATATCCGCTCCTATATCTTGATAAAAAGCATTAATATTTATTCCTAATACATCGGCAATTTCATTAGATATTGATTGAAGATTTCCATCTTGTTGCCAATGTAATGATGTATTATATACAGAAGCAGTATTCGGTACTTCCGGTAAAAATATTCGACCGGAAAACATAGGATTATCTTCATAATTATCCGGTGAAAGAGTTGGGTCCCATGCTATTGCATCTTCATATTCCATAACTTTTGGACCAAATTCTTTTTGCAATTCTGTCAAAGGATGTATATTTATTGCTTGAACATAACGTTTTAAGTCCATTTCATCTGCCAAATATTTTTTCCAATCCCACCAATCACCTTCATATTCTTCCATTTCTCTACGATAATCTATGATTTCATTATGCAAATCTTCAACATCTACAGACTCTCTCCAACGTAACCTTTTATTAACAGTAATAGTTTGACGATTACCATTACGTATTTTAATATCCTTATTTACTTTTGGCGCTTGTCGATTTTTATATTTTCTTTTCATCAATTCAAGTCTTGCACGCCTTTTACGCTCTTCGTATGAATCTACCATATCAACACGTCTTTATATTGTGGATAATTATCGAGCCACGTGATAAGTTCTTGCATTTTTTCTTGCTCGCTGAATAATGTGGATTTGCTTAAGCGTCTTCTGATGCTTACTTCATCGGTTGCAGAACAAAATTCTTCAATATTGTCAATCCATAGACGATATTCAAACCATTTTGTACGCAATAAAGAAGGAATGTAATCACGAATGTATGGCAATTCATCGCTAATAGAACAAATATAACTTTTATTGAGGTTTGGCATATGGTTGCCCCCTTCTGCTTCTATATTGGTCACCTTCATTTAATAATAAAACAGTAACAATATGATTTGTAACATCTTTTTCCAATACAACATATTTTTGATGCGCCATATTAAAAACTTCTCCGGCACTATAGTGATAACCTTTAAAACGTGAAGCAGCGTTTACTGCTGCTAATTTGCTTTTTTCTGGTGCATATACCACATATAACCAATTACCCCTATCGGCATAAGCCTCTGCAACATCACGCTTAAAACTAAAAGACGTTGGAGATTTAAACTCTGAAATTTCACCCACTTCTAATGTTTCATCAAAAGGTCCACCCCTAAAGAGCATAACATCTTCGGGAAGCCCCGGCAATTGTTTAACAACATTACTGATACTATCAATCATCCATTCCATATACTCAAACTCCTCTTCCATATATTCTTCTAAAGTCATATCTTTATTTGTATGATTATATCTATTTTCTACCCCATTGTTATAATCTTGAATCATCTCTTCCATAACCTTTACTTTTTGATATACAGCACGATTAATAGTGGCGGATATATCGTTAAAGAAGTTTTCAATCGGCCATAATCCATCTTTACCACGAAACGACATACCATCAATATTGATATCAGCATCACGTTGTAGTTCAATTAATTCAAATTCCATATCAGTTAAAAAATCAGTAAAAGGGTCGCCTTTCATTCTTTCTAAATGGCGCATTACTATTGGATAAGCAGCATTATAAAAATCATCATCTAAATTATCCTTTAAGAATTTTTGAAATTTTGGTTTTACAGTCTTAAAATAACTTTCTCTTTTATATTGATATAAACTACGCTTCATTTTAAAATTTTCGTGCGCCCAGTCATCTAACAAGTCAGACTTTGCATCATACAAGGCACCCGGCATAGCATCAATAATAACTTGACGTGGAACTACAAAACCATCATCAACAATATAACTATCCTTAAAGAAAAATTCAAAATCTTGTATAACTGGAGATTCCCAATCAATAAATTCTCTACTTTGACTTGGACGTGTATTTTTTACACGTTTAGTAAATTTTTGTAAATCTTCACCTTTGGAACTTTTAAATACTGCACGTGTGGCTGTTGTATCTGTTTCAACTTCCATACTGCCAATCGTAGCCCCAACTTCAACTATAGTATTTTTACGTACATTAATATTACGTTTTCTTTTTCTTCTACCCATAGAATATCACTTATATAATAAATTTCATATATTTGGGATTTTCATGACACCATTTGGCAAGTTCTTCATATTCAACTTCAACATCAAATTGATTTTCTCGCATTTTTTGCAGCATTTGATACTGTTTATTTCGCACGTCATCATACATATTATGTTTTTTTAAATTATCATAATATCGATTCATATCAAAAATATAATGCGTAATTAAAAAAGGAATATAATCCGGTATCATTTCTAATTCTTCTTTTGCCTCTTCGATTAAACTATAATTAATTTGCATAAAAAACCTCATATCTTAAAGTTATCATCTATTAATAACACTTCTACAACTTTTACTTTATTACGTTCGTTTGGAGTAAAACGACCTATTCTGGGGCGTGTATCAAACACAAACATATCATATTCTTCGTGAATACTCATCACATAAAATTTTTGATTAGGTGGAAATGTAACTTCATGTTCACCCCCCCAACCACGAAACGCTGGGGATGATGCATGCAGACCACGCATACCTTTAGGTGCATGTACAACAATAATATATCTGTCCGGTTCTGTACCGGCAAATTCTTGCGCAACATCAATATTGTATGATGTTGATGTTGGCACTAAAAACTCACCAATATCACCGACCTTTAATGAAGCATCAATAGTACCACCATGAAAAAAGGTAATATCTTGTGATAATTCTGGCGCTTTTGAAAAGGCACTTTTAACACCATCTATCATTGGAATAATTTCTTGCTCTAAATATTTTTTTTGTTCAGAGATACGCATACTGGCCATTTTATCATTAAAAGAACGTACGTAATTATTATCATTAGATACTCCATGTGTATGTAACATATATCCTTTCATATTATAATACGAACCACCATAATATTGATTCATACCCCATACTTCATTATCATCAAAATACATAGGAGTTTCTATTAGAGGAGTCAATTCTGATGCTTCTAATCTTGATGTGGTATCAACAACATCACTAAAATTAAAAGCATCAATATCAATATTGTTTTTTGCTAATGTTTCTAAAACTTTAGGGTCACGTTGTCCTTGACAAAATTTTATTAACTCTGGTATTGTTTCTAATTTACGTTTCTTAATACGCTCTTGCTTTTGAGCCATAATTTTAGCATTTTTATCTGCAATTTTTTTATGAATCAATGCTGATTCTAATGCATTAATATCAAGACCAGCATTTAACATAGCCATATCTAACTCATCAGCGTTTTTAGACTCGTTAACAATACGAGAATACTCATCAAAATCCATTAAGTTATTTAATATATAATCACTATAAACTTTTGAAAAAATTCTTTTATATTTTTGTTGTAATTTTCGTAATTTTCTTAAATGATAATTTGATATTTTTCCACGATTATAAATCGTTACACTATTCTTTCCACCACGAGCCTTATTTGCTTGTCCTACACGTTCCCTTGAATGTGATGTAAATCTTGCCATAGTAAAGATTTCCTTGATTTTTTGCGAATTTTATTTGATGTCCTATATAAGTACTTCTATATTCGATAGTATATAAACACCTTTTAAAAAATAAAAAAAAGAACGCAAGAAATTAATCTTGCGTTTATGCTTTTTGGAGATACTTGCGACTGTATCCCATCTTCTCTTTTCCGCAATTGCCACAAAAATCGCTGTCACATCTTGAACAAGTCAGTTCTCGTTCATGACGTGCGTTGTGCTTGTGTGCATTATATATAGTTCCATAATGGTGGCAATTCGGGCAATAACTGACGTATTTTCTTGTTCGCCAAGTGTACGATTTTGAACAGCGTCCACAACTTGGTTTACAAGTAATTGATACTGTCGGTTTAGGAATTGTAAACTTGCCTTTTGTTGTGACTTTTTTATATTTCTTGTCACCGGCAAATTTTGCTGTAAAAGTATGTGTGCCAATTTTAGAATAAGTTGTTTTTACTTTTGCAACACCTTTGGCATTTGTTGTTGCATGATAGTTCGAGCCTTTTACAGAAAACTTAATTTTCTTTCCTTTAATAGCCTTGCCTTTTGCTGTTGTTAACGTGGCGTATAAGTTTTTGCCTTTTGATTTGACAGTTAATTTAGTTTTTTCAACAGTCTCATCGCTTACAGCAGCAAGCGGCACAAGAGTTCCTATTATAAATAATATCAATATGATTGATATTATTATTTGATTTGTTTTAATGTTTTCAATAACACGCTCCTATGTGCGAGCAAATGCATTTAAACTCGAGATTTATTATTTTGTTGTCTAAAACATATAAATGTCTTATACTTAACTTTTTTAATTATTCTGAAACGACTCCTTTATTTTTGGAATCTTTAAAGATTAATTCTCCTTTTTCGGTTATTCGATATTGTGGCTCTACAGTTATTCTTTCCCTACAAGAAAAACATATATATTTTTCAACTTGTGTAATATTATTTCTGCTTAATAATCTTAATGTAGCCTTTCCACATCTTGGACATATCATTATACTCACCTCTCATTATTGTATATTAAATTTTAACTTGTATCTTCGCCTATTAAGACGATAGAAAAGTTATATTTTTCTGTTTTATTGATATCAGAAGTTAATGAAATTCGACTGGCTAATCCTATGTTTGATGATGTGATGCATACCTTTACATCCATATCATCATCATATTGTTGTAATATTTCTTGTAAATGTTTGTTTTTCATTTTATTCTCCTATCCCATATATTTCGATTTAATTCTTTTTCTTTTTTATCGGTATGGTCCGGCACCATATTATAGGTGGTGCGCCAACAAGTTGTTTTGTGGCATTTTGGGCAAGAAACATATTTTTTATCTGAAAATAAAAAAAATATCTTAAGCAAGAAAAAAGGAAAGAAATTATCTGTGCCGCAATAATTACAGCGCAGATTATATTTTTTATATAATTTTCCTTGTTTAATTTTTGTTGAAATCACACCATTCACCATCCTTAATACGTAAATATACACCTAAATCACTAATGATACATAAATATGAAATACCTTTAACCTCTAAAAATAATTCCATTGTATCATTGACCTTGATGCGTATAAATTTTTTATGGTCACGAAAATACTCAATTGCAGTATGCATATGAATATTGTCAACTTCAAGATGCATATACATATTATCACCTATGATAAATAAAGAAAATCACCTACAAATACGTCATCTTCACAAAAAGGCACATAAAAATCATCTTTATGAAAATCAGCCAATATTGTTTCACATGGCAATCCATGACAGTCATTGTATACACATACATTAACATTACCATATTCTTCTTGACATTTTTGTAGATATTCAATAAGTTCATCTAACATCATATTTTCACCCTTACTTATATATATGACATTTATAGTATATATACTTTAAAGATTTTCTCTATTTTTTGCGAATCTGATTATTGCACTAATCTTCATTTCCATCCCATTCGTGTATATGGCTTCTTGTACTATATGTTGAGCCACTTCCTTCTTGCACAACAATAATAAATTCACCAATCTCACTATCATATGTGATATAATCAATATCATAATACATATCTTGCTCTTTGATTACAACATTCACCGGCAAATTAGCGCCTAATTGAGCCAACCTTGCAATAATCTCTAAACTCATCATCATTGTATCACGCTTTATCATTCAATATCGCAACTACCTCTTTGATATTTAAAGCCCTATTTGTTTCTGTATCCCATATCGTATTCACATATTGGTCAGATATCTTATATCTATCACTTTTAAACACTTTAAAATAATCTTTCCCATTTTTCCATTCCATCCAATCACTCATCATCTTCCCTTTCGCTATTGGATTCCACTACAAAATATTTCTTCTCTAAATATGGACAGTCTTCCCATAAGACAAAAATATCATTGCTGTGCAAACAATTTGGTTTGCAAATATATTTTTCATCTGCTTCTTCATTATATACGAAATATTCACACCAAGTGCAAGTTGGTGGCGCTTCAATAATTCTTTTGTTGGCATTGCGAATTTCTTCTTCCAACATTTTAATCTTATCTTCTTGCTTATTCAATAAGTCGCATACATCTTTTGCACCATAATATGTTAGACAAATGGTCACCAATTCTTTATCGACCACATCATAAACCATTATCGGTTGTCCATCTGCATCGACATCAATCATATATCTTGACATTATAAATCACTCCTATTGTTTTCATTGTATAATTGGAAATATTTCGGCTCTAATCTGTTATATAGTTTTACAACCATATTCTTTTCTATCAAATTGTACACTACACTATATATGGTATACTCAAATTTATCTTGCACATCTGTAACGCCATAAATTTGCTCAACGCTGCCAAGCAAATGCATTGTTTCATTAATGGGGCTAAAGATATCTTCGCAATTATTTAAGCAACCAAGCAAGTAAGTAAGACGCTCGAAACGCTCATCTGATGAGTATCCACCGGCAAGTCCATCGGTTTTGCGCCCCCTTGAGTACCATACTGGGTCATTGCCATAATTAGATACACTATCTCCAATCATACTTAAGCCGAATTCACAAATATCTTTTTGCAATGGATATGGGGGATTATTGGTCATCACATCATTATGATATACTTTTAAGCCATCAATGGTTTGCTCAACAATGATAGCATCGTTCTCATCACAAATAAACCAATGCATATCAGTATTTTGTATTGTATCTGAATAGTTCTCATTGGTGATATTTACATCAATAAGCCATTCTTCAACTGTAGCAACATCCCTAAATTGTCCTAATATTTCAAAAACAAATTGATATGCTGGTATATTTATCATAAATTCTTCTGGCTCATTATAGTGAGCATTACCAGTAAACGCTAATGCCCCACAAAATAAGCCACATTCATTAATCCCATCATATAGAAGGGGATATTCTTCGGCTATTCCACTACATATTCCTAAAATTGCGAATCCACTATCGTATTCGTCTCTTTTGATTTTTATTATTTGCTCTTGGTAGGACATTTCATAGTCAAAATTCCTACCGACGCAATGTTTATATTTCAATGCGGTACACATCTTATTCACCCACTTTAAAAAAAATCACCATAACAATAATCAATGACATCAATAACACAAAAAATAACCATATATCACTTATCATCAATAGATATAACAGTAATTCCCACATTTAATTATCCTCTCTTTCTTTTAATTCATCATCAATCATTTGCTTAAGATTTTGCAAATCATCAACAGTAAAATATTCTAAAGGCAGATATTTCAATTGCATTGTAATGGCAAACATAAGAAATCGACTATCAAGGGTTGTTATTTCATCATATAATGTAATGCAATCATCGATACGATTTACTTCATCAACAAAACATTCCCAACTAACTGCTGTATCCCATAAGAATTTTTGACCCCAGTTTGTATCTAATGCAATATTCATCTGCTCTTCAAGCAAAATAGCCCAATCAGATAAATATTTGTCCAATTGCTCTTGTGTTAAATCACTCATTCATATCACCTTGCATCTTCTTTAATTTTCGTATTTCATCTTCTTTTTCATTTAGTATTTTTACAACTTGTTTGCCTAATCTTTGATGCTTAATTGATGTCATAATAGCACCATCATTTTCATTATCAACTATGAATCCAGTTGATTCCTCATATTCATACCTATCCATATCAATCACTCAAGTTAATAATAACACGACATATATAGAAAATAAACCAAAAATATATTATTATGAAAACCAGCCAACTTAATCCCATAAGATTGAAGACATATGTTGCCAAGTATATGCCACTTCCTAATACCACGCACATAAACAACAATACAAGCAAGTAAGCAAGAAGTTTAATCCAATCCATTTTATTTCAACTCCACTTTTCTGCTGTTTAGGTCATCGACCCATTTTTTAAGTCTATAATCACGAACAACATATTTGTCATGTCCATCATATGATGCAAACGCAACTATAACATGAGTATCTCTATCTATAATGACCCATCGCTTATTGTCAACATCATCTTTAAGGGCATATCTCTCTTGCCATTGATAAAAATCATTTACCATTTTATCAACTGCAAACTTGTTATCAGTAATATATGCACTTGTATCATCAATTGACTCTAAAAAATCTACAAAGTATTTCGCTTCCCAATCCCATAAAGAATTTAACGCTCTTTCGTTTTCTATTGTATGTTCCATATTATCTTCTCTTAAACCATAAATAATCATATCTTCTATGAAAATCATATTTTGCTGTATGAATCATCGGATGTTTTACCCAATGTCCGCCGGCATTTTCATCTTCGGATTCAAAAAATAAATCTAAATCATCAATTTTAAACCATTCTGTAGCAAATGTTTTATATGGTCGATTCTGACTTCTAAACATTGGGCAACTAAATGGCCAATTATATGATGTTCGTTCATCCCAATAATCCTTTAATTTGATGCGATTACAAAATCTCGCCCAAGCATAAAGGTAATCTCGGTCTTTTCTCATTTTTCACACCATTCTTGAAACTCTAACAATTTTTCGCATTGATGCTTGTAATGATTCACTTCAAATCGCAAGAACACATTCTCTTCTGCAAGTTCATTTAATAAATTAACAACCTTATCTATTTTATACAAAGTATTATGCTCAACCACAACATAAGGCATATCTCGTATAATGTCTTCGCTTACAGCACACCGAAATCGTTTATCACTCATCTTTTAACCTCTCAAATTTCTCACAATATCCTTTTTTAAATTCATCAAAAACCAAACAATAGCAATCTGAATCATATTCATCAAAACAATAACTTTGAAAATAAACACAAGATTCACAACGATTAAAATAATCATAACTATCAGTCATCATCATCACCCACAAATCGAATACAAGTACTGTCTGTAATATCTCCTTTTTCTAAATAACTCCTCCAAATCTTATTTAATACCTTTTCCTTTTGTTTTAATATTTCTATTTCCTCTTTTAACTGCTCATTCTCTTCTTTCAATTTCTCATTTTCTTCTGCAAGATTGGATTCAAAGGTTTCTGTTCCCTCATTGAATTTACTTTTCCAGTAATTTCTTTGTTTTATAAGAAATGTGTTTTCCTTTTGCAGTTGCTCGTTCTTTCCTCTTAATTGTGAAATAGTGGCTTGTTGCTCATTTAATTTATCAACAACCTTATGGGAATCAACAACATCAAGATGAGCAAAATATTTTCCATCTTTTTCAAATTGGTATTTATTTACATTAAAAGCAAATCGTTCTTCACTCATCTTTATCACTCTTCACATTAACTTTGCCTATTCTTTCTACATCTTGATTTCTCCTTTTTTCCTCTTTTTTGAATTCTTTGAATATTCTTTTTATCTCTTCTTTTGTTGTTCCATCATAATATACAATTAAAACCATCAGTCATCACCATTTCAATCTTCTCATTCATCATTATTCCTCTGTCTTGGTTCTGCAACAATCTTATAAGTATAATCCCACTTCTCATCCTTATCTTTTGCAAAATATGAAACTGCATACACATTTCCGATGTAATTATAATGGTGTTTGCAACGATAATCTCTTAAACAATAAACCATATACTCATCATCTGACCAACCAGCAATCCAAATGGATATTATACCATTTTCTTCTTCTTCTAAACTCCCCATTTCTAAAGAACCTTTTATAATGGGAATTAATTCTTCAAATGTATGTTTATTATAAAATTTTATTAGTTCTTCTTCTCCTAAATCAATCATTATTCATTCTCCTTTTCTAATTTTATTTTTTTCATTCATTTTTTCACTCCCCAAACTACCTCTTCATTAATTTTATTAACTTCACCAGTAAAATAATTAATAACATATTTAAGAGCAAGTTTTTCAAGATAAAATTCCTTACCTTTTTCTTTTTTTATTATTTCATTTTTTTCACCCCATTCATCTAAAAGAAGTTTTTTCTTATTTTGCACATTTGTATAATGTCCTATTTCATTATTGCATTTTATTCTTTTCTCTAAAAAAGATGTTTTATTTTTCAATTGTTCATTTTCTTTTTCTAAATCTTTGACTTCTGCTTGCAAAAAAGCATTATAATCACTTGTTGCATTCATAGTAGTTTCAAGTGATTTCACTTGTTTTTGTAACTGCTCATTTTCTTCTTGTAATGAATTAAGCCAACCAACAACCATTCTTTCCTTATTTTCAATTGATTTTCCAGTAATATTATCTGTAATTCTCCACCAAGTTGATTGAATATAATCTAATGTAAATCGTTCCTCACTCATCATCAATCACCTTTTCACCCATACCTTTCACCTATTTCAATAACAACTAAACACCATCTTTTTACTTTTCAACAATTTATAAACCATAAGCATCTGCTCTTCTGTCAGAAAATACATATTAGGGATTTTCCCTTTTCTATCAATTATCCTAAAATGAGTAAATGGAGTAGTTTCATCTTCTCTCCATTTATGCATAATAAATCTTTCACTCATCTTTCTCACCATCGGATGTTGTGAATGTTATTCTCTTTCCTTTTGGTAGTGGAGGAATTTCCCACACTTGAATCTGACCATCATCACTCTTGGGTTGTTGGCAGATTAACAATTGTGTTCGCAATAGTTGATAATCAATTATCATTTCATCGATAGCAATTTTCTGCTCATCAATAATAGATTGTTGTTCATTCAATAAATCTATGACATCATCTATTTCTATAAAAAACTTATCTTGATTGGAGTCAAATATATATTCTCCCCTATCGAAAGGATAGGCATTTTTAAGTACAAATCTTTTATTGCTCATTTTATATCCACTCATCGAATGTTCCATTATAAATATTATAAATTATTCTCCCAGTTACATTACTGTCAAATTTTGTATGAAACTTATTCTTTATTTCTTGAAATATTTCTGCATTAAAATCTTCAAAAGGGGGTAGCATATTTTTTATGGTTCTGACATCTTTTATTCGCCATTGTGCTTTATGCCCATTCCCTAATCTGACTATCCCATTTGGAGAAACATTTCTGATATGATATTTTTTTACATGACTGGAATTAAATACAAATCGTTTTTTACACCTTCCAACATCTTCTATTATTTCAGTATTCCCATTCGCCCAAATAAGAATATCATTCTTTTCTTCAAGTGCAACATAATGAGAAAACAATTCACGATAATCATTTTTGCAATTATCATTCTCTTCTTTGAGTTCCGCAATGATTGTTTGAAATCTTTTGTTTTCTTGATGTTTTTCAATCGTAAGATGTTTGATGATAGATTGTTGCTTGTTCAACCTTTCAGTTACTTCTAAAGCAGTCATTTCCCTTTCTTTTTCGTTATCCCATACAAAAAAGGTATGCTCATCAAACATCAAAGTATATCTGCCATCAGTCCATTTATGAATATCTTTACTCATTATCAATCACCTCTTTAATCTCATAAGCGACACCAAATGGAATAAACATCTGACAGAAACTCATAATATTCTCTCTTTTTCCATAATTACAATACACCATCAATTTCGGTTCTGACTCGTAAGACATTTCTAACTTGACAATATCATCATATGCAATCGCTTTAAACTCCAAATCTGCTAAACTACCTTCCCTATACTTTCCGAAAACATTTCCTTTTATCAATTCTTTTAACTTATCATTCTCCTCTTTCAGATTTTGAATAAGTTTATTTTGCTCACCAATTTTTACAATGTCTTTGCTATGTTGCTCTATCCATTCGCTTATCTGTTTATCTTTTTTCTTAAGTTCTCTTTCTTGCCCTTGAATTAGCCATTCATTTGCAGTTAATCCCTTATAATGTGTCAAATTCCCATATCCACCATTAATCTTTTCCAATCTTCTCTTTAACTGCTCATTCTCTTCATACAAGGAATTTATCAAATCACAACTTTTATGAATATCATATTCAGTAGTGTTTTTGTTGACTGCATAAATATCAATTATTCTCTTTTCATCAAAACTAACTTCAAATCGTTTTTCGCTCATTCGTTTCACCACATCTACTTCAAATCGTTTCTTCATATTAACTTCCTCGTTATTACTCTTCTTCATTGTAGGACATCCAAAAGACATAAAAAAAGAAATCAAGAAACCAAAAAAGCAAACGACATAGTAAATTTATATGAAAATTGTTTCTTTTTTGTCTGCTTCCTCTAAAAATGCCTTTATGATGCCATTAGGTAATGTAATACCACGAATTGATAAATATTTTTCAAACTCTTCCAATACATAATCATATTTTTGACTTGGCAATGCACCCATTCTATCACCATAACCTTAAAATTAAAGATTTTCTCTAATTTTTGCGAATCTGATTTCGTAGAATATATGGCTCAACATCTTATGAGAGAGTGGTTTCTCCAGCGTTAATAAAGTGTATATATCTTGCCTTTTCAAAGGGATATGAATATCGATATGTGTGTGTATTGGTCAAAACAATATCAATAATAGGTTTGCCATCGTTGTCTTTTGATATACGAATACTATGTATATCATCACTTATGAAAGTTAATGTATTTGTTTGTGTACGATTGGTAATTTTAACCAAAGCATTGTGTACTGTTGGATTTACACAATTTTTGATATGAAAGCCATAGTCCATTTCCATTAAGGCATCACAAAATTTTAATAATTTGTCTGTACCAGTAAATTCTATCATAATGTTAGTTATATATTCTATTGTTTAAAAACTAAAGATTTTCTCTAAATTTTGCGAATCTGATTTTATGCATTTGCATCGTTATCGTATGCGATTTTTTCTAAACGCTCTGTAATGTCATGTTGTTTTTCTTTTTCAAGATAACTATCATTCATTGATGATATGTAATCATAATATTCATGTATAGCATCAACAACTTTTTTAGGGTCAAAATGTTTAACTTGTATTAAAAAGCGAATAAAACCATCGATAGTGCTTTGTTCGATTTCAACTGCATAATCTTGTTTTCTTTTCGTATCTACATATTTGTTTTTTTCATATTCAAGATAAGAGATTTTTTCAATGTAATCTTTAATTTCAAGATATGAATCTGATTCTTCTGCTTTTTCCTTTAATAATCCTATAATTTCATTGTATATATCATTAGATAATTGTAGTCTATAATAATCATTCATTTTCTTCACCTAAAATCCATATTTTTGCATTTCTGCATCAAGTGTTCGCCATCCAACACCATTCATACTTTTTGCCACAACATCAATGGGTTCATCAAGCAATAATATTTTATGTACTGCAAGACGCTTAATGCGTTTTTTCAATATCATATTTTTCTTGTTTTCTTCTGCGACCATTGTCATAAAAAAAGTAAGCCAAAGCAATAATGTGTCTTCTGCATATTTTTGAGCAACTTTTCTGCAGACATCCACACATTGCCTTTTTGCTTCCAAATCCCAATTTTCAGTTACAACATCATACACCAAACAAAAAGAATCATACACATATTGCGAACCATATTGCTGTTTTAAATAGTATAATTCTTGAAAATAATCAATATCTGTTGGTCTTTTCGCATTGCCATTGGTGTCTTCAATATAAACACACCATTCATCAAAACTACCAACATCAAAATATATCTTATATCCATTGGACAATTCAAATCCCCTATTATAGTTCACCACTTGTGTAAATTTTCTTATCATTTTTACATCAATCCATATATTATGAAAGACAGTAATAATACTAATATTACAATAAGTATGATAATTCCAAAAGTAAAGATTTTCTCTAAATTTTGCGAATCTGATTTGGGGTCGGCTTGAAGCCATTGCAAAATCACGAATGCTTGAGAATAATTTAGTCCATAGGCAGTATTGCCATTTTCATCGGAGATGTTGTAGTATGGTTCGTTCGTAATTTTATCAACAGATTCTTCCAATGTATATTTACTCATCCAATTCACCATATTTGGCTTTGTACAGATGCAAGACATAACTTCTGCAGAAATATAATATCAAAAAGCCAGTTGATAAAAAGATTTCCCCTATAAGATAAGTGCTTATTCTATGTGAAAAAATGGTCTGCAAAAAAATCAATACCGAAAGCACTACACAAAATACTCCTACGATTTCGCAAACATTTGCTATCATCATCTTATTCATTTATATCACCATTATAATTTATGTAAAATTTTATTTTTTATCATATATAAATATTGTTATTTTTACTACTTTTATTAAAAATAGTCATTACATATATATGTCCTACCATTTTTTTGGCATTTTCGCACAAAAGTATGAAAAAAAGCAAAAAAGGAGCAAGGAAATCGCTTCTTTTGAAGTTGAATATCGTTTCTTTGGGCTTCTTTTTGATTTCCTTAAACCGATTTTTTGGGCAGTCAGATATATTTTACTGACCACCTAATTTTTGGATGGCTTCGACACTTTTTGGTTTTATGCCTACAAAAATGACTTCACCATTTCTTGTCTTTGTGTGATATTCAGATGGGAGATTCAAGGCTTCTTTGACTTCCTTGATGAAAGTTTGGCTATTTCCTAACTTGATTGTTGGCTCAAGCATTTTATCAAGCAAGTAATTATGAATGAAAGTATGCATTTCAGTATATGTTACTGATTCTTCTTGGTCTATTTTACCTTTATCATCATATACTGGAGCGAAATGCTCTTTAACGAAATATCGCTCTGGATATGTGCATTTCTCTATCCTATTTTTCTTTTCTTGGGCAGAAATAGATGGAATAGGGATAGATTTCTTATCAAGTTCCAGTTCGATATAGGTTCTTGTTGCTTGTTGGACTAACCATTGCTTACATTCATCGGTTATTAGGTCTTGCCAACGATATCCCAAGTCCTTTATTGATTTCTTTGGTATTATGACAAGTACTCGCCTAAAAACGCCCTCTCCAGCAAATTTATCGTACATATTTCGTGGAAATTGGTTACCTATAAACCAACATCTTGGTACAGTTTCTGATGGAATATTAATGGTATTTTTATTTTTCTTTTCTACTGCAAGGTTACTTCCAGTACTGATTGTTTTCAATATCTCTGCAAAATCGTTTTTCGCCCCTTGTATCTCATCTATGATGATGCAATCATTTTCACCGAACATAGATAAACCGAATTTTTCATCTGAAAGTTTGGTGACTATTTGGGATTCCCATTGATAAAATATTTCGCAGATAGCCTTAATGAATGTTGTTTTTCCAGTTTCACCTTTAGAGAGCAAGAATATGGATTCTTGTCTTTGTGTATACCCTTTATCATACAAGCAACAACCCAAGTAAGCAAGTAGGGCTTCTCTATCTTGTTTTGTAAAGCATTCGTTGAAGATATGCTCCATTGCTCCACCATCAATATCTTCATCAAGATATAATTCAGTCTTTGTGTTTCTCAATGGTAACAAAGGCACATTATAGTTTAATTTCTCTATCTTCTGCTCTTCGATGTTGTAAAAGCAGTTATTGAACCCTACAAGGTTTTGATTTTTGTACTGTTTCCCTTGTATCCAGTTAGGTATTTTCTCAAAAATATCGGTAGCAGAGATAAGTATGCCATCCTTATATTGAGTGCTATTGGCAGTTTCCTTGATAAAGGTTGTGTTATTTTGTATTTGTTTAACTATATCCCTATCGTGCTTAAAAGGTACAAATCTGCCTTCCCCATTGTTAAAATAATATTCATTTGTGGTCGGCTCTTCGCACAATCCTATTTGCTTTTCCAATTCCTTGCACAATGCAGAAAGCATATCATTAGGAGAGAAAGAAGAAACTACAATATTACCTTGATATGTCCAAATATTCTTCAAATTAGATAATAAGAAATACAATCTTTTAAATTCATTAATGGTTTGATAATATAATGAGTTTTTCACCTTTTCCATATTCCTTGTTGGTGGAATCCTTGTTCGTGGAATCTTTTTCCATTCCTTGATGTTTGCTATATCATCTTCAAGTTTTGCTATATTCTTTTCCAATGTGCTTACTGTAGTAATGTTATATAGGTCAATCACCTTATTATCTACATACTTTTCCCAATCATCGCCATATTCTTCTTTCTTTTCTTCGACAGATAGGAGCAAATCAATGTTTGCCTTTTCGTTATCAATTGCATTTTGCTTTAATTTGATTTGTTCATTTAACATATTGGTTATGGTAGATTTGATAAATGTACGATTCGGATATTTCTGAACCAATTCGTAAAAATGGTCGAAAACGATATTATCAACATTCGGACACCCATTAATGCTCTGAATACTATATTGCTCATTGAAATCTTTAGCCATTCTTTGCCATAATGCCTTTTTATCATCGGAAATCTTCGGTATCTTGGTGTGTTGCATATCTCTCAATTGCATTTTTTCATACTTTTTATTCGCTTTTTTTAAGGCTTCATTCTCTTCCCTTAACTTTTTATTCCTTGCAGTAATGCTTTTATTGTTTTTTCTATATTGCTCCAAGATTGATGGAGAGCCACCCCTAACTTGTTGCAAAAGTTTAGCATTCTGCTTCTTTAGGGCTTCATAGTTCGCCTTATCATACTCTTCTTGTAATTCATTATATAAATCTTCATCTATTTGATTGAAGTCTTCTTCTCCCATATCATCACCTTTTAAATCATTTATTGTCTTGAAATTTTTCAGACACTTTTTTGTCTTTCTACTCCCTTACTTTATATATATATTTTTATTAAATACCTACTATTTATTTTTTTTTATTTTTTTATAATATTAAGGGGTAGAAAAGTGAAAAAGTGTTGGTAATATATATCTTGTATATAATATTTAAGCCTTACTATGTTCGTAAAAGCACGAACGAAAGCAAGAAAGAAAAAAAATTAGATTGTGGACATTATTCTGATTACATCGGTTTCATCGATGGTGCTTGTGTCATCATAATGCCATACATTTTCATCATTATATGTTTCAAATTTGCTATAAATCATTTCTTCAAAAACTTCAGTAATTTCGGCTATCAAATCAATAATAGTAAAATTATCTAATCTATTTAAACTATCAAGCCATTTTACAATATCTTGTACTGCATAATTCCATTCAGTAGGATAAATGTAAATTAATTCTATAAGGGAGATTTTTGCATCTCCCTTTTTATACATTAGACTCATCTTTATCACCTTTATCCTTATTCATCATAAATAAATTCATTTTCAACACTTTGTAATATCAAGGTTGCACAGATTTCTGCACTAACTTTATTCAAATCATCTATTGTCTTTTTTAATTGCTTATTTTCTTCTCTCCCATCCTTAAATTTATTTTTCCAGTAATCTCTCTCTTGTTTTAATTGCTTATTCTCTTCTTTAAGTTTATCCACTTCAACGAAGTAATTAAGCAATTCTTCATCTATATTAATATTTACATTTGTAAATTTACTCATCATTATCACCTTTAGAGTATAGTATGACAGTTCCCTTTCGTGCATCTTGAAAGATTACTGGCTTAAAACTATCCAATTCTTTCTTTAACTGCTCATTTTCCTTATTCAATCGCTTCACATCTGCTTCCAAATCTGCAGAATACTCCACAAAAGATTTTATCACACACATAATTTGCTCATTTGAAAGTTTAATTCGCTCTCCAATCACAATATCACCTTTAGAACAATCCCCTTTCAGATATCAGAGCCATTATCATCACCTAAAAAAACCAATGACCCATCAATCTCCACTAACTCAACACATAAATCTTGGTCAACCATTTGATAGGGGTATCTTTCGGCATCTTCCTTATCAAAGAACAATGCTTTAATCTCATTCTGTTTGGTTATTGCGTACATCTTCGGCATCGATATCATCCCCTAATGTATTCTTTAAATCAAGTTTCATCAACTTACAATCGCTTTCTATCGCTTCCAAGTGTTTTACAAGCCTTTCTCTTTCTGCCCTTAACTTATCCTTATCCATATATGGAGCGATGCATTCCTTGAGCATTGAGTAATCCAATACTGTATATGGATACTTATCCAGTTCTGCACAAACTTCCTTAAGAATGCAAGAAAGAAAGACATTCATTTCCACTTTCACTCTTTCTGATATCATCTTGTTTTCGCCGATGTTCTCTTTCATTAGTCTGACAACTTCGTTTTTCGCAAATAACATTTTATCTGTCATTATCACTCACTCTCCTTATATATCTAATTGTTCTTCTGCCACTTCTAATTTTTCTTCAAAATCTGTTTTTAAGTTCTCTTGTATTTTATCAATTTCAACACCAATATATTTCATATTAATAAGTGATGGCTTGATATGAAATTTGATAATCAAATCTTTATCACTCAAATCATCTAATATCTGAAAGCCATTGATTTTTTCCATTTGTTTTTTCCAGTATTCCAACTCCATTTTGATTTTTGGTTTTTGATATTCGTATAAAGGTTCGCAACTTTTTCTTAAGGCAGTCAAGTAAGCAATTAGGATTTCTCTTTTATTCAGAATCATCCACATCACTTCCTACCTTATTGAAAGGATTTCCTTTGAAGATAATACGATTAAGTTTATTGAGCAAGGTTTCTTCCATCCAATAAATTTCTTCTGCGATATTATCTTCTTCCAATTTGTGATAATCTAATTCAATATCCCATCTTTCGCATAATGCGATAAGCCATTGGTCATATTCATCATTCTTTGCAAGATTATACCAGTATAAAGGCTCTATATCACCATCATTGAGATATTTGAAGTCATTGTAAGCGATATATTCATATTTCGCTATATTTTCCCTTAAATGAATATAGTCATATAGGGCTTCTTCTTTATCGTATGCAAGAAAGAAAGCACAATCGCTTGGATTTGTGCAGACATTATCATTTACATATTCACATTCGCATATTGTTCCATTTTGATATTCACACATTTTATTGACCCTCTTTGACAAAATCATCTTTTTTATTACAGAATACTATGTTTTTGAAAGCATAGAATTCTCCATTTTCTTCATCTTTAAAATATATTGGTTCTGAATATTTACAGTTTTTACATTCTTTGCACATTATATTACCCCCTATTTGCTATCCAATACATAAGCGACATCGCCTACTACATTAGTTAAATGCTTTATTGCATTTTCAAGTGATTCTAATTTTTCATTCATTTCTGCTAATTCTTTTTGTAGAATTACATTTTGTTCATATAACTGATTTGCTATTCTTGATACCATTTTATATATCCCCAAAAAATTTATTATTCAACATAAATCTATTTCCAACATAAAATCATTCAACAATCTAAAAACTTCAGAATCAACATCAAAACAAGCATCTTGATTTTTTGATGCAATTAGAAGTTCTGCACACATTTCTCTATAATTTTTTGCTTGATTCTTTATTCCTAATTTTTCAAAAAGAATCATATTCAAATCAAAGAATGAAAGAACCACTTCTGCATCTTCTAATCCTATTTTATGCAGATGATAGGTACTATCATAATCTTTTTGAATTTTCTGTTTTACACTTATCATAATATCACCATTTTAATATTTTTTCAATTTCTCTTAATTCACCACTATCGGCAAATAATTCAATATAATTTTTAATACATTCGCTTTTAATATAATTCATATTTGTTTCTTTCATATCTATGAACCAATCATATAATTCCCAATCAAAAAACCCCAATAACATTATTGCATCGATTTGTTGCTTATTTGCTTGATTTACTTCACAAACCAATTGTGGAATCGGATAACAATATGATTCAATATTTTCTGACTTAATTTGCAAGGATATCACCACCTTGTGATATCCATCGCATCATTAGGGCAAATATGGTTGCAGAGATAACCTTTAATTTCAATGGCATTCTTATTTTCTGCATCTTTTCCAAGAATAGCAGTAAGTTTGCCATTTTCATCTCTCAAGATTCTTGCTCCACAATGGTGGCAAGAGCAACCATATGATTCGCCATTAAACCATACTTTCCCATTTGGACTAATGGTTAAAAATCCTAAAAAGCCATCATCCTTGTTAACAAAAGAACAAGCCCTTACACAAGTGTAGCATTGCTTACACTTATTTGAATTAATGCTCCATACTGTATCCATTATATCACCTACGAAAAATTATTGCAGATGGTTTAATAGCACCATCTGTATTTGTTCTTGGTATTCTGAAGAAGTTCAGAGAAAAATTCTCCATTTTCTAAATCTTTGTCAATCGCTTCTTTTAATTTAGGAGCGATGACTTCAATGGCATTTGCCATTATATCTAATTTCTGTTCCATATCACATTTGTCTTTAAAGACAGATTGATATTCATCGTGCCAGTAGTGGTTAATGTCAGAAATTCTATCCATCTCTTCTTCTTGCTTACCTATTTGTTTTTTTAGGTTAGCAATTTCCTTATGAAGTTTAATGATTTCTTCATTTTTTTGATGAAGTTTATCATTTAACTCCTTAATTTCTGCACCAGTTTCTCTGATATATTGTAAATATGTTTCACTCATATTTTATCTCCTTTAATTAAATCTCTCATTTCATCTTCAAGGTCAAGAATTCTATCGATGATTTTATCTCTAATATTATCATCACATTTTATTCTTAATGTTGATAATTGAGATTCGAGTTCGTATAAACTTGAAATTTCCTTACAATAGTCATATAATGTTTTTTCATTAGCCATAATATTTCTCCTATCATTGCATACATATAGTATCTTTTTCATCATATATAAATGTTTCTATTCTTGATATAAAAAATCAATACAAAACATTTGTTCTTCATTTTCTTCTTTATCATATAATTTTATATGATGAGAAAGGAAAGGATATTTTTCAGTAATAATTTCAATCAATTGATATGCTCCCATTAATGCCCTTGATGTGTTATTAAACATATCCATAAATTCGCAAGACATACCATTGAGTTGAAGTGATGAACAAGTCATATTGACCCCTACTGGACAGTAAAAGTTTGCAAGGTCGAAGATTTCATTATCAAGTGTTAAATTTGAAAACTCAATCATCCAAACTTGTTGCCCATCATCATTAATTTCATATGGGCTATATTTAACTGTAAGCAAGGGAAGATGGGTGATAACAAATTGAGATAATTGATTTAAGCCAGTTTCTGCATATATCATATTATCATCTTCTTCTATAATATCAAAAAAGACTGCATCCCCACTATCTCCTTGATTAACGATAGTTAGGTTGACTGGGCAATAATTACTTACTAATCTTTTGACTTCATTATTAATCTTAATGCTCATCGGATTCCCCCTTGGTTATAACTGTAGTTTTGTAATATTTTTTTGTGACTGGGTCAAAAACCACATTTGCTTTCTCTTCTTCTTCGTATAATTCTTTTCCCCATTTGGTTAATTCACCATTATTTCTGATGACTCTATCATATTCAAGGTATTCAGAGCCATCTTTTTTAATTTCAATTTTTTTACAATCTCTAATCATTTATATCATCTCATCCACTAACATATGTTGAATTTTCATTGTACTCTTAATGTTTTCAATTTCTTCTTTAAGTTTTTGTATGTCTTTAATATCTGATTCCACAGTTGTTTCAAGGGATTCAATTCTTGCTTTAATTTCACTATCATCATTATTATTGATGTATTGATTCATCTCCTTAAGTGTGCCTTTTTTTAATGCTCTCATATCTTCCTTTAAATCTTTAACTTCATCATTTAAATCTTCAAGAGTATTTGTAATACTCTGAAGAATATCTACAAGTGCTTGTTCATCCATTATTCCACTTCCATACATTTTTGTAGTTTATCATTCAATGTAGCGAACATTAATTTCGCTTCTTTGATATGTCTGCAGTATCCTTTGCGATAATGATAATATTCGCAAGTACATCTCCAAGATTCGCCATCGAAGATTGTAGTGTGATAGCCATCCCTTGATGATTTAATTCTGAATTTGATTTCCCCATTATCCATATAAATGTCTTGGGATTGTTTTTCACTTTTTTCAACCAACAATTCCTTTAATGATTTATTTATGTCATTTATTCTTGCTTGTGTGGTCATTTAATTCCCCCTATAATTTTGTGCTTAATATCCAAGCCTTTTGTAGTTTGCCTTGATATAAGGCATCTGCTATTTGTTCAACAATCTGTTTTTCACCACTTTTTTGTAAGCGATGAAACATACACATATATTTGGTCATTACAGTATTATAATTGTTTTCAAAATTAATCAAAGCCCAATTACAATTACTTTCATCACCAAAGCAATGATGATAATTATCATCAATTTCCTTTAATCTAACATTTTTTTTCTTCGCTTCTTGGAACATTTCGTATCACCATTCCATATATATAGTATGTCCTTAATGGTATATAAATGTTTGTGTTGTTTGTATAAAATAGAATGAAAAATATGATTGATTTAGAAATCATATTCTTCATCCATATAGAGAATCGCTTCTTCTTCACAATGAATTTGTGGTACAAATTTACCAAAAGCATATAGTAAGTCATCTGAAGAAAATGGTTCTATTGCATCTTTAAAATCTTTAATGACAGTTAAATATATAACTGCATCTGTTTCATCCATATAATCGCAAAATGGCACTAAAATGCTTAATTGAATTGGCTTATAAGTACCATAAATAATTTGCATACCTATTCTTCTGATACAAGCAAGAAATTCTACTTGTTTTTTGTTGTTTAAACTATAAAAGTCGCTTTCCATATATATCACCTTGTTTATTTTTTATAGAAAAAATGGGGTTTTTAGACATTCCAACACCAAGAAAGAGCGATGTGTTGCCTTTTAGCCCAATTTTTTATGAATTTAAGTTCTTCATCAGTCGGTTTACTATCTTCTTTCCCATATGCTTGGAGCAATACACCCTTTTTAACTTCTATGGTTACCAAAGGAGTATCCAAGTCTTTAGTTTCTCTCAAAAAGAGAATGCAAGTTTTACCATCACACATTGGTTGAATATAAGACCTAACACAATGTTTAAGTGTATCGGCTTCTACTTCAATCTCTGTTGAATGTTTTGGTACAACAATAGAATATTTTTGTGTTTGATATTCATAATGTTGATTCTTTGCAGACATTCTTGCGAAACTTATTTCATTGATACTCTGTTTCATAATTGCAAAATCTTTTTTAGTAATCAGAAATTGTGTAGCGAAAAATTTTGGATATTTTTCCACTTTTACTGATTTCCCTTTTTTTAGAGAATATTGCATATTCAGATAGTCATAATAATGTCTGCCATTAAAGAGATATTCAATATCAATACTTTCCACTCTTTTCATTCTATCTAAAAACCTAATAAAAGCCTTAATATCTAAATTAAAATCTTCTATAGTTTCTAATATAGAATCTCTAATGGAAGATGGATGTTCATTATTGAATGCATATTCTAAACAGTTTTCAATTCTTTGATAAGCAGAATAACTAACTCTTTTACATCCAAATAAATCTGAAAATTGAGGCATATGGCTATATTCAAGCAATTCGTGATATATTTTTAATTGCTTTACATTATAACTATGCATTACATACTGAAATTCTTTCATACTTAATTGCATATTGTATTTTTTAATTATCTTTAACATTTGCTTGTCAAATTCTGATGGTTCAAAATCGAATAGAAAATGATGATATGTATAAATTTCGCCATCATTTCTTTCCATCACTTCCAAATGCTCATCAACATCCTTAAAATGCATATCAATCGCATCCCATTTCTCAAATGTTAAAGTAGGCTCAAATGTAGCAAAATGCTCAATGTATCTGACTGGAGATTTATATCTCCTTAATAGTTTATGTGATTTGTTAAACCAAAATAATCTTGCAAATTTATGCTCTTTTGTAACTAAAGTGCAATCTGTAAACCATTTTGTGATATTCGCTACTTTTACTGGAGTTACTTTAACTCCAGTTGTTTTATAGTGATTAATTCGTTCAAAATTGCCATTTTTAAGATTGTATCTATATTGTTTAGGGTCATTTTCTTTTTCAAGATAAATGAATTCCTTATCTTTTGTCATAAAGATTCTTGGGGCATTTACTTGCCCCTTGTGTAAAGTATATATAGTTATAATATCATCCCCTTATATATTATAATAAGAAGTGCGAAGTTTTTCTGTCATATCTTCAAAATCATCCTTGTCGATATCTAATAAATATAGCCAAGTGTCAATGATATTTTCTTCATAATCAATTGTGATTGTTTCAATATCACAACGATGAATGAAGATGTCTTGAATATCCCTTTGACCATTAAAGGTGACTTCGTAGCAGTCACTATAATCAATATTGTCGATATATGTTTTTGTAAAAGTCATATAGATATCAAAATCGATATTAACTTCAGATAAATGACATACACCAATTTTTAGGCTTTGTAATTTGATATCTTGCCTTTGCAAGAGTATAGAAAGCATTCTCCATCTTTCTGTTTGATATACTGCTTGGTTGACTACATTAAAAAACATTATATAACTCCTTAATGCTCTAATTTTTTCCCCATTATCTCTTCGTATGCTTTATCTTCAATAAGGCATTCAATATGGTGTTTTTTTGCTATATCAATAATAGGTTGATATAAAGACTTTGCTACACCTTGCAATATGCCATCTTCAAAGAAATCACAATCGATGGTATATCCACTCCAAGACTCATTATTGGACATTAATATGTCAAATTCGCTAATGCAGTCGGCAATTAAATCTTCTGCATATTGTCTTGGTGAGCAATTGACAGTTATAAATTCTTCCTTTTCTTTATCGTATGCTTTTGCAGTACAATAAACTTCTTGTTGATTCCATCTGACAAAATCTTCAACAAAATCATTTGTCAGATAATCATATAATAGGTATATATCATACCAAGTTTTATTATGTACAGAAACTAATTCTGCCATCATTTTGGTTCTACTGTCAAGATAAAACCACATATTTGCTTTATCTTGTAATGATTTTGATGCTTCATAGATAATATCATCAATAGTATCAATAGTTTCATCTAAAGGTATTTCAGAGAAATCTATTTGAGATTCTCTTTCTGCACATCTTTTAACATCTTTTAAGTCTTCTTCATTTTCAAGTTCAAACTCTACAAGAGTATTGTATCTTTCTCTTGCTTCAACAAGAGATATAAGGTTTTCAATATTTAATTCTTTCATTTAACTCACTTCCTTTTTATTTTTAGGGGGGAATATGCCCACTTCCACAACCATAGTTAATGTTTGATTTATATCACATTAACCCCAATTAACTTCCCCTACTTATATATTGCACTTCATCCTATATAAATGTTGTTATTCATATTTAATACGAACATTAATGGTCTTTACATATTTATTGCCAGTTTCTTTAAATTTATAATCGATGAAGCCAAATTCCTTGTTGAGCATATACATCATTTTTAAGTAACATCTTTGTAATTGCTCTCTATAGTTCTTGATATTCTTTTCAACACTAATGCTAATGCTATATTGTTTCCAAGACTGGTAATCTCTTTTAAAGCCCCCATAAACATTGGGTTCGCTTAAAATTACAACATCAACAATTTGTTCAATTTCTTTAATAATTTTATCGCTATGTTTCAATATATCACATCCTTTTATGCATCATATCCTATTTTTCGACAACAGACATCATAATATTTTCGCTTAAACATTGATAAAGGTTGCTTATTGAAAATCCAATATTCAGTTCTGACATTATTTTTCATTCTTAATACTGGTTCTCTTTCGCACATTTCTCCCAAAATTGTTTCATTATATAATTTGTCTAAACGATTTTGATGTTCAAAAGTGCTTAAATGAAGCCAATGACTAATTGTCCATACATTTTTTTTATAAGCACCATTTCTTTTTTTACTATTCCACATCTGAACCATTTTATCATATTCGCTTAATTGTTTATTTTGTTGCTTGATTTTATCTTTTTTGATAAAATTTTGATATTTATTTGTATAATGATGAATTTCTTCTTTCGTTAGTGGTTTTTTGCTATCAAGAAAATCAAGATAATATTTTAACTGATAATCTTGATATGCTCCATTCACTCTTTTGATACCCAAATGATGCATCACATCATAAGGTTCTGTTAATTCACAATTTCTTTCTCTGATTTCCATTGCAGTCATTTTTGCTAAATCTTTTGCCCCCTTAATGCCTAATCCAAGCCCTATAAAAGCCAATGTCATTCCTATCAATATATCACAACCTTAATAAGAAGATACATCGATAACAATGTCATTTTCTTCATCAATTCTGATGCGATTAATTTTAAGATATTCGCCACCATCATTGTTCTCTAATTTAACTACCACTTCTCCAGTTGTCCATTCGTTATAAGCCAACAGAAAATTTCCTATTTTATATGCCATACTGTCTGTATTAATATCTTCTAAACTTGTCATTTATATCACTTCCTTATATAATTCATCTTTTTCATTCAATAATGAACATAAATAATTAATTTTTAATTCATTATGATATATTTCAATTTTTTTATGATTTGGTATTATTTTTTTGATGATATGAATAAATATTGTATCATATTCACTTATTCGTGAATATAATTCGCCATATTTTGCATATTCATTCTTTTGCAATGTTTTCATTGCTAATATTTTAGCAATATAGCCATCTTCATCGTAGTAAAATTGTATTGGCACTTTTATATCTTCTGATTCTGCAAGTGCCACAGTAAAAACCCAGTATTTTTCATACATGATAGTATCCCCTTACTTAATCTTCTTTAATCATTGTTTAAAATCTCAATTTCGTTTTCACAAGCATAATCTAATGCATATGAGAGTAATGTAGCCCCTATATCATCTGTGATATTCCAAATAGTTCGTTCGATATCATATTTGTCGGCTACATCTTTACCTAAATATTCATCACCCCTTTTTAAATTTGATAATACTTCTTGTCTGCCCAAATTACTTTGTGAGATAACAAGTGTTTCTCCACTAAAGAATTCCATTGTAGGACAAGATGCATTGTTATACTCATCTAAAAAGGCTTCGATAATTTCTACTGCTTGAGAATACTCCATATTACGAAGAATATCGATATTATTTTTTGTTATAATTCTTATATCATTATCTTCATCGATGAATGCTTGTTTGCCTATTTCTGCACTTTCCTTAAAGAATTTTCCATCATCTTTAGTTATAAATATCTTTAATTCTTTAGGTTCAATACCTTTTTTGTTTGCAAGATGATTTAAATCTGCTAAAGTTATGTAATCTGTCATTATATCACCTATTCAATAAAATTATAAAGATTTTTTGTTTTTAGTTTTTCGTTCCTTTTTTGATGTTGCTTTTCGATATCGAAATACATTCCGATATCAGAAAAAAACATTAATATTAATTGTTTAATTAACATTTTACCACTCTTATTGTGCGATATCTAAATTTTTGTTCAATTTCTTCAACAATTGCAATCATATCTATATTATCTTTTAATTCATATTCATTTTTCCATACTGTATCCAGTATTTCTTGAAATTCAAATCGATAAACACTACCCAATGCATCAAATACATCATATGCTACTTCAAGAAAATGAACAAAAGCATCTTGTGTATTCAATCCTTGAAATAATCCATAATTAGTATAGAATTTTCTAATTAAAGCATCAGAATTTAATTCTTTTGTTGGGATTTTTGACATATAGTCATCAATCATATATGCCATTTTATTTTCCCCCAAAGATTAATTGTCTATATGCTCTTTCATCATCTACTCTGTAATCGCAATTTTTATCATATAGTTTTTCTGCTTTTTTATTAATTGTTCTGATGAGAGTTTTTTCATATTGATTTAGAAAATTATCATACATAGCAAAGTATTCAAAATCTCCTAAATCTTCAATGAGCATATCGTTGCAAATTGGATATTGCAATCCGATATCGTGGATTTCATCTATATCATATGTTTTGTAATCCATATGACCCCATTCGGAGTAATCTTCCCATTTACATTCTGCAATATAATTACAAAAATCTTCAATATCTATACAGTTTATTAAATTAATTTGCATCTACATCATCCCCATAAAATTCGGATTTAATTCCATTTTTAAGTTGGTTTGAAAGTTGTTCTGCTTGTTGTTTAGTTCCACAGAAACTTGCTTTATCCAGTAATCTGTTATGTTCGTTATAAAATCTTAAAATGATTTTGTCATCTTCATAATATACATCAATTTTATCAATAGTATCAATAATTTTAACCCAGTTAATATAGCGACCAAGTCTTAAGTTTTCTTTTAATTGAGTCATATTGATGTATAAATTTGTACCATTACAAGTATAATTTTCATAAAAGATTTCATAGTCTTTTTCACATTGTTCTTCGATAATCAATTCTGTATTTAAATATTTTGGAGTGATATTAACATTGTATTCTACTTTCCAATTATCAATGACTACAGATTGATGGTCGATACAATCTCTTGTAATATGTACATATGCTTTTGAATGACAAACTTCATATCCTAATTTTTTTAGAATATCATCAATTGTATCTGTATACACTTCATTATATATACTGCTTTCCATTTTTATTCCCCCTTATACTCCCTATACTCTTTTTCAGAGCAAGGGATATCTTCATAAGTTAAGCAATTGATAACTTCAATAATTTCATCATTGCTTTCTTGTTTACTGATGTAATCAATCGCTTCTTTAATTTCATCTGTCACATTAACTCTTTCAAGAAAATCTAAAGCATCGGCTTTAATATCTTTGCCCTTGCAATAGTCTTTCTCTAACCATTCTACATTTGTAGATACAATATCTACATCTGCTTGTCTGTACCAATCTTTCATTTTGTCACTTCCTAAAAAATTTGTGAATTTAATTCACAATAATACTTTGTTCGGCATCCTATATAAATGTTTCTATTTGGATGGTTCAAATAAAGTAATAGTAATTTTATCATTATCATATTCAAGATAATTTTTTCTATTAGTTTTATTGTGAAATTCACTTAATAATTCTTCGATATTTGAAATAAGTTTTTCTACATCTTTATCTGCACTTCCGATTGCATAGATTTGTGTTTCATCATCACATTTGTAGTGGGCTTCTAAAAACTTTTTAATTGTTTGCATCGCATTTAAATTGATTTTTGCTCCATCTTCGACATAGTAATCTAATACTGCTCTCCATCCCCCAAGAATGAAAGAGATTATTAAATCGCTTATTTTTTCATCTGAACACCAATATAAACTTTTGGAATCACCATAATAATCACATATTATGTGTTCTTCTTTGCAACCATCGTAGCATCCATAATATCCACTACATCTTTCGTTGCAGAAGAATTCGGCATTTTGGTCGCATTTGGAACAATCAATACCTAATAAATCCCATACTTGACCTTTATCTGCATCCAGTATTTGATTCCACAATTCTTCTACATCGGTTGCTATAATATCTTCTACAGTTATATCTGTTTCAGTAATATCTTGCAATAACTTATCTTGTTCTTCAGAAGATAACTCAAACCACTTTAATAATAAATCTGTTCGTGTCCATTCGCTTGGCATTTTTATCACCCATTAATAATTTTAGTAATTTTTGCAATTGCTACTGGAGAGAGTTTATCTATTCTCTCTGCAATCATTTTCCTATTATCTTCAACATTAGAGTAAGCATCAATAGTTGCTTGTGTAATGTCTTCATTATATCCTTTAATTAAATCTGATTGTTTGATTCCCCAATAATCATTCAATTCAGAGTCTTCTACATCCCTTAATTCATTCTCAAAGATGATGCTCCTTAATTCTTCATTATCTAATTTGTGAAGACATTTTTTTGCATTTTTAAGCAAATATTTTCTTTGTTCTTTTCTGTCTTCATAATTATCAAATTTTCTTCCACGATTATCCTTTACATATTCCCCAATGACAATTTTCCATATATTTTGTATGCCATTGTCGGAGAGATTTTCATCTTCTCTCCATAGGCAAAATTTAAAAACTTTATATAATTCTGCAAAATCTTCTTCTGTTTCCATAAGTACAAAAGAATAATCATCATAAAATATTTTTGCAAATTTTTCTTGTTCTTCAGTATTCATTGGATTCCCCCTAATATTAAATTTTTAATTTTTTTTTCTAACTCTTCGTAAAGAGCAAATGCTCTTTCATCGCCAATTTCAACATCAGAGTATAGATGTTTATAATATTTATAATCTTTTACTTCGATGTCATATTTATCACATTTTTGAATCATTAGTGACTCAAATTTTGCGATTACTTCTTTATTGTCGGTTTCATCATCCCAAGCACCAATATATTCACCATTTGCTTGAGCAATTTCAATTAAATCTTCAATCAAAGTTTTATAATTGTTCATTGTATCTCCTTTTATAATAATCTATATCAAAATATTCGATGTCATATGCCTTAAATTGATATTTTGCATCAATATGGGTGTAAATAGTGACACCTACCCATTCTTCTTCATCTTCTATAGCAGTTTCGATTTGCTCTCTATCGTAATGTGCTTCTACGAAAGGTAAACGATTTATTTTATCGATGATTTCTCTGACTTCAATAAAAGCATTTTCAGTCATAAATAAGATTTCGTAATCCATTCCGATGTGAGAAATACCCACTCTTGTCTTTGATTCCCAAACATCGCAATCACATATCTCATTGTTGACAGTTAATGAATCTTTCATATCCATATCAACAATTATCATTTTGATTTTGTTCTCTTCACTTTGGGAATCAAAGATTTGCTCCCTTTCTTGTATCTTTTCAACAATTTTTGTTCCAGTACTCATTATATCACCATTAAGTTAAACATTTTATTATTTTCATAAAATTTAATAGTTTGCATAAGGTCTTTCTGTCTTTGTTCTTGTTCTTTAATATTGATTTTTGTTTTGTATTTGTGTGCTTGATTTAATTTGTTTCCCATTTGTATTCCCCCATAATAGATGCTATTTGATTATAGCATCTATAATAATCACATTTCTGTGTATTTCTTTTATATAAAAGTTGTATCCTTTGTAAAAAAGAAACATTCTGTGATTATTGAAATATTTATCTTCAATCAAATTTTCCCCATCTATTCTTTCAAAAATACTACCGATTCGTTGATTTTTTGAATTATAAACTTCTAATCCTTGAGCGAATTCGGTGCTTTCTTTAAGAAAGACTTGTTCACCGATATTTAAGTTCTTAACATCAAAATCGTAGAAGTGCATTCCTACGATTTTTGTTAAAAATCTTCTTGGCATTATTTTGCCAAATTTGTTAAATTGAAATATTTTAATTTGCATTGTAATCATTTCCTATATTTTGGTAAATTTGCGAATCTCAATGATTCACACATATAGTTTATTCGACATCCTATATAAAGGTTTTGGTTATAATAGTAATTTTTTTCCCAATTCCTTTATTGCTAACTTTACATTTTTAGAGCATTTATCACTATTTTTGATATCAAAATGCTCATATGAATAGGTGCATTTGCACCCTTTTTCGTGGAAATTGCTACATCCGACAAATAAGCCGAATCTACCTTTTTTAATCACCAAATTTCCACCACATTTTTGGCATTCACCGACAACATCGCCGACATTAATGCCTAATAAATTTTTTAATTTTATTGTATCATCTCCACTTTGATACTATATTTTTCTAAATATTTAATATATTTTTGTAGAGTTTTATAACCATAAATTTCTACAATTATCAAACTATCTTCTTGATTTGGTTCAACAAAATAATAATGATAATTATTATAATTATGTATCTTCAGATATTTGAATAATTTCTGAAGACACTTTTGAGTTACTGTGCATTTATACCAGTTACTCATATAATCTACCACCAATCTTCGCATTTATTACATTGCACACAGATGTCTATATCATCGGCTACACAGAAATATTCATCTGTATAATCAATATATTTATATTTGAAAACTTCATTAAGTCTTTGATAAACTTGCCAAATGGTTAGTCCACCATTGGCTTCATCTTCGACAACATTGTCATTTTCATCGACAACGATGTAAGTGTAATCAAACAAGTTTTTTTTCTTGTTTTCTTTCCATTGTTGTATTTCAAAATACACAACGAAATTATCTTTAAATTTTTTAATTGCAGTACTTATGGTTCGTAAACCTTTAGTGTCGAACCCTTTGTAATATTCATCGAATATTCTTTTGTAATGTGATTGTTTTTTTTCTTTCATTTTATCTCTCCTATTTTGCGAATCTAAAAGGAAGTGTGGCATAGGAATTGCCATCATATAGTCAAAACTACACTTCCATATGAATAATAAAAAAATAAGGAATTAAAGGTAACCATAGGTCTGTCCTTTTGAATTCCATAAGATTAGTAAAAATATTATAAATGCTATACCAATTATTATCCAAAATAATAATGGGTATTTAATCATTTTTTCTATCAATCTTTTTTTCAAAGATTTTTTCCTTGGTCTTGGGTAAACTTTACTCATTATTATCAAACCTTTTTATTGTAATTCAATTAATACTCCATCTTCAATTAATTCATCGTAATCGCATTCATAAATTACAAATACATTTAAGTACCAATCATCAATCAATGGTACATAGTCATTGTCGCTTTCGATTATTGCTTGAACATTCAAGAATTCGATTGGACAGTTGAGTTTGTAATATTCAATATTATGGTCGATTACTTCTTCGCTATCTTTCACATTATATGCCAAGAATTCTTTAAAATTCTTGTGTTCGTGATTGACAGTACATTTATTTCTATGTAAGCAGTTTGTCAAGACATTATTAATTGCATTAATTAATTGTTCTTTTTTTTTATTGCTCATTTTTTCAAATTCTTTTTCAATTTTCATCTTGTCACCTTATATTTTTATAAATTTGCGAATCTTCAATGATGCACACATATAGTTTAAACTTCATCCTATATAAATGTTTGTGCCGAATTATAATTCGGCATTAAATGTTATATAATCTAATTTCATATACTTGATTGGAATATTACTTTCATCATAGACATTGTAATAATCCAATATTGAATAAATTGTTCTAATTAATTCCATTTCTTCAACAGTTAAGTCAGATGCAGATAATTCATAGATATCTGACTTATCTATGTCGAATTCGATTCCATAAAAAGAATCGAAATAGAAAAATTGATTTTTTTGATGCTTGATGTAAGCGAATTGATTAATTAAATTCGCAATATTATAATCACCTTTGATTTTTAGGGTAATTTCGACATCTTCGTTGTTTTTTTCATAATAATATTTTGTTCTGATATTTACTTTCATTTTATCATTTCCTAAATAATTAATTATACTCTTGAAAATATGCGAATCTCAAGAGAAAATCAATATAGTGGACTCAAACCACTTGGAGCAGTCATCGTGGTGCTTTATTGATAAATAGAATATTTATTCTATTTCATCTCTGTAATCGATGTTGATATAGAAGATATTATTGTTATCTTCTTCTTCACCGACATAAACAGAGCAATGTTCTAAAGCATTTATTTGTTCTTCTAATTGTTTTAAGTCGGCATCTTCATCTATACTTATATCAAGATGCCTTAATCCTATTTCATCTTCTTCATCGTAAAGTATGTCTACATAGCAGACATCTGCTATAATTTCTATTATTTCTTCGATTTTTGCTTCGATTTTTTCTTCGATATTCATTTTGTATTCCCCCTATGATTATAATTTTAATTATTTTTTATGACTTCTAATGCTTGTAATATATTGCAATCTTGTAGTAATGCGACAATTTTTCTGCATTTTGGATTCTCTGAATGCTCATATCTTGTTGCAAGATAATCACATTCGTTGTACAGATATACTTTATCATTAAATGCATCTAATCGGTGAATCATATCAACAGAGAAGCCATAATCTATTATGCCATCGATTACTGGGTCTATATATTGTTCAACTCCATAATTATTATTAAATGCTTTATTAAGGTATTTGTGATATTCTCCGAATTCCTTTTCCAGTTCTAAATCTAACTCAATAATTTCATTAAAATGAACATTGTCTAATAAAGATTCAATTTGGTGTCTTATTCCAAAATCATCATCTATGTGTTCTCTAATGAAGTCATAGAGTGATTCTGCTTGGCATTCATCCCAATTTTTACATTTAAGACAGTCATTTCCATTTTCATCCCCATTACAATAACTGCAGTTATTTGTGAAGTCTTCGTAATTTTTTATATCTATGATAAAGATGTAATTGTTATCTTCATCTTGTGAGAATGTTTGATTCCCACAGTAATTGATTTTTATAAATTTGCTTTCTTCTATGTTGAAATAAATCTTTTGGTTCGGTCTATTCCCTTGATGAGCAAATTCTATATTGTTTTCGATAAATTTTTCTAAATTTTCTCCAAACATATTATTATCTCTCCTTTAAATTAATTATATTCGCATAAAAATGCGAATCTGAATTTTTTAAAGTAGTATTCGCTACCAAATCTCTATACTGGAATTAGCACCAGTTTCTGCAAATGCAGATGTCTATATTAGAGATAGAAGAAGATTATTCTTCTTCTATGATGCCGATTTTAAAATTATCGGCTTTATCGATAAAAAAATTGATATTAGCCTTAAATTTATCATCTGCTATTAGATATTTTTCATCGATTTCTATTTTTTTTGATTTAAGCAAGATATTTTTACTTGTTTCGTATGAAATAAGTATTCTGTAGCCATCTTTTGCTTTGGCTACTATTCTTTCGTTTTTTATTGCTATGTCGCAGTTTGGTAATGCAGTTACTATCATTAATGCTTCTGTAATGCTTTTTATCATTTATTTTCCCCCTATTTTGAGAATTTGTCTATTATTATCTTCAATTAAGTCAATTTGAGCATTTTGTTCAATTTTGCTTAAAAAAACATCTAACATTTGTTTTATGTCGAAGTTTGGTTCAAAATTAATTGTAAACCAATAGATGAAGTCGACATTAGTATTTAGACAAATTTCAATATATTTGTTATCGTTGTCTAACAACCAATGAATTTCTAATTCTTCGTTGTTAAAGATATTATTTAATTCTTCTATATCGAAATCTGATGTTATATCAGTTATATTGTCGATTAAAGTATAGTCGACAATTTCGATTATGTTTTCTACATTATTGTAAATATTTCTTTTGATAAAAGTCTGTGTGAATGTCATTTTTTCATCTCCTTTAAAATTTATTATATCCTTTAGATTATGCGAATCTAAAAGGAAAATCCATCGGTGGAGTCAAACCACATCGGACAGTCATTGTAGTGCCAAATGGATAGATGGATAGATGCCTATCCATAAATTTCGTTTAATTTGTATTCTAATTCTTCATCGGAGAGATTTTCTCTCATATCTCTTGTGAAAAGTGGAGATATGAAGAATTCTCTGCCTAATTTCTGCAATTCTCTGATGCAGTCATCAGAAAGAATATTTATTAAATAAGCACCATCATTGTGTTTATTATTTATTATAAAGTCATCTAACTCTTCTGTTAACTCTTGTGAACCAACAAAAGCAGTATTTTTTCTTAACTCTTTGATTTGTCTTGCATCAAGCCATTTAGTTTTAATACTCATTTTTTCACTTCCTTTTTAATTATATCTTTCAGAAAAAGCGAATCTGAAAGAAAAACCGATAGATTGGATTCAAACCAATTAGAGCAGTCATCGTGGTGCTTAATCGGTAAATTGGCAAAGTTTGATGGATGCTATTCAAGATAGCATTCATCATTGGTTACATCTTCCATTTCTGTCAATGGTTGATGAATTATTTCAGAAACCATTTGATGTTCAAGCCATTGGTCAACATCAGAGAAATAATAGGAATTTCTATTGCAATATTCGTATAAAAAATCTGCAAATTGGAGTAATTTCTCTTTATCTTTTGTATGTTTAGTGATAATATCAAATAAGGTTAGCATACTAATTTCTGCTTGATTAGAGAACCATTTTTCCATATCATCCCATATATCAGAAATGCGATTTCCTTTTGCAATAAGATGAACCTTGCTATCTTTGATGTCAAATAAGTGAATAACATCTTCTTTGTAGGTTTTTCCCCTTGAACAGTCAAGGTAAAGTCTGTTTTCGTATAATGTGGTTGGTTTTGACATAGTTAGTGAAATAAAGTCACCTTTGATGCCATAACCATTTTTTTTATTGCTATCAATTCGTTTGACTTCTCTTGCATAGCCATTTTTATGACTATTTTTTGAACGATTAAAAGTGTCAATTCCACTTTCTTTGCCAAAAACAATTGATATGCTTTTTGATTCATTGTTTTGGGCATCTTGTAATGTCTTTCTTTCATTATAGCGATGAGCATAGTAATTATCATTCACACTATCAAACCATTTTAAAGTTTCGGATTGAGCAATAATGTACCATCCATCTTCGTAATGATTAAGGCAGACAAAATAACCCTTTGAACCGAATTTGCTTTTGTATCGCAAGTCATTGATGGCATTGCGAATCCCCTTTGCCCTTATATATTGATTTGGTTTATAAATTAGTTGAACAATAGTTTCGCCAGTTTCAAAGTCATAATCAATTACTTGACCACATTCGTAGCCATTTTTTAATAGTTTTGGATATTCTGTCATATAATCATCTTCCTTTTTAATTTATTATACCTTTCAGATTATGCGAATCTAAAAAGAAGACCAATAGATAGGACTCAAACCTATTGGGAAGTCATCGTGGTTCTAATTGGTTGTCTGAAAGAGCATTATGCTCTTTCAAAGTAGCCATTTTCATCGCAGATTAATTCATCTGTAATTAATTCTGTAATAAAAATGGCATTAGGATTTTGTAATTCGCCAAAATCAGTTGAGCGAATCTCAAAATTAAAATCTGAATCAGAATGTAGTTTTTCATCAAAATAGATATCTTCATCGGTTTCATCATCGTATTTGATGACTTCTACATACTTACATCTTTTATCCCAGTTGCCAGTAATTTTTTCTACTTTTTTAAGTGACATTCCATCAATATTTTTAAAAATAGATAAAATTTCACAACCATCAAAATATACACCATTTAGATAAGCAATATCTTTTATTGCTTCTTTAATGGCTTCTTTTTGTTTTTTGGTAATTTTTTCATCTTTAATTTGTACATATGCGATTCTCACATCTAATGGGTTAAGTATTAAATGTGAGAAATTTTCTTCTCTGTTGAGAAAAATAATTCTTGCAATATTTATCATAATATCTCCTTTTTTTAGTTATATTCGCATAAAAATGCGAATTTGATTATTTTAGGTAGCATTTGCCACCAATTTGCCATAACTGGAATCGAACCAGTTTCCAATAAATTGGATGTCCATAGATGGCAACGAATCTATCTAACAGTTTTTGAAATATTTTCTGTGACCATCTTTGTTTTGTATTGAGATGGCAACATTGTTATTGGGTGTCTTATTGCAAAATACCTTTATTGCTTCGTTAAAATCCACATTGGATTCACAAGGAATCTCAACAAAGTAAATAAAGTCAATTTCGGTGTAGATTGTCATAGTAAAGGTTGTATCGTAGTTATGGAATACATAACTGATTGATAACTCTTCATTATCATCAAATATGTTGTCTAATGCTTTATCTATATTTTCTTTGACTTCTTGAGTGATATCGAAAGATGGTTCGATATAAGTGTGGTCTTGGGCAGATATTGTGCCATTTAACTCTAAAGCCTTTTTAATTAAGGCTTTAGTAAAATTCCACCTTTTATCGTTCAAATTGATGTCATTTAAGATTGTATTGGACATTTTCATTAATATTTCTCCTTTAAATTAATTATATCTTCGCAAGAATGCGAATTTGATTATTTTAGGTAGCATTTGCCACCAAATTCGCATATTCGGAATCGAACCGATTTTCTCAAAGAGAATGTCCATAGATGCGAAAGAAAAATATTACTTGTAGAGTAATGAGAACCATACTCCACCGAATTCGTTTAATAACAATTCTGCAGAGTATTTTGAACCATCGATGGTTAGAGTGTCAGAATATTCCCTAATCCATAAATGACTGAATGTCATTTTTACTGATTCTTTGTCTGCATCAAGATATTCAAATATAAAGGTCATATCTGACCTTGCTACTGCAGATGTTACATCATTATTGGTTATTTTTTCTGCGAATCCATAATAACACATCATTTCTAAAGCAGATTTTAAATCTGCTTTAGAAGTACAAAATTCTTCACATTTTGAACTTCTTGACATTTTTGTCATATTATCTTTCTCCTTTTTAATTATATTTGTCAGATTGACCGAATCTGACTCAATAAAGAAAGCATTTGCTTTCTAAATCCTTGCAGATGGAATTAGCACCATCTTCAACAAATGTTGATGTCTATATGCAAGGACAACAGTTAGATTTTTACCAAAATTCATCTGCAGTAGTTATACTACGATTACACCAACGAGCATTTGGTAAATGTTCTTTAATGATTTCTGCGACAGTATAACATAATTTGAGATGTGCTACACTATTTGCTCCATCTTTTAATGCAAGATTGTACCATTTTTTGATTTTGGTTTCTTCTTGCCAATTTAAACCATCAAACATACCCAATTTGTTGTTATTTATGTCATCTAAAGGCAAGTTTCCATTTTTAAAGTCAAAGCAGATATTATCAAGATATCCACATTGAACCTTATTATATACTGGTTCTTTCATACTCATTTTTTATCAATCCTTTTAATTATATTCGCATAAAAATGCGAATTTGCGAAAAATAAGAGAGATTAACTCTCTAAAGCCTATTTGGTAGAGTCAAACTACATCGGACAGTCATCGTAGTGTCAGATAGGCATTTTTTTTGTTTATTTGCTTTTAGAAATCATCCGATTTGTATTTCGGATGATTTCTGCAGTTTTTTTGTCATTTTTAGCAATTTGCTTTTTTGTTTTAGCAAATTGCTTCTTTAAAACATTTGGAATCATTCTAATTCTCCGATTTTATCTCCGAATAAGGTCACATAACATCTTTCATATTCTTCTTTATCGTTAGAATAGTAATTACAGATGTCTAATAATGTTTCAACAAGGTTATTCACATCACTAAAGCAATATGTGTAAGTATTGCGAACATCAGAAGATGTCGCAGTATATAAATGCTTTTTTTCTTCGTAGGAATGTCCATCGTAAGATAATAATCTGTCTGTGACCATTGTTTTGCCACAAGAGTCATATTCTTCGATTATATTTAAGGTTGACCCATTTACAATGCGTGATGCAATTCTTAATGCTTGTACTCTGTTTATTTTTGTTGTATCTATATATGTTGCCTTAAATGTCATAATATCTCCTTTTTTAGTTATTTTCTGTGAAAAATGCGAATCCAATTAGGATATGTAGTGAATTTGCCGAATCCGAAAGGATATGTAGCAGATTCACCGAATCTGAAAGGATTTGTAGCAAATTTGCCGAATCTGATTTATAAATAAAGGCAGATGGCAATAAATCGCAGTCAGATGGTCATTTTTCACGAAAAGGCAGGAAATCCTTCCTTTTCCCATTTGGAAGCCAGATTGACTCCCGAAAGCCTAAATAATGGAATTGAACCATTCCCAGTTAAAATAACCTTGCCACCATTGGTATTTAGGCAAAATAAGTAATAAAAATAGTTAGAATGATTAAATCAATGATTTAATCAAGTTTTCATCTAACCATAATACTTCAAATGTATAAAAAATCATCATATCATTCTCCAAATCAACATTAGGATTAAAAATATTGATTTGGTCATCAATATAAGCCTTTATAGAAGAGTATCCACCATTTAAAGCATCTTGGATGCTCATTTCACATAATGGTTTAATTTCGGCAGATATAATTTTAATCTGTCCAAATCTCTCTTTACTACAAAAATTACCAGTTTTTAGGTAGGTTTTGCTTCCTACCTTAACTGGCATTACTCCTTTTTTAGTAAAACATCTAATGGTCAATGTTTTTTGACCATTTAAGATGTCTAACAATTCTTTAATGTTAAACCACATTTAGATAACTCCTATGCAAGAGAGAAGTACAATTCTACAGTATTTACTCCCATACTATTAGGAATACTTGTAGAATTTTGTATAAACTTCTCTAACCAGTTTTCAAAGCCAAACAAGGTCATACCTTGTTCAATTTTGGTTCTACATTCAGTATGTTGGATTTTCTCCCAAACTATAAAAGTTTGAAGAGTAGAGAAGCCACTATACATCTCTAAATCACTCCATAACTATCAAAAACTTCGTTAATGACAGTTTTAATTGCTTCTCTTTCTGCTTTTGTGATTTGCTCACCATATGACCTTCTTTTAATATGAAGGCATACAGAACGATATATTCTGTCACGAAGTGTGAAGTATTCGGAAAAGTCATAAAAACTTTCAGATTTGCTTTTAGCATTAACTCCGAAGTTTTTAAATGATTTCTCCAGTTTTAGAGAGTCAAATCTCTTTTCAGAGAAACCATATTGACTTACTAAAGTATTTCTAATGTCATAAGCAATGTATCCGAATTTTGATTCAGATGGATGTACTCCGAATCGGTCAGAGTACCTTGCTTTGACAAGATGCAGTATGCTTGGATTGTCGATTAATCTTATAATCATTCTTTCATCTCCTTTTGGTTAATAAAGGAAGCATATGCTTCCAAAATGGCATATGATGACTTGCACATCCTTTTTAACTCATTAAGAGTCAAAATGACTATATATGCCATAATTAAGGCATTTTTATGCCTTATTTGGATTTTCTCTGAATTCTTCTACGATTTCGCAATTTTTTATGCTTGTATCATAGCAGAAACCGATGCCATATTCTTCAAAACATTGAGAACAGTTACTGGAACATTTCTTTCCATCATCAGAGGATGGAAAACAAGTAAAATTAGCATCCCAGTTAAATCCAGAACCAAGGATTCTCAATGATTCGTAATTATGTCTGATTTTCTCAAAAGCATTTTTTAAGTCACTTCTGTGAGTATAAATTACAGAAATGACTCCCAATTCATTAAACAAGTAATCTGCTACTTGTTCAACAAAAATTAAGTACTGCAATGATTTTAAATCACCAGTCATATTCCATCTTAAAAATTTAAGACGATTTCGTGGATTTCGACAACGATTGGACATCTCTGCTAACTCTGATGCAAAGAATAATGCACCAGTAGGGTGATTTACAAGATAATCAATAGCAGATTCATCCTTTTCACGACATCTGATGGTATTTGCACCCATCATTGAATTCTGTTCAAATACAAGCCCGTAACAGTCATCACCCAATGGACATAAACCTAATTGAGCAGATGGACATTTTGTGCTACTGGTCATTGAAATTAGCCAAATGTAGTTTGGTATTGGTTTAGCAGAACCACATTTGACTGTGATTTCAAATTCTAAATGTTCTGATGGTTTAGAACCATCAATGCAAACATCTTCTGTACTGAAATTTAATTTTTTGTTACAAGGTTTCATTTTCATTATATCATCCTAAATCTTTTGTTTTTTGCCATAAACGATGCTATGCCGATAAAAGCAGTTAATCCTAAAAATATGGCAGTTTTTTAGGTAAAAGCATCCATAATAATCATTGAAATAAAAAAAGAAAAATAAATAGAAAAGAAAAAGTAAAAACAAGCATTATGCTTGTTTGTATATGTGAAAAATTGTATTTTCAAGTGTAAATCTAATATCAGAGATTACTGGACAGATAAAAATAGCAGTAGTGATTATTTCGGTTTCTGTTGTGATTGCAGATACCAATCCAATGTCTGAATCAAATTCTATTAAATCTGCACAGATTATTCCACCATTCACCATTAAATCAGAACATTCGTGAAAATCTGACTTTAAAATGGTTTGTAATGCTAATTTTATTTGATTTTCATTTTCTACTTTTAAATCAATCATCTTTTTATCTCCTTTTTAATTTTGTTGGATGTTATGATACTGAAATCATTATATCTTGCATTTCCTTTAAGGAAATCAAGAAAACATCCATAAAAAATAAGTAGAATAAGAAAAAAAAGAAAAATAGATGAGATAGAATCAATTGAACCTATCTCATTGAGATTTTGAATGTAAATTTAATTGTTCGTTCTCCAATGTCTGTTTTAACCTTGAATGCATCAAGGTTTTGTGCATAAAACTTTTGATATCCAGCAAAAACATCAAAAGCATCATTATCATCAAGCATTCCATCATAACTTGCTAATTTGATGGAATATAACTCCAAAGATATTCCTAAATCATTTTTAGGACATTCTAACCATATACGAGATTCTGTTTTTCCAGTATATTTACTTTCAGAGTATACTTGAAGATTGAGAACAAATTCTGTGAGATTCTCTAATTTAGAGTACACAGAACATATTTCTACAATTTTTGCACAATTTGACTCAATTTTAGACATTTGGAATGATTTTTCTTCATTATTTTCTTCCATAAACGATTCTCCTTTTTTGTTTTTTGATTTAAACGATGCTTCCAAATTGAATTGGATAAATCTTGCATTTCCATCAAGGAAATCAAGTAAAGCATCCATTTGAGTAATCAAAAAAGGAAAAGGATGAAAAATGATTGTTAACTTACATCGCAAACCGAAATTAAATTTCGGATGTTCATAGGATGACATAAGTACAAAGGATGCAAATATAACCTTGTTGGTTAATTTTACCATCGGAAATGTGTCTTCCCAATGGGTGCTAACTCCAATCATCATTAATTGCCCATTCCATCACAGTCAAGGCAATTTTAGAAAGGTCGCCAACAAGACAAAATGCCATCATAGAAGATGTTGCCATCTTCAAGATTGCCTTTGCCGATGTCTGCTAATATATTGGTCACCGTTTTATATAAATGTTTGTATCAAAATTTTCCAAAAAAATTTCAATCCTTATGCTTCCATTTAATCTATAACTCCCAGATTGTGACTTTTAGCAAGAAAAACAGATTCTAAAGTAGTATTTCCATAATCCAAGTGATTCTGATGCTCAAGAGAGTAAACCAAGTACAATTAGCAGATTCATTTTTTGCATCTGTAGAAGCAAGGAGAATGCTTGTAGCATACCCTTTAACCATCCATATGTCTTGGATTTGCCTATAACCCAAGGAAATCAATTTTAACAAAAAAATAGCAGTAGGCAAGGTACTTCCGACAAAAAAAAATAAGAAAGCAGAACAAGTCATTCATGGATTAGGAGAAGATATGACCTTGAAATACCTAAAGAAGCAAGTACAACATCCTATTTCTTCAGATATGCATTCTGTGACCTTTAAAAATTTGCGATTTTTTGGCATCCCATAACTCCAAGCAGAACCAATATTTTAACTAAAGAAGCAAGGAGAATACTTGGATTCATTATAGGACAGTTAATATATGCAATATATATATAAAGCAATAGCAATTAGTAAAAGATACAGATATTGCTTATATTCTTGCTTTCTTGATTCTACTTGCTTATTTCGTGATTTGCTTGACTCTCTGAAGAGATACACTATACTATAGTATACCTTATTCAGATTCAAGAGAGATTAATTAACCAAGTTAAGCAATAATTGTATACAGATTCAAGAAATGTATACAGAAATTAACCAAGTTAAGTAAAAAAAATGCCAGTCAAATATACTTAACTGAAGTTTTGTTATCTATCTCTACAGAGAACCTACAGATAACCCATTTGACATCCTATCCTATGGCAGATTGCCCATAGAAGCAAGGAAAATGCTCCTATAAAAGAAGCATTCTCCATCCTTTAAATCCAAAAAGAAGCATTTTCCATCGTTTTTTCTAACTCGTTGGAAATGGCTTCAAATCCAAAAAGAAGCAATATCTGAAGAGTTAGCAAATGAAAATTGATTACTTTGTAAAAATTGTATCATTTGGTCTATATGTCTTGGTCATTTTATGCTAATTTCGTTCATTTTTACAAAAAATGACTATTATAAAATGGATATGGTGACTCCTACAGACAATTTGAGCAATAATTGGTATTGGATGAGTCATCCAAGGTCAATGCTATGTCAGATTGACTGTAGGAGTCAGGAGAATGGTTTTATAACACCGTTATATTTTGATTTTTTGCCTATCTGTTTATCCCTTACATTTTTTGATTGATTGCAGAAAAAATAGCAAATGAAACCAAGCAAGGAAGCAAGGAGAACAGAGATTTTTTATTCAAGTACACTTGATAAAATGTAATGAACCTTTAATCAAGTAAACTTGATAAAGTATAATTGAATATTGTTTAAAGTGTACTTGAGAGAGATTATGCCCAAATCCTATCTCGATGGAGAAGTGCGCGATTTGTCATTGGAGCATTCTCTGAAGAGATATGGTAACTCTTGCCTCATTGCTTGTTTATAGGCAGTTAGGCAATACCTAAAGCAGTAAAATATCGTCTTATATGCCTTAAAATTGCCCAATTCGTAAGGAAAAAGTCGTAATTAACTGTAGGTCTGTGCTAAACTGCGCGAGATGGAAAAGAAGCACGGAGAAGCCTCCAAATTGCAATCGCGCACTCCAGAATGCCCGAAATAAGCACACAAGGCAGGAGAATTGCGCGCGTGGGGCCCAAGTGCATTTAACAGCGTCTTTTTTTCTTTACTGTCCTACCAATTCTTGTGCTAAATTGTTTAATTCAAAGAAATCTTCAATTTCATCGGTGTTAAAAATCGCTTTTTCACCGGAAAGACCATGATATTCTCCATTTAAACTCAAAATAACACTTGTTTGTTTAGGTCCGGATGGACAATCAAATGGTTTCTCAATTTTACTTGATTTTACACCATTTCGTCCTTGAATTTTGCCTTTATAACTGTTTGCGACCAATTTTGCGTTATTTCCAAATAAAAACCAGTATTGATTGCATAATGTTGTCCTACAATCACGTATAATTACGTCACTTTTGAATTGTCCTACCGCTTGAACCACGTCAAACCAAGTCCAACACACCAAAAATGGCACAATTTCGCCCCCATTAGCCCAAAATTGCTTTCTTGCTTCTGTGCTTTCCTTCCAAAGTGCAAAATTACCTATGCCAGCAACGTCGAAAACACGCCATTTTCCATTAAAAAAAGCCTCCAAAAACCATCCATTATCACGAAAAACCCATCGAAAATCAGTTACAGATGGGGTCACAATGGCTGGAAAAGTGGTTCCACTAACGAATTCATCCACCTTTGGAAGCCATTTTATGTTGATTTCCGGCACTAAACAGCAAGAAAATCGTGATTTTGTGACATATTTCCAAAATAATTGACATAAAATGCCGAAAATTGCTTCATCACCTTGCAATTTGTACACTTCAATGCATGAATCTATATCACAATCAAAATTATTTTCAAAATCCTTGCAATGTTCTAAAAAGTCGATAAAATTAAGGTTCATGTTCCAAATTGTGAGCATTGCCTCTTCGGTGTTTGTTGGGAAATGGAGTCCATTGCTTATGCAGTTTGCGCAAACCATATGATTTCCATTTTTTTCTTCGTCAAAAGTGACTTTGTCTCTGTCCACGCAGAATAATATCACACCGGAATGGAAACTGCAGACGTCTTCAGTCCATTCTTGCCTAATTACTTTATTTAATATGGTCAAAATTTTGGCATTTACTGTGTGTAGGTGTCCAAAATTGGTTAAGCCGCTGTTTTTTCCAGAAAATGAGCCATATCCACCATCGAATTTTACGTTTGACCAATAGCGAATGAATGGCTTTTTATCAATAATTTTGGCGTAATCAAGTAGGTGTTCGGCTCTAATCATCGGCATTTTCATCACCAAACTTTGTTTTTGCCTTAATTCCGGCTTGCTTGAAGTAAGAATCGACAGTTCTTGGGTTTACATGGAGTTCTTGCGCTATTTCTTGCTTGCTGAAGCCCATTTTTTCGAGATTTTTCGCATATTTGACTCTCTCATTGCGATTTTGGGTTCTGATATCGTCAATTTTGTCAATTTCGTTTTCTGCGAAATATCTTTGCAATTTTGAGCGAGAAATGCCCGAAATCTCCGAAATTATGCGCAAACTATAGTTTTTTTGCCATAATTTGACTACTTTTGTCCACATATCATCATTCTCAAAGGCTTTTAAGTCCTTTTTTGCATTATTTAAGCGAACTTCATAACTATCCATAATAACCACCGATATAATCGTATTCAATTTTGATATTTGACGTCACAGACAAAGGGTGACGATTCTCATCATAAAGGAAATACCCTTCCAATAAATTGATTTTTTCAACTACAGTATCCATTTGTAAATTGCGAACATTGATTGACACGTTAACGAATAACAAAAAGTCATCATCATCTGACCTTCTGACGCTAACAAACCCATCATCGCCAAAAATAGCACGAACATAAATGGGTAACATCATCAAAAAATGTCCTACGTCATCGCATATCATAATTATTGATGGAATTCTAAAGGATATAAAGGTAGGACAATGAGAAAAAATTAAAGTATATATATATGTTTATTCTAATATATAAATGTTACTATTTTTATGAGGCAAAAAAAATGACAAAATACTATGTAGGTTCAGACCATTGTTACGATGGAGCAAGCGGAAGCCAACATCACATTGACGTAGTAGCCGAAGCCCTACAACAAGCCGGCAATGAAGTAGAAAAATGTGGCGTAGGACCAAACAAAGAATCAGTCGTACGCCAACATGCCGGCGAAGACGCTATTGTTGTCTTTATTGCTTGCGGAATTGATGGCTGTACCGAATGGTCAATAAAAGAAGCAATCAGAAGCGGAAATGGATGCAAATGTGTCTTCGCATACACCGGATTCGCAGTCACAGACCCATCAAAACCACTATATAGCGCAGAATCTTGTGACAGTTTTAAGATAGGAGCATCATGGGACGCTGGACAATACTTAAGTTCAAGTTCCAAAGCATCTTGTGAAGGCGATATCGCTGGAAGAACACATAAGGAATACTTTGAAGCGAATTCACAATACATTGCATACTGCTACAGCAAAGAAAGCATCGAAGATTTAGCGCAAAAAGTTGTCGATGGCAATTACTTCGGTGGCGGTGGTTCCACATCATCTGGTGGTGGTGGAAGCGTCGTATACATACCAGATAGAACCTTCTGGGGTTTAATACGCCAAATCACCGGTGCTACAGATAGCATCTTCATTACTGCAAATAATATGGCCTATATGTTGTCATTCGAGGATTACTACAAATATCGTGAAGAATTTCTTGATTTATTGCCTACTTTAGAAGTTAATACTGTCATTCCAGACTCAATTGAAAAAGGCTGGGTATCCGAAGGCTTCTATAATGCAGTTGAAGTGGAATACAATGGTGGCATACTCAAATATCAACATGATGCGTTAGTGAAACAATATGGATTGAACGTATATCATCACAGTTTGCCAGATGATGATTACGAAACAGCAAAATCCAAAGCAGCCGCCTTATTATCAGCACATGTGCGTGACTATGGCACAGATATCAAACTGACTTGCATTTATAACCCAAACATAACTGTCGGAAGTTGGGTCAAAGTGAGAAAAAGCATCACCAATATTCAAGGTGCCACCACAGAAAGCGTTGCTGATATGACAATGGGAATAGTTGAAGACAAGCCACAAAACCTTAATATCACAAATATGCAAGAAAAAATGCAACCAAACCAATATGGAATACCTACAAAATATGAACTTTATGTAGATAAGGATGGCAATAAACGAGAAGTTGAAACAAATTCAGATGACTATGAAGTATTTTTTGTACAAGGATATAGTATTCGATGGAGCGCTAAATACGCACTAATGATGGATATACACCTTAAATATGGACCAGACACCCCAGACGCACCAATCAATGCTACAATCGGTATCGGTGGTGGGGCTACCGGTGGCACAAGTGGCGACGCAATGACTGGAGATGATTGTTTTGGCGTAACGACATCTCAATTACATGGTGACCATCGTATCCCACATAGTGGTGCTGGTGGCATAGAATATGCACGTGCTAACCCACCAAGCGCTGAAACAGTACAAGGCAGATGCAAAGCCGGCAGCAGTTATGCATCAGAAGTGAATGGTAAGACACCAGCAGAAGTATTTTTCATTGCAACACAAAAATTTGTTTACTGTTGCTACGCAGATAACTGCCACTTATACAGTTGCAACGAAGAACGATGGGATTCCAATGAATGTGGCTTCAACTGCGGTGACAGCGCAACCATTCTTAAATCCTTGCTTGATTGCATAGGCGTGAAAAATTGGATATTCCACATTCATGGACATTATCATCAAATGGTTGAAATCGATGGACAAATTCAAAGCGCTGACTTATCACGTAGAGTCGACAAATACACCCACACAGTCGGATGGCCAGCAGCACAAAGAGGACAATGCAGTTGCCCTTGCTATAGTTGTTAGGTGAAAAAATGAACGCTAAAGAATTTATCAAAAGATGCCGAGACGATATCGTATTTTTTGCCGAACATGTATGTAGGTCAGAAGATGGCGGCTTCTACAAATTAGAAGAGCATCAAGTCGCTATGGTATCATCAACAGAACACCAAGTGATATACTTCTGTGGACGTCGTCTCGGAAAATCCTTCATGCTTGCAATAGAAGCCATCCATCGTGCATTATTCTTTAAATATCAAAAAGTGTTTGTATTATCACCAACCGATAATCAAGCAAAAGAACTTGCAGAAACCATTTCCGGTATGATAGAACGTTCAGCACT